CTTTAAGGCTAGCATGTACTTTGTCTTACCAGATTGCCGCGGCACACCTAGAGTAATAGTTCTAAATTCTTTAACGTATGTCGAGAAGGATATACTGTCAATATATTGCCGAGAATTTTCCTTATTTGCCTCAGTTTTAAGAAATACCATTGCTGCTTTGTGCAGATTTTCTATATCATAATCCATATTGTTTCCTTAAGCAAAAAAGTCGTCGAGGGAGTTTTCCTCTTCTAGTTTCCAGTTCAGAGCATCCATGATCTTGACTAGTGGGTCAAGGAATGCCTTAGAGAATTGAGTTTCGTAGTCGATGTACCGGTGGAGATTGAACTCTTCTGGTAACTCGGATGGAAAGCCAATAATGTTTTCACGTAGAGTATTAGGTTCCGTCAGAGCGACATACTTAATCTTGTCACCCTCTTTAACCAATTCATACTTTTTAGTCAGACCAAGCTTAGTGATCCGATCGTTGTATAACAAAGCCGCTCTCACAGCAATCGGACAACCCTTGGCATAGATTGCATTTGAGTCCGAGTATTCTCTCATATTATTTACGCCACGAGGGAAGGCAATTTCCTCTACCGAGTATGAATGGAAGTTCTTATGGCATTCGTCTACATACTTAAGAAGAGTATCACGGTCAGTAGTATCCAAGATGATCTGAATCGCCTTGGTGAGCCACTCACGAACTAAGTCAGGAGTTGAAGATCTGTTGGTTTCGATTCCGGTGATCTTGTATTCTGGTTCTGCATATCTAACACCTTCATTATCAAGTACCTTCTGACAGTTTCTCTTTTTGGCGAGAACCACAGTAGTTGAAGAAATAGCCTCTGGTTTGAAGTAAAGTTTGTTTTCATAGAAGTTTAGCCGATCTGAAATTTCCTTTGTAGACTTATTCAGTTCTTTACCAAGGAAAGAATCAATAAATTTCAATACAAATGTAGCCGTTGCATCATCTGTCATTTTCTTGGGGGCAAGTTTCACGAGATTGTCAAAGCAGACACAGAGTGAATCGGTGTCATTATAGACTACATAGTCCATTTCCTTCTTACATACTTTGGACATGAACTGATTTGCTCTTCGAGACACTGCTTGAATTGCATACTGACCCGTAGTAGTAATACCTTCGGCAATCCGATTGTCAAAGAAGAGAAAGTATTTATTAGCCATGGCTCCAAATAGGGAGTTCAATTGAACCTTAACGGCCAATTGTAGAACACCAAAGCGTGCCGAAGCCTTCTTAAAACTTTCATCATGAGTTCGTTCATATTCACGTTTCAGCCGAAGCATTTCATCCTTGGCTGCCTTCCGCTTTCCGAACATAGACTCGGTCAGCCGTGGCATCACTCCCCTAATATCTCTGCGATAACGAGAACCATTAGCAGCAAGAGCATAATCGGATTCATTACTAATGTTTGTATAAAGAAGTATATCAATTGTAACTCCATCAATCATATCTACAAATGTTTCGGGCGACATGTTTAGTGACATGATAAAACTTGGATACAACGAAGTTGCATCTAGTACACCAGTCCACTTATACAACCCAGGAATAACATCTTTCACATATCCACCAACAATCTGATGATCGGGTGAATGACTTTTCTTCATTGCACAGAAAGTATTTTCCTCATACAGAGTAGAGAGAATATAAGACTCCCAAGTCTTCACGGGTGAATACACATCTGAGTAGTTGACCTTAGTCAGATATGCCAGAGTCACTGCTAGATAGATCAGGCCAAGTTTATCCTCAAGTTTCACAAGCAAGTTCACGTCCTGGATGTTGTACGAAACAAATCCATCTGGACCATCTGCTGTGTCATTCCAACCTTTTTCGTAGTGCTCACGGAACGAAGCATATTTGTTCTTGGTCTTAGTTTCACCAATCTCAACCTCGCCGATATATCCAAGTTTATAAGATGGACGGTTAATGAATCGGAACTTCTTGTACAGATCTAACATGTCAAGCACAGTCCTACCAGAGATTTCATACTTAAGGAACTCACGGTCCATCAGAGTTTCTGTCTTAGCATCTACATGACCAAATGGTGACAGACGTTCAAGAGCTTTTTGACCTAGCAACTTAATAATACGTGAACCAAGATATGCCATGTCGAACTGAACAACATTCCATCCAGTCATGATATCAAAGTCAACATCGATGCAGTAGTTGATCCACTTGAGCAGAAGATCCTTTTCATCACGGCAGATAATGTAATCAGTACCCTTAGCATTGCTTGGTTCGACGCCAAACGTCACCATTTTTGCCTGCTTATTGGAATAACACGTGATCAATAGAACAGTCTCTGGAGCATTCTTGGTGTCAATGGGCCCTTGACCCGTTGTCGTTTCTATATCAAGATATAGAATAGACAGCGATGCCAATTCTACGTTGAGTTCGCCTCTGAAGTTACGATGAATGAAATCATATTCATACCGATCATTGCCGTGGATTTTCATGGCATCGGCATATGCTTTGATGTAATCTCGTGCTTCACGGATGTCGCCAAACTGAATCTCAGTTAGACTTTCACCAAATAAAGTTTTGTAATCTACCGATTGTCCTGGCACATACAAAGTTGGTTTATGTTGTGCATCAGAAGTCTGAACACGCTTGCCATCCTTGTACCCACGAAAGTAAATCTTATTGAATCTTTGTTCTACTGCTGTATAAATTATGGTCATATGTTTTCATCAATATAGTATCCATTTTATCACATTAGAATGGATTGTAAACTAAAAATGGCCCCAAGATGGAGCCATTTTCAAGTGGGTGCCGATTACTGATTGCTTACTAATTGATCAGTCATTGCATCTTTGACGATTGCGACAACCTCAGAAAGTTTTCTCACAATTTTGCGGAATCCTGGGCCTTCTGTGGAATTCACATAGACCAAAAATCCACCATCAATCTTTTCAATGTTAATACTTACTTCATTCATAATTTACTCCTGTGTTTCTTCCTGAGATCCAAAGACCTTTTCATACAACTCAATAATATTCTCTTGGTCAACCGACACAGCAGCCAGGTTTTGTTTGTGATACAGCTGTGCCATTTTTTTCAAATATGCCTTTGGCAATTCGGAACCTTCGGCCAAGTTGGCGAAGAGTTCTTTCAGAAAATCCTTTTCACCCTCAATACGGGTAAATGATGCCGATGCCTCTTGCATAGCATCTTTAATTGCCTTCAACACGATTGGATCGTTAGGCATAGTAACTTGGTTTGTGTCAATGATTGTCATAATAAATTCACTTTCTTGGGTTATAAAAGATATAGCATCTTAATCAGGTTGTTCACTTCTTCTTCGGCTGTGAAGAATTGCATTTTAAAATTATTTTCTAATAGGTCTTGTATTACTATGAGAAATGTTTTCTCAGTAACGCCAGTGTCGACCATGGACAGTTTGACCAGGAACCGATTGTTTATAAGAAATTTCTTAGACTTAATCAGCTCCTGGAAGTAGCTTTGAGTTTTTTTAGTTTTCTTTTCCATATAGATACCTGTGTTGATATCTATATTTATGGAAAATCTACTTAATTGCGATCAATGTAGTTTTCGGCTTATCTGGTACAATCTTCTGAAGACTGATAGTAAGAATACCGTCAACCATTTCTGCACCTACAATTTTGATATTATCTTCAAGTAAGAATTGTCGCACAAAATTGCGATTGGCAATGCCACCCCAAACCCACTTATACGCTCGATCTGAGGAAATTTTATCTTCCTTAGTTCCCTTAACGGTTAGCGTATTGTTTTCATTTTCAATTGTGACCTCTGATTTCTTATAACCGGCTAATGCCAAAGAAATCTCATATCCACCATCTTCGTATTCAAGAATATTGTAGGGTGGGAATGAAGACTGGTGAGCTTTTCCATCATAGAAAAAGTTTAGTCGATCTGTAAGTCTATTTGCACCAATAAAATCTTTGTACAGATTGTTCATGATGTCTGGATTTAGATAAGCCATGTTTTAACTCCTTTAGAAGCAAGTTTTAAAATTACTACAGACCCCGAAGGCATCTATAGATCTGGGGTGAAATTACCCCGGATTCTTTGGTCTATTACCGATTGTATATTTAGCAAGCAAAGTCCATTCTTTTTTCTCTTTGAATGGAACAATTTTTATCTCCGAAGAGGCAGATAAAAATTCGATGTCGATCTTATTTAATATAGAACACAAATTCCATTGATTCAAAAATTTGGTAATTGTATTCCGTCTACGGTAATCATCTTCAGAAATATCGGCAGTTTTGCCATCAAGTAGAAATAATTCTTTAAAGTGAACTATAAAATACTTTCCCTGTTTGTGTAGAATATGACACGTTTGGAACAACGTCTTATTCTTTTTAGAGGGGATTCCTATCCTTGTAAGTGTTTCCTTAATAAGTAGAAATGAATCTGGTTTGTCTAAAGCAATTTCAATCCCAACACTAGGTTTTTGTTCTTTCATTATTATTCTTCCCACCATGTTTGGTTAGTTCTGCCTCAACGGCTTCTGAACCAATTAATTTATAAATTTCTGTACCACGCTTAGCAGACACATTCATTCTAGAACAAATATACTCTACATGATCAGTATTTAATTGGGAAGATTCTTTCTTAGACCACATTTTTTGAAATGCACGATTCTGAGGAACACCTTTTAGATAAAAGTCATACTGAAGTTTCTTGTCTAAACCACAATATTTGTCCATACACTCGGCAAAGAGTACAGTTCTGTCTGAATTAGACAGAATGCGATTTACCATAAACGGAGCATATTCTTTGTTGAATAGTTCGTCTGTGGTAAATAAATCCTCTTTGGTTTGGAGGATACTCTTGGCAATGTCAAAGGGGCTCATTGGAATTGGCAGTCACGCATTACTTGAATGCAAAATGCTGCATTGTTGATTTCCTGGTCGATAGAGTGAGAAGCCTTGAACTGAGCCTCACCAATGAGAAGAATCAACTGAGGGATAGATTGTGGAAGCAATTGAGTTGAGATCTTATCATAGAACAACCGATAGAACTGAGACGAGTCCATCTGATTGTTTGCGATCCACTGACGAACCTTAGTAAAGGATTTTTCCTTCAGGAAGGTTCCAAGTTCATTGATACCGGTGTCGTCTATAGTTGCCAGGATACCTGAGTCAATAGTTCCGGAAGATGAATACCGTTGTAGTTCAACGATTGTCTTACGGAAGTCTGGGAAGTTTTTGGATACCAGGCCCGCCACCGATTTCTTATCGTAAGTCACACCCTCGGTGTCTAGAATCTTACATGCAGATTTGAACATCTGAGTCATGGCCGATTGCTTTTCTTCCTTGGAGAATTTGAAGTCAATACGAGTCAGCCGAGATTGCAGAGGGGAGATAATCCGTTCGGGGAAATTACACGTGAAGATGAACAGTGCATTTGAGCTGAATTCATCCAAGAATCCGCGGAGAGCCGGCATCACAGAACTTGGATTTAGATAATCCGCTTCGTCCAGTACCACGATCTTTTTAGAATCGGTGAATGAAACAGTTGAAACAAACTGAGTAATTTTCGTGCGAAGTGTATCTATGTTCCCGTCCAACGATGCATTGATGAAAAGTACATCAGCATCAAGGAAACCAGAAATAGCATAGGCACACGTAGTCTTACCAGTACCGGGTGGACCAGAGAACAAGTAGTTCGGAAGTTTACCGGACTCAAGTTGTTCTTTCAACATCTTTTTCACATTGGCTGGAAGCACTGTGTCGTCGATAGTTTTCGGACGATAGCGATGTTCCCATACCTGGTTCTCAAAACTCATAATAAAACTTTCTTATGTAACTTAAAAAGGACATTACACTGCTAAGGGGCGGTTTATGGTACATTAACTGGGTTTACGTGGCTAATGGCACTAAAGATGACCATTAGCCACATACCGATAGATAGGTACAAGAACACATATTCCGTACCTATCTATGATCACATTAAGACCAGGCAGAGTTCTTTTCACAAGCCGCGAAGAATTCGTAGCTGATAGTTTTGGAACTGAATTGGGCAATCTTCTTAGAACTCAGACTGACCGTATAGATGCTAGCAGGCATCTTCAGGTTTTCCAACTTGATGTAGGACGAGAATACCTGGTCGGTAGTTCCGACTTCGACCGCAAAGGTGTTTGAACTTGGATTCTTTGGATCCAACACGGTGCAAGTAATTGTAGAGCCGTCACCCTGGATGAGCAAATCGGTAGCCGAAAGAACAGATCCAGCCTTCAGAAGGGATTTCAGATCTTCCTCGGCAAGTTCAAATTCTGCATCGGTCTTAGGCATTTTGATGGCCTTATCTGGATAGTCCAGAACTTCAGGAGCAGCAAAGACATACTGCACTTTGTTCTTACCCTGAGAAATAGTGACCGAATTTTCATTGAATGTGAACTCTGGGTCAGAGAACAGGGAAATAACACCGAGGAACTCTGGCAAATTGTAGATGCCGAACTCTTGGTCAAACGTATCATCAACCTCAGCCGTCACAAAGATGTTCTTGGCCACAGTTCGTGTCGTAAGAGTTTTACCTGCCTTGATCAGGATGTTTTGGTTGATTGAGGAGAAGTTGCGAAGAACTTCAAGGGTCGTTTTAGAGAGTTTCATTTAGGAAGGTCCTTTTCATAACAAGATAGTTGATTATAAACCAATTAGAATGATTTGTAAAATTTAAGATGATTTACAAGTAATTGTATATGGTGGCGCAAGTGGGTCTTTAGGCCATACCGGCACAGTTGGACTCCAATTTGGGGGTGGCTGAGTTGCCGGGGCAGATCGACGTTCAAGAACTGCTATACGTTCACGCAGTTCATTGAGTTCTTTTCTTAGTTGTTCAACTTCGGTCATAGTTTGATCAAGTTCACGTGTTGTTCTACTTCACGATCAAGAAGAGTTCCGTATGACATACGATAGTCAACATTCTTGTTCCATGCTTCGCGAAGTACTGACATACCATTTGAACCAGAGAATTTCAAAAATGCTGCACAGTCTTTGTAGAAACATGCACCACCAAAGCCGCGGCGACCATCATGTCCGGGAACATCCATGTGAGACGAACCAATACGAGGATCATTTCCAATTGCACGTTTGATGGCATTATAATCACAGCCGCTCTTTTCCGTTTCATCATAGAACTGATTCCAGAAAGAAATCTTGGTTGACAAGAATGTGTTCATGCCGTATTTGACAAAACTTGCTTCCTCTGCAGTCATATGGAAAGTATTTGCTTCCTTACAAATTGAGTGATGTTTGTAAATCTGCTCGAGCTGTTTGGTGTATTCCAACTTGCCGCCATACACATTGGAGATTGGATTTTCAAAGTCCCAGAGTGCATTCCGTTCGGTCAAGAATTCTGGATTGTAAACAAACTTTTCATATTCTGCTGCAAACCATGCAACTAAATTTGGCGGCACAGTCGACTTGAGAACAAGAAGAGTATCTACAGTTCTAAGTTCAGAAAGAACTTTAGCAACAATAGAAATATCAACCGATCCATCTGCACCCATTGGGGTTGGCACACAGATGAAAACTGCATCCATTTTCTGATTCTTGAGTAGAGAAGTATCCGTACCCAAGTTTGGATCTACTAGAAACAAGTTGTTGTTCTGGAAACCATGTGCTGCCGCTTTACCGACAAAGCCAAGACCAACAATACCAATGTTCAATTTTCCCATAATATACTCCGTAGTTTAGATATGTTTATTTAGTCTTGAAATATTCGATGGTCTTATCTAGACCTTCGGAGAGCATGACTTTTGGATCCCAGTTGAGAACTCTTTGAGCTTTACTAATGTCAGGACGACGCTGTTTGGGATCATCACCAGGTAGGGACTTGAACATGAACACAGGTTTAATTCCAACCTTCTCAGCTATCATGTCGGCAAGTTCCATGAGTGTGAACTCGTTTGGATTACCGATGTTGACTGGTTCGATAAACAAATCTGAAGTTGTATCCATAAGCTTACGGAAACCGGCAATCGTATCGGACACATAACAGAACGAACGAGTCTGGCGGCCGGTGCCATAGATAGTAAATGGTTCGTGACGCAGAGCCTGCATAATGAAATTAGACACAACTCGGCCATCTTGTGGATCCATGTTCGGTCCATAGGTATTAAAGATACGAACAATCTTAACTGGCACACCATATTGCTTTGAGAAGTCTGTGAGCATAGTTTCTGCAACACGTTTACCTTCGTCATAACAGGAGCGAGGTCCAACTGTATTCACATTGCCCCAGTATGATTCTACTTGTGGGTGTACAATTGGGTCACCATAGACTTCTGATGTTGAAGCATGAAATACCTTGCAATTACCAATACTGAAAGCGCACTTCAAAGCATTCTCTACACCCTTAACGGAAGTCATAAGAGTCTTATACCGGTCAGCTTGATATGCTGGTGGTGAAGCAGGACATGCCAAATTGTAGATTTCATCTACAATAAAATGGTACGGTACGGTGACATCGTGGTTAGCAAAACCAAAGTTCATATTCCCATCAAACTGCTCAAGGTTCTTCATTGAACCTGTACTGAGATTGTCCATACCTAGGACAGAGTGACCATCATCAAGTAGAGATTTCACAAGATGTGAACCTAAGAATCCTGCTGCGCCAGTAACTAAAATACGTTTTTTCATTTTCACCCCAAGTTTAATTAGTCGAACAGAGAATTTTCTGGTTCCTTGACGGGCCAGGTAGTTTCTCTCATTGCCGATTTAGAATAGACCTTCAGCTTTGGTTGCTTGATCAGATCGGCAAATTCAAAGTAGTCTTCTTTGTTTCTGAAACGAACCACTGCGATATATCCTGGTCCTTGTTTGTCGACCAGCTTAAAAGGTAGTTCGGAATTGTCATCGGCCTCTTGAGCCATCAGTTCTTCTAGTTCATTCATAGTTCAATTATAACCAAATAGATTGAGAAGTAAAATTAAAGGTCTTCATCGGAAACCCAAATGTAGTTTCCATTTGAGCCGCGTTCGCCGCGTTCAAGTCTTGGGAACCATGTAGATTTCAGATTCGTCTTTGCTTCGTTCTTGAGTTGTGGCTGACCGATCAAATCTGCAAATGCATGTAGATCTTCTTTTGTTTCAAGATTCACACACAGGACATATTCTGCTTCGGCTTGATTCTGGACGTGATGTGGCATACCAGACCAGACTGGAACATCTGTGTCAACTCCGAGCATTGAGAATAGATTTTCCTTCTTACTCATTTTCTATCTCCAGGTAATTTTCTACACCAGTTTCCTTGTAAGCAGAACAGATATTCTTTGGATCATCCAGTTTCACTAATTTCAGACCATAGTTATTGTCACCAGTTGGTACTACGACTCCGGGTTTTAGTTTTAGCACCGAGAAATTTTGAAACTTAGAATAGTCTACCTGGTGGTGATACCGTCTATGTTTCTGAGTAATTTCTACATACATCGGATGAGCCTTGGCCAGTGATGCGGCAAACTTAAAACGTGCATCATAATTTGGATCATCATACTTATAGACTTCAGAATTATTTCCACCCTTGACTGCACCAGAATCTGCCTTGCCGATTGAGAAGTGGTTTGAAAGCAGAGTGCAATCTCCATCTTCTAGGAACTGAAGCGAAAGATCAGTGTCCTCGTTATAAGGGGCAGGGCTATCATCCCAGTCAAGAACTCTCCAGCGCTTATCAGTTTCATTGGACAGTAGAATACAAGAATAGACTCGAGTATTAATGTACAGAGGTTCTTTCTTCACAAATGTTGGTTGGAAGAAATGATAGTTCATTCCTGACATAGGAACATTTTGATACCGATCGGTCAGATCTTCAATACAACGAAATGGTACAGTAGACTTAACTCGAAGCTTAGTATTATGGATTGACCGGTAAAGATAGCGAATATTATCATCTAGCACCCAATGGCGCTTATGACCCTGAGAAATAGAATATTCCCAGATCCAATTCCGGGCCGGGATACCACCATGACCAAGATTAGAAAATGGAAGAACTAAAATCTTTTTGGGATCAATGACAGCTGCATACTTATCATATTCTTGTTCTTCAATCACGATGTGGTAGTCTACACCAATTTCTTCTAGAGTACGAGAAGTCATACGAGACTCCCAACGACCCTTAGAGAGAATAAAAAGTGGATATCTAGTTTGTTTCATTAGCATATTTCCATTTGAAGCCAGTACAGTATTTAGCAATCTCTTTTTGCTCAAAGAATCTTGAACCGTCTGTGTAGTACATATCCGTTACGGTCATTGCCGTTCCATTTATCTGTACGTGCAGTTGAGCATTGATACCAGAAATTGCCAGTAGCTTGGCAGGATTTTTGAAGTTGGAATCATTGGCTTCAAAGCTTTTGATCTTGCCAGTTGCTACATTGTACACACCACGTTTTCCGAAGTGATGGAAAAAGACATGGGTGGGATTGGTTGGGCTTTTTACTATGAAATCTGTCATTGATGTTTCTCTACTAATTTGTCAATTTTAACATGGATATGAAGCCATGTAAACTATTTAGTCTTTCAGTGCTCTGATATGAGCTTCCAAATGAACTGTGCCACCATGGAAACACACCATTTCAATTGCATCGTCTACAGCACGGGCATATTCAGCTCTGCCATAAGCTTCCATATCTTCTTTAGTGTAGTTATTTGGAAATCCAAAACCCATATAACCACAATCCAAATTGCCACAACGAGGGTGTTGTTTTGCTTTATCTTCTTCAATACATCTGTTAGAACCACACTTGGTACATAGGAATGAATACTTTTGTTCTGGTACGGGAGTTGGAATTGAAATCATTCTGAGTCCCTGACCTGTTCAATACACTGCACACAATACATAACCCATGGCATTTCACCAAGGCCAACTTGACCAGATTCTCTTTCTATGACCTCACAAGATTCGCAAATAGCTATGGCATCATTTAGACCTTTCTTGTAAGCCTCAGATACTTCTTTTTGCAGTCTAGCAATTTCAGCAGACTGATCGGTCGAATGTTTTCCTAGTGCGCTCATGCATGCCAGTAATAGTTAGTTTGTTCCCAGACTACCGATTTTGCTAAAAGAATTTCTGCCTTCTTTTTAGCTTTTTCAAATGCTTCTGGTGGAAGATCATGAGACCCATGCATGCTATAATTGGGTACAGTCACATAGTCATAATTTTCAATCTTATCCCAACGGAATCCGAATAGAGATTTTTGCTCTACTACATATCTTGATTCCAGTGGTGAGTGTATGATCCTAACTTTTCTAAATAGATTACTCATGTATATGACTCCAGATTAGGTGCAACATAGTATGGACCTTTGCCAATTTTTCCACCCGGGAGGATGACTGCTCTGCCATCAACAAATTTTGAGTCGTTTGAATCCAACACTTCATCATCGGCACCATTCTTATCAAAACCAGCCAGGAATGCTACACCGTTCAAGGTAACATCAATGTCACAGAGAGCATCTAAACAGTTAACACGGTTTCTGATGTCCAAAAGCTTACCATCTTTCTTGAGTCCGTGAGCAACCTTTTGGAGTGATTCGATTGCTTCATCTAGATGGGTCTGTTCAAAAGGTCCGTGTCCGAATGAAATTGTTTCAAGAAACTCTACAAATTCCTCAATCATCACACCAGTCTGTACTGACATAGTTTGTACAGATGGTTCTTTACCAGCAACTTTTAGCCAGTTACTAACGCGATCATAATTTCTCATTTAGTTTTCCTTAAGTTTATTTCTTATTTAGTACATCGATCATGTACTGTGCTTGGAATATGGCATCATCCAAAGCATTATGGTAGACACCTTGGCGGACTGTGGCAGCTTTAAACATAGCCTTAAAAGTTCTAAAGCATCTAGCGTCGGAATATTTCCAAGGATGCTTTTTACCTGCAGCTGCATAGTTTGCTTCCATAATTACTAGATCAAAATCCGGACCACAGGCCCAGACATCTGTACTATTAGCCCAAGTTGGTACACCTTTAGTGCCATACCACTCTGAGAACTGATCTAGAGCATTGGATAATGTATAGCGGTTATTCTTTAGAGCTGCAAATGCTTCAGGTTTCTGAGATTTCCACCAGTCGATAGTGGATTGACTAAAGTGTAGTCCAGCCGCTTTAGATGTAATAGGATCTACATTGATGTAGAATTTGTCTAGGATTTCTTTATCGTTAAACTTTAAAGCACCAATGGATGCTAGTGCAGCATTTTTATTAGTGGAGAATGTTTCCACATCTATCATCACAGAGAAGTCGTTCATATGTTTTCCTTAATTGTTTTATTCTAATCAATTTAGATTCAAAGTAAAATTATTTAGTGGATCAGTAGCTAGGGCTACAAGGGCTGAGGGTACCGAATGCCCTTACTTTAGCAATAAGTGTGTAAGAATACTCTAGAGTTAGTCCACGGTAAAGTACACCCTCCATTGCATTCCGGGTAAGCTAGTAGTCTAGCTTTTATTCTATAGAGTACTTTTAGATTCTTCTTCCGCATGCCTGTAGGCGTACAGAGGGGAGAGCCGTGAACACTCTAAGGCGTTTCTAAAGGTAATTATACCATAGATTTCTATAGATGTAAAATCTTTTTTGACTGTGTAAGTTGTTGATCTATAAAGGGATGCTAAAAATTTTACTTTTTGTTCAAAATAGATTATAATCAACCATTCAATTTAACAATGAAAGGCCTTCATGGCAAATCGTGATCAAGAAATTCTTACTGCTTTTAAAGTACTAGGATTTTCACCCAGAAATAATCAGGTCGAAATCATCAATGATATAGTATCGGCTTACTTAGATGATAAAAAGAAAAATGTAATTCTTTGTGCAGGAACTGGTATCGGTAAATCTATCATTGCAGCTGTAGTGGCTGAGGTTATGAAAACCGTAGCCGAATCCAACCTATCCGGAATATATTTATCCTCAACAAACCAACTGATTGACCAGTACGGTGATTCTTTTAAGCATCTACCTGAGATGAAATTCTTTCGAATAAAGGGTGCTCGGAACTACGGTTGCCAATATTTTATTGAGCGCGGCAACAAATTTGCTACAGGAGAGGATTGTGTCAAGACTGAACTCTCAGAAATGGAAGAAAACAAGTACTGTAAGAATTGTATGTATGATCAGAATAAAAAGATCATCAACAAGACGCAAAATCTAATTACAAACTATTCTTACTTCTTGATTTCCAAACTCAAGTCTGAACATTTAATGGAACGGAATCTACAGGTCTTTGACGAGGCCCATTTGCTTAATGAAACGTTCTGCTCTCAAGTTTCTATTGATGTATCGGTTGATCTACTAGATAAACTATGTACACTGTTAAATGATCTGAACGGTAAAGCTGATAATCAAAAAGCAGATTTAGTTTTGTTCAAAAAGGATATAGAACGAAGAGCAATCAACATAAGCAATTACAAAGTAAAGATTAATGAATTGTTAAAAATCTATCAATCGATTGTAGATATTTGCTCACACCAAGCTGCACTGATTCCAGATCTAAAGGCTAAAATTAAAGTTCGAAAGGTTGGTTCTCGTTTCTCTCGATTGGGTGATCTTATCGTTTCATTCTTTGAACATGATTATGACCACGTCTTTGATGATACGGTAGATAAACAGATTAGTATCAAGCCAATCTTTGTCTCAGATATGATGCATTTACTTTTGGGTCGTTTCAATCTTTTCATGTCAGCAACAATTTCTAAGAGTTTTGCAAAGACGACTTTCAATCTTGATCCTGCCGACACCGCTTATATCAATCCAGAAGATGTATTTCCCAAAGAGAACAAACCGATCTTCTTTATCGGTAAGGAAAACCTGAACTATCAAAAGATGAAAGATCCTCAGACGTTCAAGGATATGGCCAAGGTGATTCAGTTTATCGTCGACCACCACAAAGGTGATAAGGGCATCATTCTAGTTCCATCGTTCTATGCGTCTAAGATGCTGTCTAATGCGATTCCAAAGTCTGTCCGATTGTTCCTACACGAACAAGGAACTAATTCGGCAGAGATCGTAGAATCGTTTAGAAAACATACTGGGTCTGGTGTACTTATGTCGCCCTCTATATTTGAAGGCTTGGACTTTAAGGATGACGAATCTCGGTATCAGATCGTCTGTAAGACTCCATACGCATCTCTTGGTGACCTTAGGGTCAAAAAGATTGCCGATTCATATGGGGATATTTATAGAGAGATGACGCTGTATAAAATTCTGCAGGGCATGGGCCGTAGCATAAGAAGTTCAGAGGATACAGCTGCCACATACTTTCTTGATAAGTCTTCCGAAACACTATTCAAGTCGACTCAGAACATCTGGAAAGATCGTTATGAGATAAAGCGGTAAGTATTAAGTGTAACATAGTGTACTATGTTATCTACCGTACAAACAAAAACGATCATTTTCTTATAAATAAATGTGGGGGCCCCCAGCCAACACTATTGAAAGAAAATGAAAATGACTTTATCGTTCAAAGAACAATTACAAAAAACCGGCATTGGAGATTTTCCAGCCGAAGTCCTATCTAATCAGGGGTCCTACGGTTCAAACGTAGGCATTGTCTCCTCAGATGTAAATGGAGAAATTAGATTAATTTCTGGTGCTGGACCAATTTCTATTATTGTAGTTGGTGCCGGTGGTGTAGATATAGCAAATGTCCACGCCAGACTTAATGCCATCGAAGCTGCTCTAGCAACAATATCACTGATTCCAGCCACAACAACTAATTATATTTTCCCAACGTTAGTACTCACGGAACCTACTACGATCGCTGAGTATGTGGCAAATATGGGTCTTGGCTTAAACCTCGGAAACTATCTTGATTCACCAGTCATTGGTGCTCCGGGAGGTTGGATCAATACGGCACAACTCACGGCCGCAGTATCAGAAGGTGGACTTACTAACATTCGGATCCCAGTTAACTTTGCAGCACATGCCAATGCAGCTGGTCTAGTTGATGAAACATTTTTAACGACGTATGTTGATCCATTAGTTACACAATGTGTTGGTATGTTTCAGCGAGTTGTTCTTGACTTCCATGGATACTTACAGCTAGTAAATCAACATGCTTGGGGTGAGTATCCTTCAACGACTGTTGCATATACGGCAGCACAGCATCTAGTCCGACTTCAGACAATATGGGTGCAAATTGCCACTAGGTATGCTGCAGTGTCTAGTCGTTTGAGTTTTGACTTGCTTAATGAACCGTACGCTGAACCACGCACGGCTGGTGCCGCCAATTTGACTACACCAGCCGGTGTAACCTCAACCGAATGGTCAAATGCTATAGCACCAATTGTTGCAGCTATCCGAGCAACTGGTGGCAAAAATACTACACGTGTACTTTGGGTAGAATCATATACACAAGCAAATCTGACTGATCTAAACAATTTGATATTGCCAGCTGATGCCAATGTTGGTGTATCTGTTCACGTGTATGATCCATTTACTTTCACCCATCAAGCTTCTGGTGTTGCGCTAACTGCCAATGGTACAAGATTACTATCATGGAATTTTGATACGATTGCTGCTTGGGGTGTAGCACATAACCGCAAGATGTACATCGGCGAAGCAGGTGCCAAGATTACAGCAACAATAGCTGATAGACTTACACACTATCAGTCTATCAGACAATTTTCATTGTCTAGTGGATTGCCAGTAAGTCTATGGGATTGGAATACAGACTTCAAGATTTACAATGCCGATGGTCTGTCTTGGGTCTCAGGTATGCAAAGAGTTATTTCAAATCATCCTCCAATGACAACCATAACTCTACCTACGGATACTACTCCAACAAATGGAATTGTTTCTGACACATCGGCCGGTTGGACAATTAATACGACAACTAAAACTGTAACATGGCCAGCCAATGCAAGTGGCACCCAAGTGATCAACATTCAATTTAGCATTGCTGGTCTTGCCAATGGTCAAAAATATGGTTCTTATGGAAAAACTTCTAGTATAGGTGTAGCCGAGATTGGATTGAATGTTAGTCATTTTGCCACTGGTGTATACACTGTGAACCTATGGGGCTATACTCCACCGACACCTGGTGGAAATATACAACCAATTACTGGTGTTGTTGGTGACAGTCAAGACTTTTTAACTCTTACTATAGTAACTCGAATTGGAGCTGCAGCCGGCAGTTTGATATACTCAATTTGGAAAGAAGCATAGATTAAATAAGCCATAACATGGGAGCAATTATGGCAATATCTTACAAAGAACAACTACAAAAAACCGGTATTGGAAGTTTTCCTGCCGAGGTTCTAGCAAATCCAGGTAGTTATGGATTTTCTGGGGCAACATTTAATAATCTAGGTACCCCATCAACTTTTGTTTCTGTTGGATTAAAAACTAATAGTTCTGGTATTAATGATGGCATTTTAAGAGATTCAGCTGGTACAATTATACCAGAATTAGTAGTTAATCTAATACCACGAACTGATGTACTTGGTGCCTATGGTGGCACTGGTCTGCTGTCACAAGTTGGTGGGATTGGTGAACTAGCATCAGCAACAGATACAAAAGCAATAGTTCAATATTCCGGCTCTACAAATGGTGGAACAGTTTACTATCCATATCCAATTCCCACTGCTGTTGTTACTACAATTCCTGCCAATAATAAGCCAGGATTATTTACCGCTAATGCAACGTATACAATAGGCACACATTTTACAACATTAGACACTGCTATAGTTTTTCTACAGCAGTGTTATGCATTAGAAAATGTCAAAATAATTTTAGTTCTACCCCCAGGTAGAACAGCTTATATTACTGAACCGACAAAATCTCTACCGTGGCTATTTATTCAAGGTTCATCAATCAATCCATCTGCGGTCGCAACAACTTCATATAGCATGTCAGGATCAACTGATGCAACAAGAAAAATAACATTTGTTTTATCTTATCCAGTAATCGATATAGGTAAATTTTCTGTAGGTCAACCAGTTGGATTATTGCATGGATCATATAGATTTGGAGGCGTATATTTAGTTGATTCATTGAGTTCTACTACAGTAACTTTCAAATACGTATATGCAACAGCTGTTGCAGGTGTGCCGCCGGGCGGTGTAGATTCATTTGGTTTATATCCTAATGCATCTTGGATAGAATCGGCCCCGGAGATATCATGGTTTGGGGGTTTTACATGTGTGTCGTTTGGTGGAGCTGCTGCTGGCTTTGGTGTGGGTGTAGTCATTACTAAAAGTAAAGGCGGCCATTTTCCATACATGGAAAATTCACTTATTTTCCATGATGGTGTGACGTTTGATGGTTATGCTAATGAATCACTTTCTAATGGTGGTTACTTAATGACATCATCGTTAAACATAGTCAATGGTTGTAATTTAACTTACGTGAATGATATTTCTATTGGTTCTCCAGACGTATCTGAGATAACATATCCTAGTTCTCTGTATTTGAATAATAACAGCAGTTTAATCGGGCCAGCACCCATTTCATTAGCTGGATCTTCAATAACAATGGCTAACTGTTGTAAAGTATGTTCCGAATCTAATATCTATCTTCATAATACACCTGTTAGCGCATTTCCAAATTGGCTTTATATTACTATTAATAGTCGTTTAGTTTCTGGTCTAGGGGTCATTGTAGATGCAACTGCATCAAAGACAACTCCTGCCGCCGGTAAAGCAGTACCAAATGTTAATTCTGGTACTATACTTGCTAATGACGGCAGTGTTTGGTACTCAGTATGACTTCCATAGTACGTGGCACCTCGGTGAAAATACGAGGTTATTCTGTTCTCGAGAACCTACATGCATCAACAGTTGATGACCTAATCACCGTGGGTTCTAATATAGGTTCTAATAGTTTACTTGATTATACATTCGACACATACAATAGTCAGTCTCAGAATACAAATTTTAATATAATTCCTAGCAAAAGTGGATGTACTTTTTCAAGTTTGACACCAAGTATTTCGTCTGTTGATTCTCTAGGAAAAGTAAGTTATGTATCATCTGGAACTTCTAAGACTTTAATAACCAACGACATAGGTTCTATAGTAGTCTCAAAATATATCACAAATATTCCTGCAAATACCCCAACATATTTGATAACCGGTTTTATCAACGGATCATTTAGAAGGAGTATGTTAGATACAATTGCTGGATGGGTATCTGGAAAAACATACAATGATGCAAATTCTAGAACTTACACGGGAACTTACCCTAACTTCCAGAGAAATCCAAATGCTCCATTTCCAAGTTGGGTGTTTGCTGCATCGTCCTTGGGATTTTATGGTGGCACAAATGCTAATGGCCAGTCAGATCCAATGCATCTTATTAGTTCGCGTCATGCTATATGTGCAAAGCATTGGGCAGAATCTGGGGGTTTATTTCGTGGTTTAACTCTATACTGGTTAGACACTAATAATGTACTATGGCCTGCAACTTGTGTAGATATAACATACCCAGTAAATGGTGGCGACATCTGTGTTGTTTATCTAAGCTGGAACAATGGCCAACCACCAATAACTCCGTACTATTTTCTTCCTTATGACTATATTTCTTACATAAAAACTGGTCATATTGTTTTTTTCTCACTTGCTTGTAATTTGATGGCAAATATAGGTTCAAGTAATCATCGTGTACTTGGTGCCTATGGCGGCTGGGTGACAGGAAATATCGGAACACATTCAATATTCTCTACATGTACTAATTGGACAAGTTCGATAATTTCGGGCGATTCTAGTGGACCCGTAGTATATCCGATTACTATAGGCGCAACACATTATCCTACTTTAGCAACTGCACTTTATACTCCTGGTGGAGGACCTGATTATGGCATCGATATATCAATGATAACAACAGCCATGAATGCTATGTCATCGGCGCATAGCGATGCTACAGTCTATACAGTACAGACTGTCCCACTCGCAGGAAACTTCACGGCATATTAAATAAGCCATAACGTGGGACCAGGTCAAACAATAAGCACGGTTGACCTCACAGCCACCGGCGGTAATTTCAATGCAACGTATTAAGCAGATTTCTTAGATTTCTTTACAGGAATCTTTTTAACTGGAACCTTCACTTCTTCCTTGACTGGTGGAAGTACTGGTTCCTTTTTTAGTTTAGCTACCTTAGCATGAGGTACAGCTGTTTCCTCAATAAATTTAACTTTGCTGAGTAGACGTTTGGCAATTTCCTTGTTGTCAAACCAAAACTCGACACCTTTATGAACATCGATGATTTCAGCTGGAGTCAAGAATCCACCATAGGTATTTTCCAAAATCTGCTTGATCTGCTTGGTAGAGAAGTCAACATTTGACTTAACTTGTCCGGTAGAACCATAGGCACCATAAGAAGCAGTATGTACTAACATATGAGCAGATCCAGTTACCATGACATCATCACAATTCAAAGAGATGATAGAAGCAGCAGAATGACATTTACCGGTAATGATTGCTCGTACGGTAGCATTTGAAGCTTTAATGCCTTCAATAATAGATAGTGCTCCATCCAAATCTCCACCAGAAGAATTTACTACAAACACAAACTGATCAAACTCTTCAGCAGAGTAAAGCAGATGAATCAACTCGCGGTATTTTGAAGCAGGTCCAATATCTTCATCAAAGAATACTGTGTGAACAGCAACTGCCTGCTTATGAGTTTTAATCATAGATGGCATACTGTCTTGTTGAATAAGTTCAATGATCTGTTCTGTGTCGTTATTTCTCATTTTCATAGTTATTCCTTATTGGCTTCTGCCGTTAGTTTTAATAATTCTTTCATCCACTTGACCGATGGCTCTGTGAATACCTCTACATTTGCACCACCCTCTACTACCATTAGAATAACCAACTCACTTATTCTAATTCCATATCTTTCAAATACCATACATGCATATGCAGCACACTGTAGAAAATAAGCATTGATGTCTTCTTTATACTTCAGCCGAGACGAAGTTTTGAAGTCAACAATTGCAAGTTTTCCATCATATTCTGCTATACAATCTACTGTACCTGCCAAACTTAACATCTTAGAGAACATTTGATGTTCAAGCACAAAGACATTATCTACGTGCTCTTCTAAATGCTTTTTCATGGTAAGAAAATCTTGTTTGTAAAACATAGATATATCGTCCCACGGCTTATTTAGGAGGAGGTTTTCACATGCCAAATGGATAGCTGTGCCCCGAGTAGCTGCTGCCTTAGTGATTTTATCTGCCTCGGTATGTCCGACGGCATCTCTCCATGCAGCAATACTTTCCTTGCCAGAACTAAATTGACCCACAAAGGAAGTAACGGATCTGTACTTATTTCCTTCTGGGTCAATGTAGTATCTTATCGGCCCAGAATCATCTCGGAAGAGTTCAAAATTCTGGGGTTTCACATCTTCATAACGAATAAAGTTTTTCATCTATAGTCCAAGTTTCTCACATGCAATAATAAAAGACTTCACAAAGCTACTTCTCACAATGTCTTCGGTAGTAAATCGGAATGATCTAAACTCAGGCATCAACCGAGTGGCAGAAAGGAAGTCTCTGAAACCAGATACATCATTTTTAGACTTAATCAAGTCATCCTGCTTACCATCACCACAGCAGATCATGATTGTATTCTCACCAACACGAGAAATGACGGTAGAAATTTCATGCCAGTTCAAATCCTGAATTTCATCTACTAACACAATAGCATCTCTGAACGTCGTGCCGCGAAGGAATGAAGATGACATGAATTCAATCTTACCAGTTTCCTTCAACTTTTCATATGCATGCTTGTTGTTAGTAAGTTCTGCACAAATTTGTACATAAGGCATTTCATACACGGCCATCTTTTCATCTAGATCACCTGGCAAAAATCCCATATCACGAGTAGGTACCGAAGAGCGAATGATGATCAATTTCTTGAATTTAGATTCTTGATATAGAATTTCCATGAGAGCAAAATATACTGCCATGAAACTTTTACCAGTTCCTACAGTACCGTGTAGGATATATCCATCTGCATCGCCATTTTCCCAAGCTTGGAAAAAATGCTTCTGAGTTTCTGTGAGTGGAGACAATTTTTTAATGTCTGCCAATTTGACCATTTTTCCGCCATTTGGTGCTACCTTGGCGGTCATTTCATTAATAAGATCTTTTTCTAATGCCTTTTGTTGCCGGGCTAGGCGTTTCGCTGTACGCTCTGTTTGTGTTGAAGGAGTTGATTTTCTTGGTGTTGCTGGAGCACGTGCCATGTAGTATTTCCCTTAGAGTTATTTTGAAATTGAGAATACGATACTTTTGGTTTTCCTTCCTAAACCGATTTAATGTTTACATGAAAGTTGATGTCTTGTCCATTTGAGATCCTGGTGCAGCTCGGTGGATCTTTTTAAGTACTTCTTTGAAGCCGTCAGGCACTTTGTTCCCATAACCACCAGCGACCACAGTAGAATATCCTATAGTCGCTGAAGATAAGAGTCGTGTTAGTTTACCCACAGCTCCACAGCTATTACAGGCATCAGTTTCTACGGCATCTCTATCGGCAATTTTCTTTGGTAGTTCTGAGACCTGATTACATCCAGTGCAGAGATAGTCATAGAGTGCCATTTTTAGCCTTTTCTTTAATTACTAATTTAGCTTTTTCAAACTTATAGATGATATCATAAGTTGAAGTTGGAATTAGTATGATGGTAATCAAAAATCCAAAAAGTGTAGAAATTGTGTGCATCACTATAGATGCTGGAAACAATAGTAAAGTGTACACAAAAACTTTTAATAGAGCAAAACCAGAAAGTTTTTGTGCATCCATAGCTGATTGAGTAACCATAATCATACTAGTGTAAGTTTAGTTGGTGGAACAATGATTTTCTTGAATCGCTCATTGTAATGGTTTAGCAATTCTTCTGATGGGAATGCCAGAGAGGTAACAGCCGATGGTACGGCAAAACCTGCTTCCTTATCTGCATACGGCATAAAGTCAAGCAGACCCATGCGTCCCTGCCCACGTTCATCTACATCAGTAACTAATTGTAGAATATCTCGGCAGAAATATGTACCGGCGCTCTCAGAAACGGTTGTTAAAATTTCTGTACCGTCAATCATTTTCAAAATTACAACTTGTGTGCTCATTTTATATTTTCACTTTCATCAAATGGGATTTTTTCTATTGTTTTGATGCTCTCGCACCCTTTACACTTGAGCCCAAAATGGATAAAGCCTTCTTCTTTCCAAGTTATGACATCAACTCGATTTCTGCCGATTATGTGTAAAATTTTATGGATCAGTTTGTTCATAGCTAAAAAGGGATCGGACTTTATCAATCCGACCCCTTCAATAAAGTTTTGATTGATACAAAACTATTTATGTGACTTACATGTAAGCACGTGGGCCTGCAACTGCAAAGGCCATAGCGATCATACGAGCACTTGGAGCACCCAAACGATATACGGTACCAACTGAGGTGCGATTAGTAAAGATGCATGCACCCTTACGACGTAGACGTGAAACAACCTTCGAAGGTGATGCTACACCGAGCAAACGAAGTTCGTTTGGGGTAACACCAGTTGTGGTAGAAGTGAGTTGGAGTGTAAAATTTTCTTGAGTCATTGGATTTTCCTATAATAAAAATGTGTTTTCAAAACTAGGTACGGCTAAACACTAAAGCCGTACCTAGATTTTTTAATCGTTTACGAGCGAGTTAAAAAATGCTTCTTCATCCTCATCTGGAGCAGTAGCTGCTGGAGGAGCTTTTGCCTTTTGAGTAGTAGCAGGTTTTGTAGCCTTTGTAGCTGGAACTTCCTCTGCAATCTTAGCAAGTGTATCAAGTTCCTTGTCATAGTCAGCAGCAGGTGTACTACGTGGAGCATCTTGACCAGTTACCCAAAGGAATTTCTTCTTGAGTTCTTCTGGAGTCTTGAACTTATCCGCAGCCACTTCATCTTCCAAGTGATAACACATGGACAGAACTTCATCAATCTTCTTCTTACCACCAGCAATTGGTTTCTTAGAAGAGAACTTAGAAGTATCATAGTTAGGGAAGTTTGCAACGATAGTCATACGCAGCAAGAAATCAGCGCCTTCTTCTGGGTCGAACACGTTGATTGGATCTTCACCCAAATCTTCGTCAGGCTTTGCAGCAGACACGATCTTGTCAAAGATTTTCTTACCGTACTTGAATTTGAAAACCTTACCTTCATTCTCAGGATTTTCTTGGTCTTTGATAACCAAGATGTTTGAGATGTAGTTAAGTTTACGACCACGCGCCGATACAATCTTCTTGTTTTCATCCAGACCGGTATTCCAGAGTTCGCGATTCACCTCTGAGATATAGTCTTGGATGCCCAAAGTAGAAAGCGAGTTTTCAATGTACCAACGTTGAGTACTTGGATCCTTGAACGAATGAGTGTACAAACGCACAAATGGAATCTCATTGATTTCTTTGTTTGGTAGGAATCGGATTACAGCGGAAGCATTTCCAGCCTTGTCCTTGGTCAATCTCCAATATGTTTCGGAGCCTTCATTATAATTTTTCTTTTTAGCAGTCACTGAGTCAATTTGTGACAAAAGAGATTCGAAGTTCATCATAGTTTTCTAAGCCTTTTTAAAGTAATTTGTACATTAATTGTAGTCGCAATGTACCGGAATCGACATACTTATTTAATCAAGTTATAGTACTATTCTATCAAATTTGAAAGAAAAGTAAAATATTTTTTACAAAGCAAAAACCCGAAAAGCCGAAGCCTTACGGGTATTTATAGATGATTTAGCTTTATACCAAATCGTATCGAGTTTGCATCACAGCCTTCAGCATGATCGCTTCTGGGGTGAAGTCGTCTATATTACCAGACAAGATTGCCGAAGCAACCGCTGGGCTGAAACCAGATACCAGAGCGGCACCAGTCTTGTCGAACTTCACAGGAACGTTGTTACCAGCGTTCAAGTTCCAGAACACAATCTTAGGCACAGTGTAACCTGCATCCGCAAACTTACGTTCAATCATCTCCATGGCAGAGTCATCGTTACGCACACAAGCATTGAATTGCATATCCGAGAAGATAACCATAGTACCTGGCATATCTGCCGATGGCACAGAGTTCTTCACTGCTGCATCCAAGATTGTGTTGAATGCCGAGTGCAGATTAGTACGCATGCCCCAATCAGCGGCGACCATTTGGTTGATCTTCTCGTTGATGTTGCCCTTCAGCTTCACCAACTGTGGCTTGTCGCTGAAAGTCAGCATACAGTCCTTAAAGGCACCCTTGTTCTTGTCTGCAAAGTACAGGCCCAGAGACACTGCAATTTCCAAACAAGTAGTTGTACCCTTATTACCCGCTGGACAAGTCATCGAGCCAGACACGTCAACCAATGGCAACACCGAAGCGTCACCAATGTAGTTAGGCAGAGCAGCCCATTGAGCTTCGATCACATCGAGCTCTTGCTTATTCCAAGTCATGTCGTAGCCGTCGATACGACCCTTCAGCACGTCATGTGGGAAGATTGCCGAAGCATTGATCTTCACAGTTGGGTCATCACCCTTAACCAACTTGGTGATGTACTCAGCATAGGTTGTACCGTGGCGACCAAAGGCCTTCTTGTAACGTGCATGAGCAACCGAAGGCACATGGGAGTAGTTGATGTCATCCCACTTGCCGGCACACATTTGTTGCTCAACAGTAGTAGACATTGTCACCAAAGACTTGCGGTAAAACTTTGGGCTCATACCGAAGAACTCACGGATTTCACGTGCGACATCACCCTTACGAGGAGTCCACTTTGCCGCCAGACCATTTTGAGCGCGCAGAGCGTCACCCAAGATAGTGTAAGCAGTTTCCTTCAGAGGCTTAGTCTTGAAGATCAACAGATCATCGAAGCGGCCCAATTCAGGCACCTTCTTAACAAGAGCCACAGCGGCCGCTGGATTAGCGGTTTCGAGATGTGAAAGCACCGAACGGAAGATTTCACGTTCACCCGCACCACCACGAACGTCACGAGCCCACGCAACGATGCGGAGAGCCAGGTCAGAGTTCTCTACGAATGCCGCCGTGAATTGAGGGATGATGTTCTTGCCACGGCTTGCACCGATAGCGAAAAACAGGTCAACACAGGCGTTAGCTGTGGATGCACGAGCCTTCATACCGTTTTCGGTACGTTGAATTTGTTCAGCAATGGCGTTTACGAATGCGTTCATAATATTCTCTTTCTATAACAGGTCAATATCGACCTAAACTAACAGGATGGTGTAACGTAGTATTTTAGTGTTCTGGTCGCCTGCATCCCCTGTGTTTTGGTTCAGTTACTGCGACCCTAGCAACAATTCATGTTACCTAGTCTCTGTGATTTTTCTACCAGAGACAATATATTCGGTACTTTGCCGACCTATCCCGTTCCTTCTGTGGCCCTGATTTTAAATCATCAGAGCTGATATTTCTATCATCCTACCGGCACATTCTTCGGACATTAGCTTGTATTTTAAATGCTGTACTCATCCTTTACAAATAACAGGTTGGTTTTGTACTTTTTGTTTTTGCAGTGAGACATTCCAAACTCACTGTGATACCCGAAGGCATCTTACTAGGTGCGGCCGCGAAGCCGCTAAGTATTTGCTGAACCCAACCTCTAATCAAATTTTAACAGGATCGTCTTTATAGATTTTTTACAAGATCTAGAGCTTGTGTGTTACTGAATCCGGAGTTTGTTGTCCGGGTATCAAGCAACGTCCTTTAATTTTTAATATTGCAGAACCGATCCTTATACCTTCATTATACACCCATTAGAAACGGTTATAAAATTTATTTTTGTCTATGTGCCTCACACCGAACAGAAAGCCATCCACTATCATTTCGTTTACCTGGAGCTCCACATACCTCACATGTTACTTCTGTCATAGATTCGGCCATGTACAGCATACCAGAAATTGTTTCATCACCACCAGAGTAATAAAATCTTAGTGTACCAAATTTCTCTTTGACTTGAGTAGCAATTACTTGCTCAACAAGCGCGGGTACAGTCCGATCACCAGATTTCAGAATATCATCCTTGTATCGACGAATCTGATCTGGAGTACTTATGTAATCATAGTACTTATCAAACGGATCCCAGTTTCCAAGTCTTGCTTGTTGTTGGACAAAATTATATTCTAGTGCGGTCACACGTGACTTTTTAGTACCATCAATGTGCCATTGAATATTCGCACACAGTTGATCTAAAATGTTGTACCAACCATCACCTACTTCCAAGCCCCAGCACATGCAGGTTTCTTGCATAGAAGCATGGCGATTTTCAAAGATCAGCGGATACCGCTTACATAGTTGTTCGTCGAGTTCAGGACTCATCATCTTCCTTAGTCGGTTTATACCGTTCACGGATCTGCCATTCCTGCACAGCTAAAATAGCTGCATACAGATACTTCATCCGTTCGTCATCATGAAATATTCCATCACCCTTTGGTTCAGCAGTATAAACTACTTCACCACCATAATCTGGGCATTGGACAGAACAGACACCACGTCGTAAACGAATGTAAGCAACTTGCTTACCTTCATCATCGTGTACATCGTACTGCTCTGGACATGCGCAACATGTCAGAACTAAGCGATAGCCGTGTATTAGCAGGTTCATTATTTAACGTGGGAGGTTATATGCCCGGCCGCGGTTATCAACCCACAGACCAGAGCGGTAAGAATAAGTAAGCCGAGTGCCGTCCTGCAGATAAACTACAGGTGGTTGTTCGACGTACACAGGCGGAGCTGGGTAATACACCACTGGAGGTGGAACAACGACTACCGGTGGTTGTTCATACACAGGTTGGCGACTCTGGTAAATTGCCGTAGCACCCAGTGCGCCGATGATCAGGCCAATGCCGAGATTACGATCTCGATCACCAGAATTTTCGTAATATCCCGGGTGACGATGTTGAGCAAAAGCAGCGACTGCCGCGGTACTGAGTGCAAGGCCCACAAGGGCAAGTTTAATCGTTTTCATTTTTACTCCTAAAAACTATGAAAAATAGGGCTAAGCAGAACCAAAATATGGCAATACTTCCGGCATGGGGCTTTTCGCTTGTCTCCCAAATAGCCGATAAAATAAAACAAGCCCAGTAATTTATGTGATGATCAAATTTCATTTTAATTCGTAAGACTGTATTGAGCCATTTTGGCAAATTTTTCGCCTGTGAACTTTTGGCCGATACGGATCACTTGGATCAGTGAGCGCATAGACACTTCACGAGCCTGTGCCTTGTACTGGTCGATGATCTTCAGAGCCGTACGCTTGATACTGATGTCAGCTTCAGGCATGAATTCAGAATCTTCCAGGATGTGCTTCATCCGTTCAATTTTTTCTTCCAACTTCATGGACACATCAACACAAACTGCACGAGTACGCAGAGCTTGAGGAATCTTGTCCTTAGACAGGTTAGATATAAAGATAACGCCACCGGTGTAACGGAAAGAGCGAGGCAGATCTTCGTCACGGGTTTCTGCATTCCAGCACACAATCCGTTCAGATGAAGAATCCAAAGCACTTTTCAGAACGTTGGCAGCATCTGCATCCTTGAACACAGAGTCACAGTCATCAAAAATCAGGATCGAATTCTTGTTTTCATACAAGAGACGATACATGGCCTTAGCAGTGGAGTAACCCTTGATCACACGGTAGTGCTTACGTGGGAGAGCTTGACCTTCGACAAACGATTCCAGGTTCGACACATCAGTGAAACCTTCGGCCTTCAGAGCCTTGTTCACAGTGTAGGTTTTGCCAATGCCACCAGAACCAGTCAAAATGACTGAAGGTTGAATTTGTTCGGCAACCATCGAAACATAGTTCTCAATGAATTCGAAGCGTTCGTTGATGCTGAATTCTGATTCGGTAACCACATCAGCGGCAGTAGCAACAGCATTCTTGCCGTACGACTTCTTGAAAAGGTACTGAATGTGTGATTCGTTCTTAGATTTACGGACCTTGCCGTCGACGTCTGTGAAGGAATAGACACCAGAGTTGTTTTCGATTTTAGCCATTTGTTTTCCTTTGTGATTTGGAGAAGTTGGTTTATTATAAAACAATGCTGAATATGTGTAAATTAAAGCTTACGGCAACCAATGCCGAAACGGTTCTTCTTTTTCAGAAGGGACGAAAGATGCTTTTTGACAGCATCGGCAGTCGTTCTGAATGAACAGTCCAGTTCGGTTCCGATGATGGACTTCTGTTTCCAGAAGATTTCAAATTCATATTTCGTTTCCATGTATTGATTATAAACCAATGAGGAATATGTGTAAATTACTAGTCCAACGATCTATTTTGCTCGGGAATAGTAACATACCTACCCAGAACTGGACGATCATTCTACGACGATCTAAGCAGGGCTCTTGACGATAGCCATGTTTCCATACGTGTCAATGTGAATCTTTGGGGCAAAGATAGCAACTCGATATTGATTTGGTTTAACTTCTTCGCATTCAAGATACGCGCCAACATTTGAATACTTCTTAACCCATTTCATTAACTGTTTTACACGAGATAATGACACAAGTTTTGATTCAAGTTCATTTTTCGTATAATTATAAATCTTTTCTGCTGATTCTGTAGAATATACTCTCATTTGCCAATTCCTTTATCAATAACGCACATTTTAACTTCATTTAACCGGGATAATGGTACTGGGTATTGAATATTAACTGATGCTTCAGAATCTGATCCCTGAGTCATTACTGACATACCAAATTTCTTAGCGATATGGCGCATGGCGGAGTTTTTGCTAAGACATACCATGTATATACGATTGATTTGAAACTCAGTAACTAATTGATAACCACGAGCAAACAATAACTGACCTAATTTTTGACTTCGATATTCAATATCTGTGGTAAATGCAAATTCTGCAACATCACCATTTGTAGCAATATGCAATGTAGCAACAAGCAATTCACCATCAAAAATGCCATACCAGAAATTCTGTTGTGTAAGACTTGGTATTAAAGCATTTTGAACATATAATTCTACACGCTCATCAGAACAATTATAACCAAATCGAAGATAACGATCTGCTTCGGGTAATTTTAAAATATGATCAATTATTTGAATTGAATCTTTTTGAAATAATCTAACTAGTGAATAATCATGAAAATTCATGGTACAAATTTCTCAAGTCGGTTAAACATTCTGCCATATTTTGCACTTGTATCTACAAACGATCTGTGTTCTTCTAGAAAATAAACCTCTTTGATACCGGCCTGAAGCATCAGTGCCGCACATGGTTGACAAGGCGAATGTGTAATAAACACAGAACCACCTGCAATCGAAACGCCGCGTCGTGCAGCATGTGCAATAAGATTTGGTTCACAGTGAATAGTGTCTGGTTTTGTTACAAGATAAGGTTTTCCGTGTGTATCAATAAGTGGATTCCCTTCTGAGTCTGTAAGCACATCTTCGCAACAATTGTCCATACCGTGGACAGTACCATTGTAAGCAAATGCTACCATATCTCCACGAGCATCGCAAACTACACCACCAACCTGAAGTCGGATAGCATACGATCTAAGAGCGGCAAGCTTTGCCACTTCCATGAAGAAAATTTGATCTTTTAGTTTCACATTGAACCCTTTCATGAGTTCAATTATACCATGATTAGAAAGAAAGTAAAATTATTCGTACTCGGGAAACAAGCTCGAATGTTCTTTTTCTAGTTTGAGTAGTGCCGACGCCAAAATGAAGTTTTCTTTATCTTCCATTTCAACCAAACGATTCTTGATGTAAGAATCAAAACCCATCTCACCCCAGAGTTGTACCAAAGTATTGTAAAGTTCTTGAGAGTATGACTTTACCGTTAACAGATAATCTTCTATCGATTCCATTACTATTACCAAATGATTGGTTCGGACGTAATTTTACGAAGACCAACGTTGATGAATGACATACCAATTGCCTGTAATTCTGGAGAGATCAAAAATCCATATTTGATCTGTGCCATCAAGGCCAGAATAGCTACAGTATTGGCCCAAAAAGTTTTAGATGTGTACCACTTTTTGCCTAAGGCATTCGAAAGCAACACATCGGTTGCGGCCATTGTTACATTAGATTCTATCGTCATTATTTTCTCCTAAAATTACTAATTAAGGGCAAGCTTTGCCCATGCCATTACCACCATAAATTTTACGTTCATATCTATCTTTGCAATAGTCTGCTGCACAAGATTTTCCTGCATCTGGCATCCATTGCATATTGTAGATAGCATCTGCACCACCACAAGCTAATGGAATTACGTGATCGATTGCCCAGCCTGGACAAGCACCAGTATGAGCACCAGTACTTGGACAGGCCCATTTCTTTTTAAAAGCAGTAAGAGGTTTTGATGATCTATGGATACTACCATCGGCATCTCTGACTACGACCCCGGCATATCTATAATCTACCAGTGGGTCTAATGTCTGTGTATATCCAATGTTACAGATACAGAAAATAAGTGCAATTAGTTTTTTCATTTAGTTAGTTCGTCCAATTTATGATTTAATTTATCAACCCACCCGCGATTTCTAAGATCTTTGTACATCACATTTTCAAAGCTGAACTCGCCGCCTTGTTCAAGGCCGGCTGATCTCATTTTCCAAAGTTTTGTTTTAAAGTCTAAAATATCTTGTTCGGTACCATTCTTTACTAGATCTTTAGCAGTCTGAATATAGAATTGTACTTGTTCTAAAACCTTCGGATCCTTTAGAATATCTACTGAATCTAAATGTTTTGGTTCGACTAGCCATTTTCCATGAAGTAGGGAATAAACACCTTGCCCATTTGGAAAATGTTCTGTTTCGTCTTGGATATAGTATTCAACTGGGTATCCCTGTATTTTGATTTCTGGATGTTCTTTAGTCCATTCAGATTTCTTTTTGAAATACTCCGTATCGTCTAGATCAATTTCGTTGCACATGATATGCACATCGATATCAGAAAACTTAGTATAGTTATAGTTGCAGTTACCACCAGTCATTACGATATCGTTTACCGCTACTCTTGGTACATCGGCAAAAGATGCAAATTTTCTTGCATTCTTAATGAGATAGGATGCTATTCCATCTTTGAGTTCTGAATTCTCCCAAAGCTTTGCATTGAGCCCATGATGATACTTAAGCGTCAGATGGAATTTTTCTGAAATGAATTGTTTAAATGTAAGCACACTGCGACCTTATTTATATTTAGACATAGTGATCGTGTTGGCCATGATCTTTCGAATCATGATGTAAACATCCATCACTGTCGTATACCTTGAAAGAATGACACGACTTTTTATTACCGTATTTAATAGCTTCTACTAAATCATCATATCTAACATGAAAAATTTCTAAAATTTCGTTGATGTAATAAAATAATTGTACTTTAAAATGCATATGTCACCCCATGTGTAAAATAATTTACCCAGATCTTCTGAGTCTTGTTGGTATAATGGGTTAGCAATTGTTGGTTATTTTTTACATTTGCCTGAGGATTGTCATAAGAACGCAGTAGTGTATTTACAATTTCATCATGATTTTGTGGCGTAGCTGTACACTGAGTAGACATCCATGGAATTTCAATTGACCCAACTAGAGGAACACCCTGACTGACGATGTCGGCACCGACAATATTGAAAGTTTCTGAAAATGATACTTGCATTCCGATGTCCATAGATGCGCAAGTTTTTAAAAATTCTTCTCGAGGTGTCCATTCATGACCTGTAAGACTATGGCCTTGATCATATAGATGCTGGAACATTGCTCTGAGATTACTTAGTACAGGTTCACCCTTCATCTCAGTTCGACCAGAGTTAATATGGAAATTTAATTTCTTACCAAGTACTTTGGCAAATTTCAGTGCAGCAATTGCCTGAATCATGTGGTTCTTGAAAGGTCTTACAGCTCCGAAGCAACAAACATCTATTGTTTCTTTACTATTATCAAATTCTTTTCTGACATAGTTCTGTGGGTAGTAATTCGGCAGATAGACAACTTTCTTTTTAAGTTCTTCATCTGTCAAATTATTCTTAATCTGCAGATATACTTTTACTTCTTCCATAAGTCGTGGGGCATTAATACCAATAATGATGTTTGGATACTTTGAGTAGTCGCCAATCCAATCCATTGCCATACCTTCCCCGGCCAAAAATGGCAACTCTGAATGTAGTCGAATTATCCAAGTAACAGATTTATGTAGTTGAGATAAAATTGTAAATTTACTAGGTACTACCCAAAGAGCCTCTATAATCACATGAGTTGGTTTATGCTTTGTTACTAGGCGATCAATACAGTTGTTATCAATTGCAACTTCTAGTCGTGCATCTACACCGACAGCAAGTAGCATATCTCTCATGAATGAAGCAGAATTGTACAAGCCAGTGCTCAAACCCTGTGGTGAATGTTTCTCTTGGTCGTAATCTTCGCGACGTTTGAGAATGAATAGAATAGTTGGTTTCATGATATTAGTTATGTTGGCCATAGAACAAGTATTTAATGACAATATTATCATAGTTTATACCAAAAAAAAGGTGGGAGATTTCTCTCCCACCCTATAAATCATAATAAGATAGCTTTATGCTACATTGTTTGAGGATGTGTTTGTATTTGCACCCATTGTTCCAAAGTTCACAGTCTTTTGAGTAGCGGCTTGGAATTGGCTATGTAGAGCATTGATTTGATTTGACAATGCTGCTGATTGCAAGTTGCTTACACCATCTCTGTAGTGACGAGAGTCACCGCGATATTCAATAATTTCAGCTTGACGTTCTGCAAGAACACGATTCAATTCGTCCATCTTCAATGAATTGATCAAAGAGCGAGTAGCATTACCATCGGTAGCAATTGCATTAGTAATGTTTGCTTGACCTAGGGCTGTTGCTGCAGCGTTTTTAGCACCTTCAAGAGCAGTTGCTGCTTGACCTTGCTGAGCAGATGAATTGATAGCTGCAAGAGTGTTTGCAAACTGCATGTCAGTGCCAGCTTTTAGAGCTGCTAGTGCGGTTGCATTAGAGAAGTTTTGAGATTGACCAGCAATGAAGTATGCTGTTTCTTGAGCAACAACGCGGTCAGCTTCTGTACCTGTACGGTCAGAATTTGCCCATGCCGAAGTCTTGATTTGATCAATAACGTCCGATGCTTCCTTAGCATTTTCTCTACGAATGTCAGCACTTTGGTGTGCTGATTCACGACGAATGTCTGAGTGACCTTCGATTAATGATGTTACGTCCAATTGTCCAGTTACTGAACCTGTTACGATATCTGCCATTTTAATTCTCCTTTAGAATTAATATCCTGCCCATTCAATGGTTGTAAAGTATTCACAACCACATGGGAGGAACAATGTTCCTTGTGAGCCCATTGTTGTGTATTTATAAGAAAACGGTCGATTTTTTTGGTCTGGTGCCGTACATAGTACACTATATTACCTCTGATATAGATTGAAATACATATTTCAGATACTTTAAAAGCCAAGACGAATTAACATCTTGGCTTTTGGCTTAACGGTGACAATATAGTAGACAAATTTGGTGGTACGGGTGGGAATCAAACCCACTTAGGACACCGTATGAAGATGTTGCATTATCTTAATGCTACTGTACCATATCTAAATACACTAGAGGAATCGAACCTCACCCGGTGCATGCTGTTCCGGTAGCTCCAAGCGTCGTTGATCAAACGATAGTGTATTTAGATATGGTAGGGTAGTTCGGTAACGCTCCGAATTAGCCGGTTTAAAAGACCGGTACTTCACTTTAAAGTTTCAACCCCGTGTATGGTCCACTCTCTCAGAATTGCACTGAGTTCTCTCGGCTTAAGAGGCCGGACTTCACTATCAAAGTTTAGGGTGGTGATGTGTATAAAATTTCTTTTACGTGCCATCACAGAACCTACACGGGGTTGAGTAATGACACTAGCGTTTACTAGTTTTCATTTTGATTTTCCTTGATTAAAATTTCTTTTCAATTGAAAAGTGAATTGCATTTGCGCCATTGGAGTTAACCTTGGCCAAATAACTAAACCGCAGATTAACATCATTGGCTAGGTTAATTTTGTAACTAGGGACAACCATTGGGAGCACAGATGCAGATTTGTATCCTGTGATTGCACCAATGAATAGTCCATAGTTTTTGTGTTCCATAAGTTTGCCGGCGAATACTGAATCTCCGCCTTCGGAATTTTTGAGTATCCCAACAGTCAAACCAGTTTCGGGTTCACGAATACTAAGTCCGGGAGTAACGGCCTGAAATCCAGGCGCATCGTGAAGACTTAAAAGGTGAACACTGACAATAAGAGATGTTAAAAGCATGACAATCTTTTGAATTTAGATAGTTCATTATACTATACTCAGAAGTATGTGTACATTAATATGGTGCGAATGGTCGGACTCGAACCGACACGGATTTCTCCACTAGCTTCTTAGACTAGCGCGGCTACCAGTTACGCCACATTCGCTTTATTTGGTGCCCTGTGGGGGAATCGAACCCCCGTCTAATCCTTACCAAAGATTTATTACTACCACTGAAATAACTGGGCGATGTTGGGGGGTCGTAAAGGAGTCAAACCTTTATCTATTGTTTCGAAGACAATGATACTATTCGTTGTACTAACGACCCTAATGTTTTGGTGCGCAGGGAGAATTTTGAAATCTCGACCTTCTCCGTGTAAAAGAGTTGCTCTTCCTCTGAGCTACCCGCGCATAATTTGGTTGGTGTCCAAGGTGGGACTCGAACCCACAGATGACTGCTTTTGAAACAGGTGCCTATACCAATTCGGCTACATGGACGTATCTCTCGGGTGGCTGTATTCCACCCTCCCCAACACAGACGAGATACAGTATCTGTGTCGGAGTACTTCTTACTTAGAAGCGGCTTTAGCCTTGGCCTTGGCCAACTTAGCAGCACGCTGCTTTAGTTTTGTTTCATTAACAGCTGCTTGGACTGGTGGCTGAGCAACCTTGAGTTGTACATGTACGCGAGGTGCCGAAGCAGCAGCAAAAGCGGTAGAGGCAAAAGCCAATGTAATGAGAGCGATAAGTTTTTTCATGATTTTCCTTTAATGATGGTACCTCTGGGTGGAGTCGAACCACCGTCTTAAGTTTCGCAAACTTAGATACTTTCCGTTGTACTACAGAGATGTAAGTTTTACAGGGAAACACTATACCCACGGGGTATGGACATATAGCGGCAATGATTAGTTGCTCCCCGTAAATTTTGGTGCGGATGGTGGGACTCGAACCCACAGCCTACGGCTTCTAAGACCGCTGCGTTTACCAATTTCGCCACATCCGCAAAAACAATTTAGGGGTGACCTGAGGGTAATGCTCCCTCTTAACTAAGTTCACAGCCTAGGTCATTACTTTTATGATAAGGCCACACCTAAATTGTCTTGGCAGGCAGCCAGGGACTCGAACCCCGATCGACGATTTTGGAGACCGCAATGTTGCCATTACACCAACCACCTGTATATCTCAAGCTGCCATTTTAGCAGCAATTTTCTTTCGCTGTTTGGTTGCTACCAAACCCAACTTATCCAGTTGAGCTAATTGCTCAGTAGGGGAAAGTTTTGCCCATTCCGTGTTACGGCTCAGGGCTTCTTTATGTTTCACACTTCTATCTTTCATTTGGAGTACTCCATCTAGTTAAAAATCAATAATGTTGGCAGAGGGTGTGGGAATCGGACCCGACTTTCCTGCGGTCAAAGCGCAGTGTCATTACCAAATGACAAACCCCCAGTATATTTAGCAGGATCACTTTAATTGGCGGCTGTTCTACCGTTGAACTACAACCGATTACTCGGAAGGTGAGAATCGAACTCACAACAAGCTGCTTGGTATATTAAATGCTGAACTGATCCTAAAATTGGCGGAGTGTCAGGGAATCGGACCCTGTGAGCCTTTTGAGGGACTCTACGGTTTAGCAAACCGCTGCATTACCATCCTGCCCACACCCCTAATGTGGTCGTGCCCGAGAATGCTTAGGCAAATGTGCCAATAAGAATTCCATTTGATCTGCCAAAATGTTACGGTTGGCAAGAATCAAAGCTTCTGCACGATCTGGGACATAAGGTGCATATAGCATCTCTAGCCCAGCTTGTTCTACAGTTTTGTCATCCTTATAGTTATTGCAAGGCTTACATGCAGTAACAACATTCATCCAAACGTTCGTACCTTTCTTAGCATACGGAACAATATGGTCACGTGTAGCGTCATGATCTTTCACATGAGTACCACAGTAACAACAAATGTTCCGGTCACGCCCAAACAAATTCTTGTTTGTAAGTGGCACTGCTCGGTTCTTTGTACGACCCATAGATCGAATAGCAATAATAGATGGAACTGCTACGGTTGATTGTTCGCCAGTAAGTCTTGAGTTACCGCCCCGGTAGATGGTTTCTTCACCAAGTGACCAAGCGATAACGCCTTTGTATTTTGCCACGACACCTTCTTCCCAGGTAGACCATCTCTGCGGAATACCTGCAGAATCTAGTGTTAGCACTAATGGATACCTATTCATGATATGATGCCTTTCTATGATTAAATGGGTGCAGGTGAAGGATTCGCACCTCCGATGATCCGTCCTTATGAGAGAGGATTGTTGGCTACACTACCTGCGTAATTTGGTGCTCCCATAAGGACTTGCGCCCTACTCTGAGGCTTACAAGACCCCTGCATCGCTGTCTATGCTTTGAGAGCAAATTTGGTGTGAGGTACGGGAATCGGACCCGTGTCTAAACGTTGGCAACGTTTGGTTCTACCATTTAACTAACCCCACATACTTACTATTTATAGTTATTTTTATTCTTAATGATCTTTGGTCCGCCATGAGAGAATCAAACTCCCGTTCACTCTTTAGAAGAAAGTTGTATTATTCACTATACGAATGGCAGGTAATATAACTGAGTAGTGATCTACTTTTTGATTAAAGAGGGAAATCGAAACCCTCAGCCAGATTTTATTAATTGCTGTAACTACTCAAAACTTTTTCGTGCATAAGCATGACCAAACCTGTTGCTTATACTTCAGACACCTTACCTTGGCACGTGGCCTTGTGGTCAACCCGAATGTCTTACTTAAAATGGTCAGTATGATCGGCCTCGAACCGATATATTCTAGTTTCCAAAACTAGTCGACGTCCACTTGTCACCACATACTGTTAAATTGGTCTCGGTAGGAGGAATCGCACCCCCATCCCATGCTCCCAAAGCATAAATTCTACTATTAAACTATACCGAGAAATACTGGAACACCTACTCAGAATCGAACTGAGTTACACGGGTTTGCAATCCGCTGCCTATCCAACCGGCTCTAAGTGCATAAATTTTGGCGGAGACGGTGAGATTCGAACTCACGGGGGAGGGTTAGTCCCCGACGGTTTTCAAGACCGTTGCCATAAACCAGACTCGACCACATCTCCATAACTTTGGTGGGGCGTCAAGGAATCGGACCTTGTTCTACGGCTTTTCAGACCGTCGCTGAATGACCACACTAGCTCACGCCTCATATTTGGTGCCTACGTAAGGAATCGGACCTTCGTCGATCGATTATCAGTCGATTGCTCTACCATTGAGCTACATAGGCGAATTGAATTTGAAGTCCTGCTTGCCGTTATGGTGCAGGTAACCTTGGCGTCTTCAAATGTTGGTACCGCGTACGGGTTTCGAGCCCGTCTACACAGCTTGAAAGGCTGTTGACCTCACCAGAAGTCGAACGCGGTGAAAATTGGAGGCATACTCTTAGTTGGGATTCTTACCCCGTTGTTTCTCAATTGCTACCCTTGCGGACAACTGACGCCGTGTATCACAGCAAAGATGACCGAGCAGCCATGATCATCTAACATTTACTTTGTGGCTCTTGCTTTCCACTTGATTCAATTTGGGAAGGAATACACGGCGTTAGGATCGAATTGCCAGTCGGTACCATGTGGGCCGTCTGTGTATGATCTTAACTTCTGTCCTCGGCAGGTCTTTCCGCCATTGTTTGCTTTCGACTCCCTACTGGACCGACTTTGCTTATCGTTTGTCACATTTCTGTGAAGACCGGAACATCTTTCCGGCTCGGTTTCCATCTACTCTACTACTAGCAAACAACTTAGTATTTGGTGGCCTAGGACGGAGTCTAACCGCCTATATCCTCTTTATGAGAGAGGTTTCAACTACGATTGAATACAAGGCTAAAATAACAGGTTCCTTATTTTTTCATTAAAAGTGAAATTTTTGAATTTGCTGAACGGAACCTAAAAATGAATTTGAAGTGTTCCGTCTCCCTCATTCGGAACCATTTTACCCATGAATACTAGCCGCGGTGGGTTAGAGATACGTAGTAATAGTTGGTACATAGATCGCTAAATCTGCTTACAGGGCTTTCGAGTTCCTGTGTTCTCAACATCTACACTTCAAAACTTGGCTTCATTGGCAGGGCTCGAACCTGCGACTAGGGCCCAAAATCGCGTATGCTGGGTGGCCCGTGTATTTCCCAAAGTTACCCTCATATCCCCTCTGCGCCTTATCTCACTCTTCATGCATTTCAACCTGTCCGGCACTTCCCCGGCTCACAGTGTTTGGTTTTTTTAAGCCTACGCGATTGTTATCTACTTTGCACTACTAGATGCCTTATCTCACATACTCAATACTACTCTACCTTCCTCTATACTACAACGAAATAACTTGGCTGACCATGTAGGAATCGAACCTACCTCATTCTTGATTAACAGTCAAGCGCCTAACACCTTGTCGGCTTATGGTCAATAAAATTGGTGGAGCAGGTAGGGTTCGAACCTACACAGCATTACTGTCCTCCGGGTTACAGCCGGGAGCCCTTCCACTCAGGCGTCTACTCCAATATTCATCATTCCGAAGCATACATGGAGCAACACATCTATTCCATGGTTAGTTGTGACGATCTCTGCCACGGTTGCTTTATGCTTCGGAATGATCTCTGTGCCAACTAAGTGTCAACACAGAAAATCCTTCAATAACTTTTTAATGAACCTAGTCAATCAAAGCGATGTTTGATTGGATGGAATGATTTAAAATCATTCCATATTATGTGTAAATTATTTTGCCGTAAACATTATGTTGAACTCACAAAGTAATTCAACATAAGGTCTTTTGTCTAAAGTAACTACAGAACCTTTTGTTTTCATGATTGAGTCATAGAATTTAACGTTATCAGAAGTAACCTTCCAATTTTTCATTTGTTTCATGTTAACTTTAATCATTTTGCAATTCCGTATTTGATGTGTTATTATAAAACATTCATCAATATGTGTAAATTAACAGGATCAACTTTTAGTTTGAGAATGATTCAAAGTTTTTAGTTTTTGCTGAACTGATCCTTAACTTGGCGCCAACGAACGGACTCGAACCGTCATAAAGGCTGATAGACAATCAGCTGGACAACCCCTGTCCCACATTGGCTTATTCTTGGTGTCCCAAGTGGGACTCGAACCCACAGATTACTGCTTTTAAGACAGCTGCCTATACCTATTCGGCTACTGGGACTCATTAAAGTGGAGCGGGCTACAGGGTTCGAACCTGCATCTTTCAGCTTGGAAGGCTAAACGTATTCCACAAACAACCCGCAAATTTTTGGTGGACCGGTGGAGGATCGAACTCCAATCTAAGCATTGCAAGTGCCTCGTGTACCCCAGTATCACTACCAGCCCATATTTCTATTTATAGTTGAAGGCACTGTTCAAAACACTTTACCTTCGTCCCAATACGGTTATTGAACTCTGCGAAGAACGAATTCCGACTTTTCACACCGGTGTAGGAGCAACCCTACTGATGTGTTTCTCAGATAGTGCAATGCCTTCAACTATAAAATCATTTCGATCCACCCTGTTAATTCAAGCTATACACCCTTACAGGATGTCAATGCCTCATCGCATTTAGGGTTAATTCCCATATTGTAATCCCCAGATGAGCGAGGATTGTGGATTGAAATCATTTTAAAGCATTCTACTTCATAAACCTACTGGGATTTAGGTTGGTACCAACCTTATACGCTCTTCGTCTATTTGACCACAATCGGCCGTTGCAGAATACTTTAAAATGCGAACTCATTGTAGACAGGACTCGAACCTGTACGCTTTTTACGGCAGGACCCGGAAAGGGCCCTATGTCTACCAATTCCATCACTACGAGTTCATCGGGTCATGACTCCCGATAATGGAGCAAGTTAATTACTCTTGCTAATTCCATTTTAAAGCACACTTTGAACCTATGTTTCTCATTGTGTCCGCACAGGCAATGTGCTTTAAAATAAACGCAGGGCTTCTCACTGTACTGCGGATTGTACATTTAAGTACTCGGAGGTTTCACCCAACCTCTAAGCGTGATTTGGCTCCCCTATGAAGAATCTAACTTCACTGTGCTTGGTAATATTAACTCCAAACACAACTATACAGTGACCCTTGGGCTATCGAGCGGCTTACGGATTCATCACTGTATTTCCAGTCCGAGGAATAAAATTGGTGGACCAAGGTAGGACTCGAACCTACTTCAAAGCTTTCATTCCATACTGAGTCATTGACGACCACTGGCCGGATCCTACCGGTGTTAGCCCATAAAATCATTTTGAAATACTTTGTTACCTACGCGGTTAGCTGTTGGGACGGCATACCGTTGAGACGGGAATTACACAAAATACTTCAAAATGACGTCTTCCTCTGCTTAAACTACTAATGCACAATCAGACAATCATTTTAAAACATACGTTCGCATTGCCAAATTATGCTACTCTTACCCAGGCCTAGAATCGAACTAGCATCTAAGTATGTTTTAAAATGACATCCCAATATCGTGCTGCTATTGTAGAATTGTGTCTGCACGGATCTTATCGTTGCGCTATTGTCTTGGGATAATCATTTTGAAATACTTTAGGAATACTGGCGTGCCTTTTTCAATTAAGATCCAGGAGTACGTTCAAACTAAAATACTTCAAAATGTCATTTTGAAATACCGTCCAGATCACCTACCACAAACCTCGTGGAGCAGTTTGGATCACCTACGATACTTCAAAATGACTCCTCACACTTGCCTTGGATACGTTTTACCCTATCTGTTAGCACCTGTAATCTCACGATCGAGGACACACTTTTTATGTCGTCAATGCAAGGAATCTTGTCTACTATATTGTTAAGGAACTAAACAAACAAATTCGATGATCTGTTTGAAAGATTAATTATACCACAATTTGCATTATGTGTAAATTATTTCTTTAGTCAGAAGTTGTTAGGGAAATTTCTTACATTACGCCAATTACAGTCCTTGCGGATACTGCGGTTCTTTACCTTGCTCTTTTTGAGCTACCCTTCACTTGCGTGACGTCCGAACAACTAATTGGTTTCACCTCACCCATTGGGACTTAATACCCAGGGCTACCATACTCACCTTAGAGTGAGTCAGAACCTAACAACAACTTTTTAAAGAACCAATCCAACAAACACGATGATTTGTTGGTATGGAATGATTATAAACCATCCCGGAATATGTGTAAATTATTTTAGAACCAATCAAAAAGGCCCTTCTTACAAGGGCCTTTGGTGTTCCGTAGAATTTCAAAGTCCCTCTATGTTTGATCCCATTCTGGTGTGAATTGTCCGCGTGCAATGGCGCAACCGCTATTATAGACAGCGTTTGAGAGATGCATCGACAAGGATAAGAGGTTTTGTTTCATGTACTTATTTATGGTGGTTAGCCAACTTTTTCTCAGAAAAACGAAAATTTATTCAAACTTTTTGCAATCACACTTATCTTGACCTTGGTTGCAGTTCCCACCGCATCCATCTGAAGCGCCGTGAACGAATGCCCAAATTGCCATCCATCCTACCATTACCAAACCAATTGTTACTGCTGTTGCAATCATACTAACTTCTCCTTTGAGTTCTTCTGTCATGTTCATTTCGTTCTTCCAGTGTTCGGTTCACATAGAATCCACCATCATACCACATCGGACTTCCAAGCCACGTAGACCAATCTAGTTGTGGTGCTTGCCACATTTCATTTTTCCTTGGATTTGAATCCAGAAATGCCAGGAAATATTCTCGGTACATCATATTGAGTAATCGTGTTCTTCACAGAGTCCGTGTTCTGTCCATCCAGAATGCATTCTACCTGTGCCCGAGCAGATCCAACCCCGTTGGTTAGAACAGACACAAGCACCATCTGCTTTCTTACCTGTGGTACAGCAGTGATGGTAGTCTACATGATGATATTTGCAATTGCAACAACATCTTTTGTCATCTACCAAACCATGAACAAGATTGCAACTCATACGTTGTCCTTGAAATATTCCAGATCCGTGATGTGTCTCACCGATCGTTTGTACTCTGGAGTATCATGTCCATTCCGAACGACACCACACTGTACAATAAAGATGCACTGCGCAATGATGCCCTTGGCAAACTCAATCTCAGCTTGAGTAAGTTCTGCGCGATCAAACCCATTGTATTCTTCTACGATAAGATTTGACTCTACCGCAATCATTCGGACATTCTTATTTGTACTTAATTGCATCTTTCCATTTCCAACCAAGCAGCATCTCTGTGTTGTAAATCTGATCCGCAGTTGGTTTAACGTACATAGCAAAATTTATAGTAGAATATCCACCAGAGCCCAAGACCCAATAACCGATCGGTTCTAGTTCTTTAGCAATAGTATAAGTAACTCCATCTGTAACTCCATCTTTGGGCCACTGATACTCAAGCGGTTTGATTTCTTTGAGTTCTAAACCATCATATAAATTGTTTGTCATATTAAGTCCACATAAATTGACGATATTTCACAATAGAAGTACAATGAATTTCTACTTCCTTCTCAAATGCTTCTTCGAGTTCGGTAATTTTTCTAAATAGAGCAGTTTGCTCTTCGGACACATTACCAATGCCTCGATGAATTTCATCCATTCTAGCATTATAGCCAGATTCTTCCCAAGCGTCATATGTAAGGTACCGACCCTTGGCGAATTTGTAAGCTGCCCAAAGTGCTTCGTAACCAGACGCTGATTCTGGGTTACCTTCTTTAATCTGGAAATCAATCCATTCTCGAGCATGCTTTGCTCTTACTTCATCCGAAACTTTGACACCAAACAATTTTCGGTGGATGTAAGATTGTTGTATGTATTTTTGAACTTCTGGTTCGAGTGTATGCATTTCTTCTTTAGAAGTAAAGGCACAGTTCATCCAAAAGCATTCTTTTTCAAAGTAGTCGACTACGGCAAACATCAAGCCGTCTGGAATTCTATTAGACAAATCAGCCCAAGATCCAAATTTAGTACGAGTACGAAGAACATTCGACTGATTCTTAATATTACCAGCAAAATAAGCTACAGAGTGAAGTGCATCCGGAACAGCATAGATTGCCCCCTGGATTTTATCAAAACCGTGTATAATAGCAATACCAAGTCGAGATGCTTTCTTTTCTTCGGCTTCTATTTCCTTCCATTCTTCCCATGTTGCAGAAGTCGGTTGCTTAGGAAGTCCGAAGACTTCTCGGAGCTTTGCGGCAAACTTTGAATTCGACCAATAAGAAATTCTCATAATAGTATATCCGGTATTGTACTCAGTTCGGGAAAACTGGTAACTTGTTGTGGTGCCATTTTAATTAATGCTGGGATCATTTCGACCCATGATTCAGTAAATTTATGTACTCGACCACCGTAAATTCTTGGTTGATGTATTTTGCCAGCCTTGTACAATCTTCTCAGTGCAAATTTATATACATCTTCGCTATGGCCGGTATCCCAGATTTTGTTATCCATGTAATATTCCCAAATTGCATCCCAATGATCATCATTATTTGGGTTAAATTTGGAATTTACAATAAGTACAAAAATGCTTGAAGTTTTTACAGTGCCTTTAACTATATCGCGGAGACAATATCCAAGTCTTAAACCTATTTTCATAGTCATTACTAAAATTTAATATTTATCGTAGCATTGCAAACAAGTAGATAGTAATCAAAACCACAATAGTCATGGCCGTATATAGACCTGCCTCGACAATTTTTGCTTTCATATTAATCCTTAACCTTTTCAAGATATTTATTTGACACTGCTTTGAATGAAATACGCCGATTCGAATTCAACTTGTAAACTTCACCTTCACGCAGGCATCCAATCAACCCAAGTACAGACTGGCCATCGGCCTTTGATAGCAGTGATTCACATGTATGCCCAACCAGATTTGCTTCACGTTCAAGCACAGGCACATCAGTCAACCCAAGCAGTGCTGTATGGAACCTACGTTCGTGCGGGTTAAAGTATTCAAACTTGTCAATGTCAAAAATATCAAACACGAAGAACATGTGCTTGGTCAAGTTGTAAATGTTACCCTGAATTCCAGGACCACAAAGTTCACCTTGAATAGCAATATTCAACCCACCTTCGATCAACTTTTCCTTCAGACCAAGCTCAATAGCCATCTTCCAGAATGTGTTGTCCTCAGATTCTTTCAAATCCAAGTTGCGTGAGCAAACACCAAAATCACCTTGACGTTGGTACACGGTCATTGAAGAGCCTTCGCACTTCTCTGTGACTTCCCATGTTTGGTGTTCAAAATGTTCTTCCATATCACGGAAGCAGTTTTGCACACGTTCTTGGTCAGTCTTGATGATGAACGATGGGAATGATCCACGAGCATCAGCAGAAGTAAACTCAGGTGGTGCTTCCCACTTTACAATGCCGAGAAATTCAGAAACATCAGCACCTTCATAATCCGAAAATTTTGCCCCAGGCCCAGCGCCCAACCCCTTGATTGCAATTTCTGGAGTAAATGGCAGCAACAGCCCTTGTGACAATTGCTTGCGCAGACGGATCGTGCGAAGTTTTTCACCTTCGACACCAAGATACGTCTTGGGGAAATGTCCTGGCTTCGTCAAGAAAGGTGCAAGTGTGCTCGGAATGAAAGAATCTGGTTCTGCGTACACAACAAGATCACCCACGACATACTTGCCGACTTGGTCAACAATCCACCAGCCATTCACCCTGTAAGCACAGATCTTGTCTGCGTCAGGGATAGCCTTTACTTCGGCAATCTTTTGAATAGATGCCATTTTACGAACATAAACTTCTGTCATTTTGTTTCCTTATACCATTCGGACGCCGGAATAACTACCTCGGCAACATCTTTCCACTCACTATTGTAGTGCCCAAATTCATGAACCATGCACGTACGGATTTGCAGAGAAGACATACGAGTAACCCAACGGTTTTTCCAATCGGTGATGCTTTCATCTTCAAATCCTGGACCACGAAGTTGTGGTTGATATGTGGCATAGTGAGCCATTCTAAACTCATCGTACCTCATATCATGCAATCAAAAACAAAAACAACAAAATTGATCCGGCAATCCAATGTCCGAGAGCGAACATCACGATTGATGCGGTGATGTAAAGATGTGCTGGTCTCATTTTTTACCCCAAGTAATTTCTGCCATGTAGCCGTCACGTTGGTCCTCAGACTCTCTGACTGCATACCCAAGTATTCTCAGACGATTCACTACTATCGGATCAATGAGATCATAAATGATACAACCTAGATTGCCAACTTTAGCATTAGCTTTGATTGTTTTCAAAACCTCGTTGGTTTCTTCGCGTTTGTACTCACCGTCAAGCGACCTAGCCGCTGTTGCCAAGTCAAGTGCTTCTGCTGCATTCATTCATTTCCTTACCGGTTTCATACCGTCAAATGTCCATTCATCCAGAGCCGCTTCGTACTTCCAGTTGTAGTCGGCATCAACAAACTCTGGCGCATTGTTCTCGTAGTAAACACATTCCCAGTTGCCGGCACGGTCAACGTCGTTCACATCGTAGCCGTAAGAATCGAAACCTTCTGGGTCGTACTGAGTGAATTCTTCGGCTTCACGGCTGTATTTGTGCCACCATTCCTGGTCAGCCATGTAAGCGGCAGTAACGGTTGGGCTGTATTTTCCACGCATGATTATTCCTTGATCAACGATTGAGCTTCTTCAATCCACTCGCCGAGAGTCAATTGGTTCAGTGAGTTTACCATCACCGAGGTTGAATCACGGAGATCCAACACATAGCCGGTGAAGTAAAAGTAACCAGAACCACGTTGAAGTTCGAGGGGAATTCCCTCTTCCTTCAGGGCTTTATTGACTGTTTTAAGAGTGATTTTAGACATGGGTTAATTATAACCCAACAGTCAATATGTGTAAATTATTTCAGATTCTCGAGAACTTGAGTCAGATCAAAGTCAAACTCTGTGACTTCATCGTAAATCTCGGCGGCAATCATCATGAGAGCAACCTGAGCATCTGTGAAATCGGCTCCAGTCAAACCACTAAGGTAGTACTCAACATCCTCGGTAGACTGAAGCGCCCAAAGAACGTCGGCATGTTTCAGTTGACGATCTGTGAATCCATACACGCGGGGGTAGTTCATTTTACACAAGCCTTCAAGATAGTAAGTGCGTTGATGTACACATCAAGATCATTGATCGATGATGATAAAGTTTCGGTGCCGCGGCCAATACCGAGGATCCGCTGGGGACCTTCATCTGTGTCATAGATACCGTACGAGAGTCGTACATTCTGATTATCCGAATCCACAAGATTGACTCCAAAGATTCCGTTGCCAGATGTAGTTGCCGCCTCGCTCATGTCAACCCCGCTTGGCGGCAAATCTGAGAATTGTTCGGCCGTTGGAACCTCAGTACTCACAAATTGTTTTTCCCGGATCATGCTCTCGTAAGTATTCCAGAGCTTTTCGAAGCGATAGGCATACACGGTTGCCAGAGCTTTGATGTCTTCCACTGGAGCTCCGGCTTCACACATATCCTTGATGTCTGTGGTGACATTCCAGCAATTCTGGATGCCTTCTTCTAATTCAAAGTAATCGGTCATTTTAGTCCTTGTTAATAGCAAGTCGTTGTAGTGCGGTAGCAATAAACATTGCTTCCTCTTTTGTGAAGACAAGATGACCAGTCGGAGTGCCACTGCCGTCATCGATTTGTTCTATGCGAATGCACTCGGAATTGTCGTCGTCCGCCCGAACAGAATACAGCCAACCATCTGGGTTGCTTACAATGAACGCCGCGGACATAGTTACTCTAGACATTACATTTCCTTTGTCAAATACCGAAACGGCAGACCATTCTGCCATTCAAAATGTTCCCAGTCACCAAAACAATCAGCAGCTTCAAAGAGCCACCGAAGGGCGGTAGCACGATCAGCTGCACCAGCTTCAATGGTAACTGCAACCGAAGCTTCGAACTTAGCGATGTCTCGCACTTCTTGCTCTTTGCGGTAGTCTTCCGAGCGCACCATGGCTTCCACCAAAGAATCCCATTGGAATTGCTTTTGGGCATCCGTAGCATGGGTCCAACCATACCACCAAGACTGAGAAGGACGGCAACCGAACGCATCTTTGTGCAGATCAGATACCGAGAGTTCATCGAATGTAGACATGATTTTCCTTTGAGTTTCAGAAGTTGGTTTATTATACTACATCGCGCATTATGTGTAAATTAATTTCTTTGACTAAGTCATCCAACTGTTTGTAGACAGAAACTCCATAAACGTTAGATTTGGTGTGTATCTCACCCGATTTCATAGTCACTTTGACATGTTCACCATAGTAATCTAAAGCGACTTCTGAAATCTGATCTTCGGCTACATACAGATTATTATTGATTTTGATCATGTCTCATACTTCTACATTCTGCAACGATGTAAACATTCGGCCACGAGCACCGGGATAAGCTGCTTCGTACTCTGGATCTGGTTCCCCTAGCTTGTACAGAGAATTCTGTGTTACCACATAGTTCCCAGATTTGCCAAGAAGTCTAGATGTCTTTACGTAAAGTCCATTTCTATCCCCCACTAAACAAGGCACTGCAGCCTCGGGCGCCGTATATGGACTATCCACGGCATATATTATTGCCCAATTTTCTAATGTGTAAACCGGTTTCATTAAAATACTCCTACAAATCTACCATGACATTTATAAGAACAAAATGCATAGTTACTATCGAAACTTGCATCTTCTTCTTTCATTTCTTTTCCGCATTCAGAACATTCAACCATACCAGAAAATTCTGTGTACGTACCAAGTCCCTTAGATGGAAATTGAGCTTTAGATGGATCATAAATCGTCCCATCTTCTTTCACTGTCCACCAATGTTGTTCTTCTGAATTCCAAATTGGACAATAGTAATGACCTCGAACTAATTTAAGTGTTGGATCATCTAAACATGCAGCTTCGGATAGTTCTTTACACTTACCTCTAAATTCCATGTAATCACTCATAGTAATTCCTGTTTCACTTTAGCAATTCGTTCTTCAAGACTTCCTGTGAGCAGAGTATATTTCTTGCCTTCGAGTTCTTTGAGATAGAACGCATGCCCTTTGTTCCGGAACTTTTCATCCTGCCGGGTGCCATCCTGCACCATCGGAAAGTCTGGCGCACACAGGAAGATCTTGTAGTAAGAATCCAAATTTGCTGCCATATCGTAAAGTTTTTGTGGAACTCGACCAAACCACTGCTCGGTGTAAAACAGTGTGGTCAATGGTGATGTGTCACAGTATATGAATTCATCCATTTTAATGCCGCCAGCCTTTAAATCTTCCACTTGAAGTTGCCGAGCACCAATTAGAGTCATGTCTTCATACCGAAGTTTACCATTCCGAGCATCGTACAGCAATCGGCCATATTCTAGAGCAGTATGTTGTTCATCCCCAAGCGCACGTACTAAAGTAGTTTTGCCAGTTGATTCGGCACCAAGGAATAATACCTTACGAACAAAATCTTTTCGAACATACCACGGTGTATATAGTTCCATATTCTTAGTTGATTCCCGGAGTTGTGTGCCAGAAATTGGATGTTCAAGGCGATCTTTGTCTACCATCACATGTTCGACATGAACTGGATTCAAAAATTTCGACGTAAAGTAAAGTGCTAGATGATCGGCAAATCCCTGTCCATAATCTTCGGATGTAAAGACGGCATCTACGGTAGTTTCTAAAGTTTCAAGCAAATGTTCGGCACAAAATTGTCTATGTGCAAACTCCGAAGAGTCATCCACAAGGCCCATGACAATGGATTTTGTGTCTAGGACATCAATTGTAATATTGGTTCTGTCCCAAAATTTTGTGGCCATTTCTAACCACTCTTGCCGCTTCTCTGCTTCACAGCCTGGGAAATTACCCGAGGTGTAAGATAGTATGATTAGATTCTCACATTGCTCAGCGGCAGTATCAATGACTTTGACGTGCCCATCGTGAAGTGGGCAGAACTTGCCGACAACCAAACCGGTTACGAATTTCTTAGCCATAATTTCCACCAAGGTTTCTTTTGTTCAAATAATTTTGCATCTGGACCACATACAGCAGCCTGCATAGATATTCCGGTTGCAGTGGCAAAATCAACTCTCATATAAGTACAATCACGGAAATACTCATATCCAGATACTAGATTTGTCTTATAGTTAGACATCGGATGGTGACATTCTGATGGGTAATCGTCACCATATCTGTGGTATTTACAGTCTATACAAAATTTCATAGGTTCATTATAACATCAAAAAGTTTATGTGTAAATTACCAGAGATCTTCCGAGAATAAATTCCCACCTTGATAACCGCCTTCTGCTGGGCGTATGATTTGCCCAGTTCTTTGTGCGCGAATGAAGGCACCTTGGCGGTTCAGAAACTCACCGTTTTCATCTAGGAAACCTTGAACATCTGACCCTTTGATGCCTACTCCGTTCTTAGAAGCAATAAGACGAATCACGTGATGATGCCGATTTGGCCGCGGTAGAGACCAGATCACACCATCGTACTTAATTGCTACATCAGTAATGTCTGCATATCCGTTAGCCATTATTGATCCTCCGTCCATATCTTTCCACAGTCTGGACATCTGAATTCCCACCAGTAACAATCATCGGCTTTGCACCAGTTACCTGTGTCAGAAAATCCCTCTTTGCTTGCATTAGTATGCGGACATGCCCTTTGGATTTCATCGATCTGTGAATACAGTTTAAAAATTTTATTTTCGAGCTTTTCTACTTTAGTCATACAGCCTCGTATGTAGAATGGAAGATGCTGGGTTTACATGGGTAAAATTCGCCAGCAACACCTTTGATAATGTAGTCACCTTCATCGGCGATGTGGTCTACTTGAAGAACATTCCCATCTTCCAAAGTGCCGATGTGAGCTTCGCCGATGGCACCAATGTGTCGATTCTTGTTTGTCTTCAGCAGATATGGACCGCAGAATGCCTTCAGTTCTTCAATTCCTTCTTTAGAATAGACGAACTGAACTGCTTCAATTACTACTGGTTTCTTACGATATTGCTTGATCATTTACTATCCTCATATTACTAAATTCACGGTTAACCTGGCCGTACCCTTTGCAGCGTTCGAGAGATGTTCCATATCTGACAAATGCTTCAAACAGAGTATCACCTTCTTCGACGACAGCCGAATGTGCCGTTGTGCCGCCTTTCCAGTCACCTTTTTGCCGACCCACTTCTTTATCAAAAGAGAAGTCAACGTGTTTATAGTATACTGGTTTTCTAATGTATCCAAGCCATTTCATCCAAGATGTGCCGTGACGATACATTGATTCTTCGATGTGGCAAGTAGCAGTGATTTCTTCTCCGTCAAAGTCGTTGAACTTGATCACTAACTTTGGTACTGCATTTCTAATTTCTTCTAGGGCATCAAAGTTAATGCCGCCATTCTTTTTGTCAAAATATCTCTTGAATAAAGTTTCATCTGGATTCAAGTAATCGATGTGCATCCGTCGCCGAGCTTTCCATGGGATTTCGAAGCATTTAGAATGGTCGGAATTTTCAGGATCATTTCTCGACCAAGAACCTGGCTGAATTCCATATCTAATGTGCAAATGATCTTCATATATAGAAAATCCATACTCACGGCAAATATGATTAGTATATCCTGCTTTAGGATTACCCTTGGCCCATTCATATCTTGAAGTATCTACCCAGACAGACTTTGGTTTCAGAATCTGTGGTACTTCGAACCAGAATGAATAACCAAATAATGCTACGTGAAGAACATTTGGTTCGTCTTTGTAAAATTCATATGCAGTCTTAAGTGACAGAGCAAGACCCCATTCTTTGGTTTTGCTAAATTCTTTTAATTTAAACATTTGGATAAATCACCTTTACTGCTTTGCCCTGCTTAAGCGCGTAGTCGTGCGTATACCAAGTGCCACCAGACGTTTGAGGTGTAGTTTGATATGGTACTACCAAAAGAAAGTCCGTGCCATCTACGACGTTTCTATTCCGTGCAAAATACGACGTTGGATATCTAGTTTCATCTGATTCAAAGAATGCTCTAAGATCACTTTTAGAAGGTGGATGACTTACTGTTTTGATTCCAAATTCTTTTGCGATTGCTGCTACTGCTGCATCAGCGCCAACACAGTCACCGTGATGCAGTTCTAGGAAATCGTCATTTTCTCTACAATAAGTCTGTGCAGCATTTAAAAATTTTCGTACAGCATCTAACTGCTCCTGAGTAGGAGCTTTGCGGGTGCCTGTGACTCCGATTTTCATAGATTTCTTAATGTTTTTGGTCCAACTAGACCAAGGGCACGGCGCATCCGATGTTCGATGTCACCTGTTGTGACTAACTCTTGCCACACATGACCACCAGCTCTCCGGCCCTCTTCGATACATGCTTCTACAACAAGAGCGGCATATTTTTCTTCCCAAATCCATGGAATGTTTTCATCTTGGCCGATGCATTGTTCTACACAGACGTCTGCTGCAATACACGATAGAGTTTTGTATTTTTCAATCATAATGATGCTCCTGCTTCATGTTCCCACATTCCTTGAATCTCATCTCGAAGAGAAGTAATTTCGTTTGCCGCTTCATCAAGTAGATCAGCAATGCGATCCGCCGCACCTTCTTGCACAGACTTCCGTGATGGAATCTGGCGTCGAATCTCTGCTCGTTTACGTAGTCGGTAAACTAAATCTTGTTCATCCATTACCATTCACCTTATCGAGAGCATTCAAAACTAGAATAGCAGAATCAATTGCCGCTTCCCACCCTTCTTGGAATGTCTGCCAGTGATCTTCTAATCCTGGGTTTACATATTCACCATGCGAGTTTCTTTGACAAGAGAACTTACCATCAACATCTCGGAAATTTGGTGCAGTGATTCTCTCAAATGCTTCGCGGATTGGATCGTTCATGCAAATTCCAAATGTTCAATTGTCGCAAGGTGAAGTTGCTGATCATACAGCACCACAAACTTTGACGGGAATTTTACCGATGCAGCATTTTCTTCCATGACTGCCCAGTTTTTCTCGCTCATTGACTTCGAGATCATACGATCTAATTGTTCGCGAGAATTTGCGCTTTGTACTTTTAACATCATTTACTCCTTGTTTTCCACATTATAATTGCCTTACCAAGTTGGGCACATTGCTCAAGTCGGATTTGATCCATGATATTGTCCATGTCAGCATTCATGTTTTGCTGCGTCATCTTGAGCAATTTATCGTAATGCTTTTGAAGGACATCAACAACGACATCATAATCTTCTTCAGTCATACAATCAGCACCGCTTCCTCAACTTTGTCTTCGTCCAAAATTCGGATAGTTGATCCGTCATTTGCTTCTTTGATTTGTTCGACAAAGTTAGAATATACAGAACTTGTATATCCAGACATACCATAAGCATCTTTGTGACAGAAATATGTTGACCCAGAATCATTTAAGAACTCATATCCTTCTGAGGTATCAGTGATCTTGTTAACACCAGAAGATAACTTCCAAGAATCTCCATTTAAGTATCCACCGTACCAAGATGCTAGCACCTTAGTAATCTTACCATGTTTGGCAGAATCAAATTCTACCAAGACCCATTTGTCGGGGTAATAATTGCTCATTTCTTAAGTGCTTCGGCGCATAGGGTTGAATTATCTTTGGTGTATTGATTGTCAAGAGAACACCGAGCCAAAATAGGATTTACTCCCTTTGCTGCTAGTGTAGCAATTGCTTCATCACGCTTTATACCTGAAATGACCATGCTGCCTATCAGGAAAACGAAAAAGAATAGAACTGCTGCTCCCAATACATAACTAAGTTTGTTGTCCATAAAATTTCCTTAAAGATTCATTTTAACACAATGTAGATTACATGTAAACTATTTTTGCTTATCGACTGGTTTTGCTACTTGATTAGTATTCATGTTTGGTAAGTTACCTTTGACCCATACTTTCCAAACTTGCATACCGCTTTGTAGGTACAATGCTCGATGACATTCTTCTTGAGTATAGTAATGGTGAATTCTCATTTAATCATCCTCGGTGTTTTCACGAAGCAAGAAATCACCAGTCTCAAGTTGTTCCTGAAGATCATCTGAATCGTATCCATTATTGATCTCGGTGGCACAGTTGTACCAGCCTGCGTAAAATGCTTCTGCTGGAGTAATGCTACGTGAGGAAGTATTCCGCATAAATTCTTCAAAGCATTCTTCTTTAGTTCTGTGGGATTTCATGGTGTTTTTCTCTGCCATCATGCTATTGTAAAACTCCATTTGCTTTTTCACAATTACTTTTGCTTCTTGAACACATTTAAAATTCTCGGTTTTCATTCTTTTAACTCCGCAGGTTCATCTCGGAATATCAATTTACAAGAAACACCAGCATCAGATTCATTCCAGTAAATATTTGCTAATTGCTTACCTGTTTTCTTTTCAATCGACTCTCGCATAATTGCGAAAATCTGTTCTTGATTTAACTCGGCGGCTATTTGATAATCGATTTTCATTATTAAATCCTTATTCTATCCCACATATCCACATGTGTTCGGTTACCGAATATACTTCGAAATAGTTACAGTGTGAAATTAATAGTTGTTCATTTACGGCCAACCAGTCTAACACTACTTGAGCATCTGTTCTTCGGCTAAACCGTACTGCTTTATCTGCACCAGGGCTAAACTCTACTTTACCAGACCTAATTGGCCCAGCAGTAAACCACTCAGCCCTGCCCACACCAGGCAAGTTGCATTCTATTAACCAAGCTACTTCATTCATTATTCAACTCCAAAATGTTTTGCTATTTCTTCACTTGGGACAAGTCCGTTCTTAACTGCCTTGTCCGCAACTGCCATACATTCTTTAACAAACAAAGAAGCAAAAGTTTCTTCCCATAACCATGCTTCGGATCTTCCCATGTTGCTGCAAATGCCTTCTGAGGCAATATACATTCCTTTTACTATATCTCGGTTCATAGTTTGTGTCCCATGTTATCATCGTTCAGTCGTTCAAATTTCATAATGTGTGCTGGCACTTTTGAAAGTGGTTCGTGGTAAATATAGCAGTCTTTGGCAATTGCCGCACATTCCTGCACAATCAGTTCGGCCAAATAATCTGTGTCAAGTTCTGCTGGCTTATTTGGACCACGAGGTCGTGTTGCTTGTTTGACAAGTTTTTTAATTCGTTTGTTCATACAAAATTCCCATAATAAATCAACACCCAAGGATGCATCCTGTAATCCGAGCATACTTGCTGTATTGAATACTTTCCACTAATTTTGAATCTCTTACCCACTGCCTCGTATGCAGCACGATAAGATCCAAAATATCCCGCAATGCTACTTGTTCTCATTTCACCAACTCCTGTAGTCGTGCAATTTCTGCTTTAATTTGAGCTTGTCGGCAAGCATCAGTTGCTTCTTGTGCGGCAACTGCTCGGCCTTGTGCTTCTTTGAGTGGATCTTTTGCATTTAAAACGGCCAGCGGAATAGTAAAATGGTTCCAATTGTCATAATCTCGATCGTCATGAGTTTCGACGTACATATCGGTGGCGGTTTCATATACTCTCACAAATGAGTAAACATTTCTTTTCGGGTGCAGCGCCTTGATAATTGGAATAAGATAACATTCAAAGTCATCTCGGGCATCATCTGCCTTATTAACTGCATTAACCCATTTTTCCGCGAGTTTAGTTGCTTTGTTCATTTTATTCCAAAGTAAATTGTATCGACAAAAGACAAAATTATCGAACCAAGAACTACTATTCCTAGTGTCTGCCACGCTGTGATGGAGCCTGCGCCACATTGATAAAATGTAGTAGATATAAGTACAATATCAAGCATTGAATGCTGTTTGCCAAAAAAGAAATTTCTCATTCGTGTCCTTTGTTAATCAAATCTTTAATAATCTCGAGTTGTGCCTTCAGACTAACAATGAGTTCTAAATCTGTAAAATATTCAGACCCAACATCTGGCACCCCAGATCTAAATGCTTCCAAATATGATTTGCCGCATTTAGTAGTAAGTTTACGAATATCATTTTCGATTAGTTCTACGCGATTTTTAAGCATTATAGTTTCTCCAATTTTTCTTTTGCCAAACCAAGAAGAAATTCTGCAAGTTTGATTTTATCCTCACACTGTCTTTTTGTATTCAGTTCGACTTGAAGTACCTTTGCAGCATCTTTCATATCTGCTAGTACTTCATAAATTCCAGGTTGTCGTGGGGGTGCCATTGGTCGTAAACTTGGAATAGGACCTCTTGAACCAGGCGCTGGCGCCGGTGTAGTTGTTTTATTGAACCACATTATTGTTTCTCCATCAATTTCTTCCAGTTGAAGTATGATACCAGCGCATTGACCCAGAAGAATCCATATAGCACAGATGTCAAGTACAGTTCACGACTCCAGAACAGTGGGACTGACAGTGTGTTCACAATCAGCCATACTTTCCAGGTCTCAATTGAACGGGACATTAGCAGAATCTGGGCAACCACCGAGAATGCAAGTACAGTTGAGTCTATCCAAGGCGCATAAGCATTAGTGAACGAGTGTAGTATCCATCCGTATGTCAAAGCAACCACCTGTGCAGATATAACCGCCATGATGAACCAGACTCTATCTGCTTTGTTTATTTCTAGTTCTTTTGTTTCCGAGGTGCCCTTAGTTTTCCACATCATCCAACCGTAAATCCCGGTGGCAAAGAAGAATATCTGAAGTGTCGCATCAGCATATAGTTGTACGTTATAGAACATGATGCCGAATAATACGCATCCAACCAGCCCCGTCCACCAGGTGTGGATACTGTTGCGACCTGCAAGTACGATACAAGCAATTGTGAAAATATTTGCCCAAAGTTCGAGCGGCGTCCAAGTAAACCAGTTCATAATCTAACTCCTAGATTGTTATAGATAATTTCATTATATCACAAAAAGATTTTGTGTAAAATTTTATTCAAATTCCAACTGTATAGCCGCAAATGCTACTTTATGTGTTGCCGGCGCGGATACCGAAACAGCTCGGTAAGTCACAGATGCTACCCGAAAAGGTGAACCTTTTCCTTCAATACTAAATGTGTCACCTCTACGCGGTACAGAATCAGTTAGTACATCATCTGTATCACCAGATGGATAAATAACGAGCATTTTAAACATTACAATTTCTCCCAAATGTTGTTCACTTCATCAGCAACCACTTTCAACAGTTGGTAACTCGCAATCACGTTTTCATTGAGCAACCGTTGACCCATGTCAAGAAGAACGTTCTTGTTTTCTTCTGTGGCAGCAATTGCTTGGTCTGGACCAGTCATAAGATGCTGTTTCCGCGAATGCGGGTAAGTGATGATCAGGTAATAGTCAACTGCGTTCGCGTTCATTTCAGTCTTCCGATCTGACGTCAATCACACAGTGGTTCCGAAGAAACTCACCCGGGATGATTGTATTGGCAACAGTCATATAATGACCTTGTTTGGCCATCGTTGCAGAAAACTCAGCTAGGTCATCAAACTCAGTCTGAGTACATTCTGCCCAATCGGATTGAGCAACAATACTTACACCACCCGTGAAAGTTCTAACAGTCAGCTGCATTTTCATTATTCAACTCCAAATATTTCTTTGATGTCATCCGTAAGGTTCGAATACACCCAGGATTCAGTTACTTCATCGTGGACAGATTGCAATTGAATACGGCCAAGACATTCGCGGATAATCAACTTAGCAAACTCTTGGTCGTAGATGTCATTCCAGGTATGCACCCAGGCGCCAGTTTCATCGGCGCAGGCATTTGTGATTTTGTCTGTCAATTCAGATGCCAGATTGGCAAGTTCTGCAATTCGAGTGCTGTTCATTTTCTATCCCACATTGTAAGCCAAGAAGTTTCCGTATTGAATTTCATCTCTTGATGGTAGACGATATCTACGGTAGAAGCAATATCCTTCGAAATTTTCTCATCGTCATAAAAGATTGCCGGGACGATGTTTGCTTTGTGTACACGATAGAAGATCCCATCACGGTGTACACCCGAAAATTTTGAAGCAGCAAGTTCAACCCGGCGTTCATACAGTTCTTCAAGAATGTTTGAAATCGATTGATATCTCATGATGTTCCTTTGAGTTTCGGATTAGATGGTTTATTATACTATAATGTGGATTATGTGTAAATTAAAGTTTCTCGGCCAGGTAGTCCTTGAGAATTTCCTTGGCATACTTTGCCGGAACTTTGTCAAAAGTATAAGTAATGTTGAAAGTTAGTTCATCACCATCTGCTGCTTTTAGCACATTTCGAACTGCCCACGAATCTTCTACAAAAGCTTTACGGATTGCTTCTTCGGTTGTGTATCGGATAAATTCTCTCATAGAAAACTCGATTGTGTTGGTTGAAAATCATCTTCATCGCATGGTTGAGCTAGATCACAACCATCGGATTCTTTGACCGAAACCAATTTGTCTGATCCAAAAGCCGAATTGCTGTTGGTGACCATCCAAGCAGGTAGTTTGATGTTACAGTAACCGTAACCTTTAGTTGCGTACTGAGTATCACAAAATTTACATTCTTTGCATTCAAGCATTTAAATCTCCACTATAAAATTTGGGTTAAATTGATCATTTAGATCATTGGGTGCATAACCTCTAGGATTACATACAACTCGAGTATCACCGATCATGTAATTAGAATTGTTGTGCATGTGACCGTGAGTCACAAGTTTAATCTGCGGCCGATCTAGGATGAATTCAGATAGATCCGAAGCATAGGCGCCATTCATGAGATAATTGTTCACATATCTCTCATGAATAGATTTCTGGTGAGGCGCGTGATGTTCTACCATCACAATCTTCTGATCTCGATATATGTCGGCCAGTACTTTAAAGTACCCCAAAGTTTCTCTATGTCGAAGTACGGTATCATATGCACGGAGCTTCCGGTATCCCAGAGCATCGTTACGAATCAATGTGAAATCGTGCATCATGTCTTGAGTAGCATGTAGGGTCAGTGGGTCACCTTTATTCATGTCGGTCCAGAGAGTACCACCCATGAAAACTACTTCATCTAGGACAATATGCTCACGTTCGAGGAAATGTACATTTGGAAAGTTCTGCAAAAAGTGTCGAAGAATTTCTAAAGATTTTTCCCATTTGCCGTTGTAGAATTCATGATTTCCTGCAACATAGATTATATGCTTAAACTCTGATGCTACTTGTTCAAAAAACAGTCGGTAACGTAGAGTAGTTAGATATCTATGGCTATCTGGATCTGTGGTCTCTGAGATATCATCTGCAACTACAATGTCTCCGGCCAGCACCAAAACATCGGCACCGGCATTTTTGATTTCTGTGGTGCCAAATTCTAAGTGTAAGTCTGAGACTATTTGTATTTTCATGTTATTCTACTATCGTTGCACGAATCACTCTGGCCCATGCTAAAGGCCATTGAATGTATCTCTCTTTTTTATATTCTTCTTCCCATGCGGCAATTTCTTTTTCGTTGACCAATAGAAAATCATCACCTTCTTGCTGCTCGGCCATATAAGCCGAAGTGTATTTCCTCTTACCATCATAAGATACATAAACATCTGAGTTTGGGCGTTGCCGCATACTCGGCTTAAACCACGGCTGTGGTTCAGCTGGTGCTTGACCAGCAAGATAGACTAATTCTTCGTACCGAGAGTTAAACATTTGGCATAGTCCCAAGCACTTTTTTCATAGTAATACCCTTCAAAAATCTTGATTCAATGATTCCAAAATACCCATCACAACATAATGTGGCACATCGAGTTCATTGGCAATTTGCCGAGAATTCATACCTTCGTAGTAGAGTTCTACGACATCGAAATGCAGAGTAGACATTGCAGACACGATTTGTCCTTTTGTTTAAGATGGTTCATTATAAACCAAAAGTCTTTATGTGTAAATTAAATGTCGTGCGCACACTGCCGAGTAGCTTCATGGTCGCAGTCACACAGAGTTCTATAATCACCAAAAAGATCTTCTTTGTACGGACAAGTATGCTTTTTGATACGCACTAATTTTTCCTTCTTACCGAAGATACGATCCCATCCGTCGGCATATTTTTCTAGGTCTGCACCTTTGCGCAGTTTATCACCTTTGCCTGCTTCGCGTGTCATAGATGTTCTCTCCAAAAATCTTCCAGTTGTTCAGCTTCAAAATCTGCATTATTATCTTTAAGATAGTTAACGGAATGTTTGACTACCATTGCTGCAAATTTTTCAAGTTCTTCTCCATTAGCAAGAACTATACACGGCACTGGATCAAGATAAGACTTGTACTTGGCCGCCCCTGAGAGCAGTGAAAAGTTAAGAAGGGTCGGTTTCATCTTTAACTCTTAACTCCGAAATGTTCTTTAATCTTCTTTGCAATAACGAATCCGTTGATATTCGGCCATGCAATATCTACACATTCCCCCACAATCAACTCAGCAAACTTGGCCAACTTCAGTTCTTCAAATTCCTTGGGAGTCTCATTCAATGTAGTCACAGAAAAAGCATGCTCGGTTGCCTGCTTCCAAAGTTCCATAGTGCGCTTGTTCATTTTGCTTTCTCCAGCAATTCACGATAACGGGTTTCGACATCTTTCATATGCTGGTCCAATTTCTTTTGTGCAGCATTGCGATCTTTGGTGTCACGCTGCCAATCTTCCCAGAGCTCAAGTGCTTTGGAGCCTTTGGCAAGGGTGAGACCTTTGTAGACAACTTTTTTCATTTATTTCTTAAAGAGAATTACGAAGTTTTTGCACTTTATGAAGCAGTTTTGAAATCTTTGGAGATAAGTGGCCGTACTTTCCACCCTGTTCAATTTCAAGTTTAGAAATTTCGATTTCCAATTCTTGAATTTCTACGACTTTTCGGTCACCCCACACACGTTTAAACATAAACACTTCAATTCTCCGCAGTGATTCGGTATGGATCAATTATACTACAACGAGCATTATGTGTAAATTACCAAGAAATCTTGATGGAGGCATGAAACTCATGCCGAACTTCGTCATCCATCCATCCCAAGCCGCCACCAATCTGGACTTTTTGCTTTTCTAGACACATATCAAACCCAAGCAATTTGAGTCTAGCTTTAATCAACTTCTGTAAACCATTCATTTCTGATGCCCGGCAATCTTCATGGGCGACATCATAAATTGATCTGAATTGAAGGCCGGAATTTGCTGGAAAAACATGGCGTTTACCAAGTTTAGCTTCGCGTTCAATAAGATTCCCCAGATCTTCGAGGTATTTTACCATCAAAGTATCGCTCTCTTCAACAAGAGTCCGGGCCGTTTTTGCATCAATCATTTTGATCCTTCAATTTCAATTATTATACTACAACGAGTATTATGTGTAAATTACGAGGCTCCGTGATGACCGACCTTAGGCTTCACAGTCTTCATGTACTGCTTGACTTCGTCCCAAGTCCATGGCATCATATCAGCTTCTGCTCGGTTGTCGATTCCAACATCGAGAATGTTACCGTCCGTTTGGTACGACCCATGGCAGTGTCCGTGAAGGTGGAAACTAGTTTCTTCAGATTCCCAATGTGCCAATGGGAAGTGACATAGCACAACCATTTGCTTTTCAATCACAAAAGTCTTCATGTGAGATACCGAAGCACATTGATCGCGGAGATGCTGGTTCTTCCGCATGTGGTGATCGTGATTACCCAAAATCAAATGGTGTTCGACACCAGTCGCAGCAATACGACTCAGTGCTTTATGGCAGAAATCAACACCCTGAAATGCTACGTCACCTAAGTTGTACAGCACATCACCGGGCTTCAGAGTTCGCTCTAAATTACTCAAGAGAATCTCGGACATTTCTTCCCAATCTTTACCCGACCGAGTAGTTGGGCAGAACTCTTGGATCCGTCTGTGGTAAATGTGAAGATCTGAAGTGAAATAGATCATTTTATTCGGCGATAACAATTTTAGAGAAACCTTCGTCAATGGTAGGAAGTTCGAAACTTTCCAGCATTGATTTCAGCACTGAGTGTGGAATAGTTTTTCCAGGACGGCGGTCAAGACGTTCTTTCAAGACACTCTTTTCGGGTGTTTCAAAAACAACAGCAACGACATTGTAGTCACTGAGAAATTTCAATTTCTTTGCTCGAGATTTCTTGGACAGATTTGTCTGATCCCAAACAAAATCCTTTTCTTCGACGACATAAGTCCCAACTTCTTCAATCATCAGCGAAGTTGCTTCTTTGATGCTGGTGTCGAATGCATCATCGTAAGACACACCACGTTCAGCTGCAAACCGGTCAATATACTTGTCGGTCGAAGCATATCCGATAGACGGATGGTTCTTGATAGTCCAAGTAGTTTTCCCAGATGCAGGAACACCAATCAGCATATAGCAAGTTGGCCGAAGAAATTTCATAGTATAAATGCTCATTTTGAAGGTGGGAGTTGCCAAAAAAGTCTGTAAAGTTCAACGAATGTATCGAATTGATATGCTACCCGTTCCATTTGATCGGCCACAAGACCTGCATTATAAACAGTAGACCTAGTTTCGCGAACGATTGTGTCGGTGATATAGTCGTTCATACTTCTACCTTAAAGACGTTCGCGAGTTTTTGTTCTTTTGTCCAACCTGCGCAGTAAGCAAGATTGCCGCTTTCAAATTGATCGAGCACTTCTTGTTCCGTAACAACGCGGTGTGAGACAATAGTTTCTCCGAGATGTTCTTGATCAAATTCTTCAACTTCTTGACACGTGACAGAATCAAGCGCATACTCAGGGTGGTCATCGGGTACCTCAACGACATACCGAATTCGGAACATAGAAACACATTCTACCATTACTAATTTACTCATTTCTTTTAGCCTTTTCTAAGTTAAGTACAAAATTTTCTACTATTAGTTTAGTAACAGTAGCCATAAGAATCAGATCGCGATCCTCGGGATCATTCATCAGATACGAATCGAGTACGCCCGAGGCCATTATGGAATACGCGACGTCTTCAGACACATTAAGCATTCCAAAATCAATCGGGTCTTCTGCCTCAATCTCTTTGGCAAGTTCAACGATTTGTTCGACTAGGTTCATTTTTAATTCCTGTTCCAGAGCAGGATCCACATTTTGGACTTCCCTGCACATCATAATAACCCGAGCCAGAACATGCCGGGCAAAGTTCTACTTGCTTTTGAGAACTTTGCCAGTCGGCAATTGACTTCCGAATCTTTTTATTGGGTTTCAAAAGTATTCCCGGCGGGTTTCATCCACAGTACCTTTGGCAAAGCGAACTTCTTGTGGCGTGGTTTCAATTAGCCCATGCACAACGATACCCGGTAATTCGCCCTGCGGCACAGCATCTTGCCAAAGGTACTTAAAGCCGTGGTAGTTTCCAGAAGTATGAAGCACATACTCTAGAGCATTGCAGAGACCTTGACGAACATCTTTCGAACAATAGTCAGAGGTTGAATTCTTGAGACTAGAGTTAATGTCAAGACGCATTTTTTCGACAGAGAATGTTTTCTTACCCATAATGTTTCCTAAGAGAATTCATGAACCCAAGTAAACTTTGTGTCGCCTGGGATCCACTTAACTTGTTCTTGCTTCCGAATCGGCTTTTCAAAGTCAATACAGATACAGATCCACCCAGGAACCTTTGAAAATTCTACTGTGGTGGCAGTGCGTACGATTTGAACAATCTTTCCGTCCTCCATTTTTCCTACAGTGATCATTTCTATTCCTTTGTTTCAGAAGATGTTTCATTATAAACCACCGAGTATTATGTGTAAATTAAAATACTTTTACAAACTTACCAAAGACTGCAGTTGTTTGAGTCGAAATCTTACCATCAGTCTTGGTTCTATTACCTTGCCAACCAAGCACTAAAGTTGTGCCTATTTGCGGATTCCATGTGTAAACAATTTGTTCTTTTTGACTTACTGAATGTTGTTCATACAGAATCCCATCAAATAGATCTTTCTGTAAAGTACTAGACTGCGCCAATTGTAATTTCAGAGTGTGGAATTTTGAGGGAGAATATGACAGTTTGACATTGACAACCCTAGCTTTATATCCAAGATCGTTTGAATCGGCGTCTTTTTCATTTATAATAGATGTAGAAGTTTTCCACTGTGATGTAATTTGCCACACCGTTGTAAACATCATACTACTAAGTGGACGCTGTTCTAGAACATTGAAATCGGTTGTTGTGCCACGGCCGAAAGATGACATAATAGTGAAGCAGTTAAATGGTGTTGCATCAAAATTGATAGTTGTTTGGTCGGACAAAAATCGCTTTGTGTCGAATATATACATGTTCTTTTGCTTACTGATAGAAAATATATACTGGGATTTCATAGTTATAGATGCAGACAAAGTCTGGTCATAACTCACTAGATTATTGTCTGCATCTATAGTCGTATCAAAAGTGACATAACCACCATATGATGTAATAAAGTCATTTTCTGACTGGTCGAAGTTCAAACTTTCGTAATTTGAAAATCTGGTTCCCCCAGCCAAATTCATATATCCCATGTCAGCTCTGAAATTTTCGGCGACGTATGTAATGCTAGACTGTGAAAAAAGAGTCTTATCAGAATAAGTATGATTCAAATAAAATGCGCTACCATTAGGAACAGTTGCCTGTATTGGATCGCGGGTCTGCGAATAAGCTGTTACAACTGTGAATGAATTTTCGGCCGAAGGACTCCAACCGAGTGAACCAGATATCATAGTGTTTTGATAATTATCACCAAAACGCACTGTTGCCAATGTCCCAAGTCTTAGTTTGTCGTTCAGTTGAAGTCCATAACTTACGATAGCATTGGTGGATCCACTTTCTTGTGAAGATAGACTTGACCCAAGTATCTCCGGCCGAACAATATTTGTATAGCGGTCTTTGGCAACTATGACTCCAAAAGTCTGATCAGCTTGTCGGCCGACATATTGAACGCCCCAATCTAAATCAGTAATTGCTCGGGTATAAATTAAACTCATCTCTGTGTTAAAAGGGCCTCTGTCTTGTGTGAAAAATGGTCTATTTTCCGTGAGATTAATTGCATATCTTCTATTGGTTGTAATTTGAAATGAATCAAAATCTAGTTGCAAATAGTCTGGTCGAATTGTTCCAATGATTTTGTTCCCATTTTTTGACCATTGCATATCTAAACCTGTGTAAGTTTCTTTAGTAGTACTTTTACCAGTTTGTTGAATATATCGTGATACAATATATGGTGACAATAGCAATTGTGATTCTTGTGCTTGTAAATCATCAAGTTTAAAATGTTCAAACTGACACACCTCACATGAAAGATGGACGTCAACTGGAGCCCAACTTAATACTTCACGCTGGCCATATCCTATGGAACGATTAACATTTATTGCTATGTCTTTTGAGTTTTCTTGAACTTCTATTGTTTGAAATGGTATGCGATACCTTACCGTATATCCGGTACTAGTACGTTTTGTACTAGATTCCCATTGACCATTCCAATTTGGGGAAGCTTCCCCAACAGAACTAATGATCTGATCACCGGTTGAACCAGAGGCAGATACAGTAAAGACATATGCCCTACGACCAGTACCCAATGGGTCTACAAATAACTGAACCTTATCACCCACTGTTACGGTGTCATGAACTCCGTTAGCAGCAATGATCTTATCTGGGGTTGGGTCTATCGCGTTGATTTCAACATACAAAGCATTGCGATCATGAAATGTTGAGACTCGGGTTATGTACTTACTTGGAACAATTGTTGATGAAGCCGCGGAAGCAATTTCATATTTGAGATCCGAGTGAAGTGCATTCAACGGCACTAGTTCTGAGGAGTGAACCCAGTCGCTTGGCACTGAAGATTGTTGCAGCACCAATGATTTGGGCTGGTTCGTATCTGTCTGTGCATGTGAAAAGCTGTTTAAGAAAAAAATACTTGATAAACTGACCAAAGTCTTTTTAAACATATTACATTTAGTATTCTGGAACATAGTTCATTATATCACATCAAACAATATGTGTAAATTTAATAAAGAGTGGGCATCGAGCATGTCCTAATGTCAATAACACGGTCAGCTGCTTCAATCGATTCCATTCTGTGGGCAAAATGTATGCGGGTTATTCCCATAGATTTTAGATTTTTTGAGACGGCTTGTGCAGTTTCAGTATCTAAAAAGCTTGTTGCTTCATCTAAAATCAAGGCAAGAGGACTTCCATATAAAGCTCTTGCTAGCAGAATACGCTGTCTTTGACCACCAGAAAACGAAGATTCATCTTCGGAAATCGGGGTTTCATATCGCATCGGAAGGGACATTATAAAATCGTGGAGTTCAGCTGCTTTAGCTGCAGTAATTAGATCAGAGTCATCAACTTTTCTATATAGTCTAATATTTTCACCAACTGTGGCTGGGATCAATTTATCATCTTGCATTACGAATCCAATATATTTCGTAATGCAATGTATTGTGTCTTCTGATGATTCAATACCACCAAATTTGATTGTGCCACATGTTGGTATGAGTTGTCCAGCAATTGCTTTTAAAAGTGTTGATTTCCCGGCACCACTAGGGCCCGTTATAACTACATTTTCTCCGCTTTTAATATCCAAAGATAAACCAACGAGAACAGGTTCAGACAACTCAGAATATGAAAGATCAATGTTATCAATCTTAAGACTTCCATCTTCGGGTAATCTATGAATAATTATTGTGTTCTCTTGTTCTTTATACACATCAGCCAGAGAAAGAGAATATGCAGCTGCTATATGTGTCGAACTATAGAGAGAGGAAATTGCTCCAACCCCGGAATTTACCATTTCACGATAAATTGACAACGAAATTAGTGTTCCAAGCGTTATGAGATTTTGACGGACAAGTTCGGCACCTACCAACATTAATACCAACCTATCAATGACTGTGAAAACACTTATTATGGAATTAATATTCTGTTTGTATTTGTCGAGTTCATACTCTGATTCTACCAGATGGTTGGTTTGTACATTTATAAGTTGTGCTGCTTGCATCTGTGTACCACCAATTCTCATTGGGATAATAGCACGGAGCATATCAGAAACCATAAGCTTACTTCTGACACTGTTCTTAAAATGCTTTTCTCCCAGCCGTTCCATTTGTTTATAGGTTGAAACATCTATTAACCATCTTAAGCAAATTAAACCAAATGACATTAAACCTATTATCGGTGAAGCCTTCATAAGCATCACAAAGGCCGCTAAAGCTAATATAAGAGTTACCGCAGAGTCGGATACAATGTTCAGAATCTCTTGTGTTATTGTCTCCACAGAATTGACTAGTCCAATTAGCGAATTTGTTGATTTATTTCTCAGAAATGATAACTTTATATTAAAAACTTTTTTGACGGCGTCATTGATTGACCTACCCACCAAATCTGCTTTAAGTTGAGATTTAAACCAACCACCAACTAAAGAAATTCCGGTACCAACAAGGCCACTTACCAGAGCAATATATACTGCTAATTGTAGGCCAGGCGTTGGTGCATTGAACTGAGAATCAAATGCCTTTGCAGATAGCAAAGGAAATAATACGGCAACTAATTGAGCAACAAATAAAATCGGCAATGTCTTAATCAACATTCGCTGACTAATTACTTCTTTCAAAAATTCCTTCCATGGGAATTTTGGGTGCAACGGAAGTTTACATCCCGACTGTATTGGCAGTATTTCTATTGAATATGGTTCAATGGCTTCTGCAAGATCTTTCACACCAATTTTAGACCAGCCGAATGCTGGGTCAAAAACTTCTCGTGTACCCCATCTGGTAAGCGGGCCCAAAGTCAAAAAATGTCCTGTCTTTTTGAGTACTATTGAGCAACCCGACTGATTTGCTATTGTTTCTGGATCACTTGTATATACTTCACATTGAAATCCAGTTCGACGAAGTAAACTTCTTACTTGACTTAATGTAAGACCCCGAGTTGCTCCACCGGCAACATTTAAAAGAGCAGAGTAACTAACACGTACACCGTACATCCAAGCAAGTGCTGTTGCGGCAACTACACCACACTCTGCCTGATTTGTTTGTAATGGGACGAATGGCCTTTTTACACTGGGCCATTTATTTTTATGATCAAAGACAAATGATAAAGACATTAAGTTCTCATAATTATATTTCAAAATATACTTTTTAGGGGAAACTAGTTTCCCCTAAAATCTAAACTAGACTATTTTAAATAATTACTACTTACTGAGGGAGTACTTTGGTGCCAGTACAAACAAGTGTATTATTGGCGTTAGTACAATCACCGGTGTTTCTACACACTTCATTTGTTGAACTACTGCAATTCTTAGAATTGGTGGTAGTCTGGCCACCGGCCGTGGCCAATGACACATTAGCTTCAATCGACGAAAGCATTTCGTCATTCAACATAGTTTTACCGAATTTATTTACTGAGAATTTCATTTCTATTTTCCTTTAAAAGCCAATTTAAATTATTACAACCTAGGTTGTAGCTACGCCAATTGGAATAATGCGTTTGCTCGTTTTTGGCATCTCAACCTTCCAGGCTGGACACGCAAGATTCTTTTGATCAAATGTATTAAAGCCCTTCGACCATTGCATTAGCAAATCGTTATCGAATGTCATTGATCCATCTATATGAAGTTCGCCTATATCATTCCGTTCATCCTCTAATGCAACAGTACATTTACCAATTCTTCCCGTTGACCTAATCAAAAAATGATTCGGTTTTGATGCATAACAAATATATGATACTGGATTTCCCTTTATTTCTTCGTGGTGTTTGTCTACAGAATTTCTTAAATTCTCTGGGAAAAGTATGGCAATCAATTTATCTCTTCTAATTTCAAAATAATTTTTTGGTAACTTTTCAATATTCTTTCCTTTGTCCCCGCCCAAGTCACGAACGTCCTGAATATCATACGTAAATCTATCATCTCCATTAAAAACTTTATATAATTCTCGCCCTAACTTCTCCATAGATTCTTCATTTTGAGTAGTTTGATGAAGACGTAATTGCACATTAAAATCTTGTTTAATGTCCTTCATTGCAACTAAATTCTTAAAAATGGTATCAAATGTGCCGTTACCATTAACCAATACTCTAGTTTGATCATGTGTGGTTTCCCAACCATCAAGTGATATTTGAAAAAACCATTGATCTAGTCGAATTAACTCGGTTGCTAGTTGTTTAGTAAGTAAGTAACCATTTGTGGTAAAGCCACCCTTGACTGCAAAGTTATATTTTTCCTTGAGTTCTCTGACGCGTGTAATAATATCTAAAACAACAGTTGGTGCTAAAAGTGGTTCCCCACCGAACCACGATATTGATAATAGATCAAGGCCGTCCTTAGCTCGATGTTCAATTAAAGATTTTACACCTTGTACGACGTCTTCACTCATCCGGCCATTTTCGAACGTTTCATAACAATATGTACAACGAAAATTACATTTCTCCGTTGGCAATAGTGTTAAATGAAGATGCCGAGGTGATATGGCCGCGGCAATTTGTTCTCTACTAAAACCGTTTGGGATTTCTATCATGCTGGTAACTTTCTTTTATCTATTTAATGGTTGAAGATTTAAATTTCAATAACTGTTTTCATCTAAGATTTAATTATATCACGCAGAAAATTGCATGTACAATTTTTAATGATTATAGAACCATCATCTTGTACGGCAAAATTCAAAGTGTCACCTGCTGCCCAGCCAAGCGCTTCCATCATCTCAGACGGAAACTCAATATACAGTTCTCCGTTTTCTGCTTCTTTTACCTCTAGAGTGTAATTCATAGTGCCATCGCTTTCATAATTTCATTGTCGTACCGCTTTTTGGTATTTAGGACCTTATTAGCATAGTCTGGTGGTTCACCCAATGTGCCGCTATAACGTAGCAAAGTTTCTACCATATTTTTAGATCGATCTGCATATTCTCTGATGATCTGTGCACCAACCATAATATTGTTATGTGGATCAAATAGAGCTACATAAGTGGTTTTGTCTTTATGCTGTGATGCTGCAATTTGGAATAGTCCAATGGGACCAGAGGCAGAAACTGCTTTATAGTTAAAACCAGACTCAGTGTACATCACAGAAAGTAGTAGTACAGGATCAAGAGAGTACTTGGCTGCAGCCTCATAAATCCATAGTGCATATTTCTTGGCCAATTCTAAAGGAATAGCGCCATCGCGGGCAATGATAGAGGCAGTTTTGCTCAAAAGAAATATCTCAGTTTCTTGAGTAGATTTTTGCACGACCACAGGTTGTTTAGGCACATCAAGATATATCATTCCACTCAAAATTGCTAATGCAAGTACAACATAAGTAGAATACTTAAAAATATCAAAGGCTTTACTTTTGAGAATAGAAGCAAAAGGCTTCTGTGATGCCTTTGGAGGCAGTTTGTTAGGTTTCATCTTAGTTTGTGTGAGGAACGACCTCACGCGTTAGTTTACTATTTTGATCGACTTTGGATTCACAATACCTTGCGAATCTATAATGAAAGAAATTTCATATTCGTCAATGAATGTATGAGCCAGATTGCTAAGCAGTATAAAGCAATGTTCTGTATCATAGATGTAGATTACCTTCTTAATAATATAAAAAGGTAGTTCATCAACTACTTCTTTAGATTTTAATACAACTTTCATTTTGTGCGTATTTTAGTAAATGATCTCTGCGAGTTCTGCATGAAATCCAAGCATTATAGAATTTATCTGGATATAAAAGACAATCACTAACAAACTGCTCTCGGGCTTCGAAATATGTCAGCTCTGTTAGTGTACGACACCACCTGGTAATTTCTCGTTTGAAATTTTCTTTACCAAGAGTTTCTACATCTTTCTTTAATTCTTCCGAAGATCCATAATAGGTATCCCAGTCAGATGGAACTAAAGATCGAATTTTTTTCTTTCTCTTTTCGCCATTCTTCAATTTTACAGTTTTGATAGATGTCTTTTTGAACGTAGATTTTTTCTTACCTATGTACATGCGGCCATCTATCAAATTCGTAATTCTATATATAAAGCCGATGTACTTTGGGTCTACCTCAGTCACCGGCTCGTTTTCATAAATCCAAGTCATAATCTACCAGAAAGTTACTCTGGTAGATATTTAATGCAATCACCAAACTAATTCACATGTTCCTCCAGAACAAGCTGCACCAGCCAAAGAATCTACACTTACGTACTGCTGAGCCTGAAGTTCTTTTGAGAAGTCTATGTAGTACATAGACCTAACGATGTTACTCCACTTGTGCAGATTGTAACAATCCTTAAGACAAGCGATCATACGGTCGAGATCATCATTGAAATAATTAGAAGCAAATTTAGTTGCTCTACGAATCCAATCACGTTTAAGCAGATCTTCAGATTCAGCCGAGAGTTTGAGACCCTTACCCTGCATTGTGTCACAGGCCAACCAAAGATTCTCATTGTAGGCACGGAGTGCTTCAACGATCAGACCTGATGCAAACAAGGAACCTTCACCATGAATTTTCACAATCTTTTCAAAAGTAAGTACCTCAGTGAATGGAGCCTGAGCATAGGCCTTATCACCAGAACCTGCCATAAGAGAAACACCAGCAAAGAACTCACGGTTGTCAAACAGATATTGCTCAACTTCATCCCAGTTGTCTACGGTAATAGTGTTGGAAACATTGTGGCGTAGTTTTGGATGAGCACAGAGTTCTACATTGGTGCCGTATTCGACCCAGTACTGTTGAGCAAGTTTTACATACTCAAGTTGTTTTACACCGAGCAATTCGGACTTGTACTTAGAACCCGGTTTGGTAACAATTGGGAATGCCACCACAATATCGGTACCGTTGGATGACCACACAGATTTCTCTACCATTTTTGGATTGATGTCCATAATATGCTTGGCAACTTCGTCATTCACATTCATTTGTACATGACGGAATAATTGCTCGGCATGTTCTCCATGAATACCTGATGCAGAAGTAAGAAGTGTCGATGCATTGCCAGATGGTTTCACACAAGTACCGCGAGCTGCATGGTTGATACCAATAAGGTCGGCAATTTGAGCATTGACTTCCAGTACTAATCTAGCACCTTCAATCATGTTGTCTTTGTCGAACAGAATGTCTGGATTGTTCATCCAACCGGTAATAGAACAACCAATGAGAGCTTCACGGTCTGTAATCTCTTTTGTTTCTTTCGAGACGTATTTGAAGTTTGTATACCCCGCTTGGACAGTACCAAGAATTGCGGATGCACGGCAAGCACGTAGGAAAGTTTCTTTGTCTACACACTTACGACCATTGATCTCTGTGAGGTTACAGAATTGGAAACCAGAGCGACCATCTTCGGTCTGTGGTAACATACCAATCTCAACACATGGATTGAACATGAAGTCATCTGAGTCGGCAAAGATGAATCCTGGCTCACCAAATTCTTTAACGGACTTCATAATTAGAGCCCATTCGTCACGTTCAAGATCATCACGGATAATGAGAGCAGAGTTATTCGAACGACCGCGCTGAGGATTAGAAACAAACCAATCACCAGTTTTGGCATTCAACATAGCCTGATCATCTTTATCAAATACACAAATAGTTGCCGAGCGCCGAACACCACCAGAAAGAACGGCATCAGACATGTGCATCACAAAGTCATATGCCGAAATAGTATTTAGTCTAGATACAGGTTTCTCAATTAGAAGATTTTCAAGAACATCTTCACATTTGATCAGAGCAGCACGGAGACCGTCTGGACCTGGTGCCTTAAAACCACCAGAGATTTTAGCACCTTCTGGGCGAATTTTAGTAAAGTCAAAGTGAACTTGGCAACCGCGGTACTCTGGGTGAGTTGCACCCTCTGTGAAATATGAACTTAACAGAACACCAAATGCTTCTGACCAACCCTCAATAGAATCTGGAATCTGATAGAGTTTAACCTTCTTTTGAGAACGCCGAGCAATGTTTGGAAGTTTGGCGATACGTTTCTTACCAACTGAGAAACCAACACCACAACCAGAAAGCATAAGATACATACATTCATTAAAGAATGCTGGCCTGTCGGCATAGGAGACCGAACAGTTGTACATACGAGATTCATGTTTGAAGATCTGTTCACCACCGAACTGTAGAGCACGTTGAGCACCAAGTACAAGTTTCTCGGTGTATGCGGCTTGGGCAAATTTCAATGCTTCATCCAATTCCGGAGACATGATATTAGCGTACTTATTCCGATGCATATTCATTACACGAGCTACCGATTCCTCCCATGTTTCATACCCACCCTTAGCTTCATCCCATCTAGAGTAACCCATATAAAATTTTGATTCCGCCAGCATTAGGTTACCTGAATATTCTCGTTCTTGTGTCATTGTGTTTATACCTTTTTCCATTCATTTAGTTTTAAGTTTGCCATTAAACCCTTATATGTATTACTCTTGATCAGAGTTACTGGGTCTATTCCATGGATAATCATGTTGTTTATGTCTTTGTATTGTTCAACGACTTTTGGCCAGATTACTATCTTTAATCCTGACTCAATAGCTTTTTCATATTCCTTCACTACCGCTCTATTTCTCGGTTCATTATCTAGTACAACAGTGAGTAAATCACTGTTGATCTTAGTTCCTTTTAAAAACCAGTTAGCAGTAGTCGCAAGAGATGCATTCACAGATGCCATGGCATTTTCTATGAATAGAGAATCTAAAGGACCTTCTAACAAGGTCATAGGTTTATTTAAGTCAAGTCGCTCGAAACCAAATAACAGAGGCGTCTTTTCATTAATTTTGACTGTGATGTATTTTTGGTTTGAGTGGTCTGAAAGGTCTCTTCCCTGGTACGCAAAGATCTTGCCTTTTCTGTCGAAGAAGGGAATGATGATGCGGGCTTCGTCTCTTGTGTTTGATTCGAAGGTGTCATTAAACTGGGAAGAGTATTCATAGAATTTGTCCGTATAATAAAAAGGGTAAGCGGGAAGTTTTCTCTCTTTTATGTATTGCTTTGCAAAATGATCATCTGGTAAGTCAGAGACCAATTGCAACTTCAATTCATCTGGTTCGTCACACTGTTCATATTTTACTATTTCCGGTACGAATTCTTTTTTTGCAGCTGGTGCATTATGTCTAAATTTCTCAAATATGAATTCATCAAACAACTGCTTATAGTGAGTCTTTAAGAAACTAGTTAGAGTAGTCGAAAGACCACAATTAAAGCAAAGACAGTTTATTGAATGATTTTTCTCATAGAGTTGAAATCGTGTCTTTGTTTTTACCTTAGCAGAATCACCACAGACTGGACATCTGGCCGCAGCCAAAAATGGAGATTCTTTTTTAACCCGGAATCTTTCTAACCTAGATCCTAAAATTTTAGCATATGAAACTTGAAGAAAATAGTCATCATTGAATTGCATTTGGTGGGGCCATAATTAATTTGTCTTCATAATCGACTCTATTCATTATAGAATCAAAAGCCAACAACCTTCTAGTTTCTTCAATTATAAGTCCATGAAGAGAATTGTTGTAAAATCTTGTATCGGCTTCAGAAGCCTTTAGGATAGAAATAACATGTTCTGCAATGATGGGGATATATTTATTGTCTCCAAAAGGTTGGTACAGCGTTGGAATGTATTGTGTTACAATTTTATCATCAAAAAGGACAGGAGTAAAATTTATCTTTAGTGGGTATAGAAAAAACATCATCCCTTCTGCCACATAAGAGGAGCCAGTAAGTAAAGTTTCTCCCGAGGATAATTTTACAGCAAAACAAGGATGTTCAATTTTAGCAATTTTAGACATTTAAAGTTCACCTTTCATTTAAAGTTTACATTTACCATAGAATAGGTGAAGCCATTCTTAGTGTAAGTTCCTAATCGGTCACCTAGATGCCTATAAGAAATATTTGGCTTTTTACCGTATGTCATATTATCTGAAATATCGTATAAAGTACATTTATCTTTACCTTCTTTGAGTCTCAGGCCGCGGCCGATTGACTGGATGATGGTAATGGCAGATTTTGCAGGGTGGGCAAAGATGATGTTCTCGATAGCTGGGAGATTAACTCCGGTAGAAAAAACTGCATAGCTCGCAACAATAATGTCATCACCTGTATTGGCATCTTTCCGAATGAGTTCTCGGTCCTTACCCGTGACTGTGCCATCGATATAGTGAACATTTCGAGTTGGTGCCTTGTCACAGACTAAACTATATAGAGCAGTGCCTTGTAGATCTACGAACCTAAAAAGCACCAGAGTCGTTCCTTTGCACTGGGAGGCAAGTTTAGCGACAAATTCATTTCGCTTTGACAGAGAAACTATGTACCTAATTTCGTCATCATATTCTGCCTTCTTAAATGCCTTAGCGACATGATCTGGGTGGTTGAGAATAATCGCCTTGATAGTCAACGGTACAAGCTGTTTGTTCTCAATCAGAGTTGAAGTCGTAGCAATTTCATGGACATCTCCCGTGATGCCTTTCATTACCAAAATGTTGCACTTCATGTCATGCAGAGTACCTGTACAGGCAAGTTTGTACTGCACTTCTGTGGCGCGTTCATATATACCTGTGATCGTCTTGGCTACAATTTTGTGCCCTTCGTCTCCAATGATGCAACCGTACTGGTTTAACCAATCTGAATCCATCTTGTAAATAGATTGGAATGTAGAGACTGTGATAGGTTTCTTAACGTTCTTATCGGCTCCTGCTGAGATACAATGAACATTAACATCGGCTGACCAATCTGTGCCAGATGCATAATCGGCAAAGTCAGACTTCATTTGAGATGTAAGTGAGATTGTCGGTACAACAATAAGCACTCGCATCTGTAGTTCTTCTACGATGTAACGGCAGATGATAAACAGAACTAGAGATTTACCGGCTCCAGTGGCAGCATGGAGAATTGCACGTTTGTTCTTTAGTGCTTGGAAAGCACCATTGATCTGGTAGTCACGGATCTCAATAGGTGGAATTCTTTTGTCAATACCCAGAGTGGATGCAAAATCTGCTACATCTTTGTATGTTAGACCTGCATCGGTCATGTCTGGAATGTCAAGCTCGAATGAGTAGTTTCTTTCTTCGGCAAACTTTTTGAGCTCATTAGCCAGACCGTATGGTAGAGTTCTGGCTCCAATATTGAAGATGCGGATTTTTCCATCCCACCTTCCCATCTTATACAATGGTGTAAACTTGGCACCAGGAATTTCAAATGTGTAGACGTCTGAGATTTCTCGTGCTATGTCGGGATCGGACTTTACTCTGACAAAAGACTCGTTGAGTTTAGTGACAACGATGTCGGTCATAACTTAACAGTTGACACAGTTTTGTACAGCATAAAGCCTTTACGTTTTTCATAGATCAAATTGTACACCGGATAGTCATTGAGCAGAACTGGGGTGTCAAATAGATCAGATTCACCAATGATATAAGTACAATCGGCCTTGTGATCCACATACATATGCTGACCGTTTACATTCATCTCAATCCAATCGAAGATCTTTTCTACCATCTTCTTGTCCGAGCGGATCATTAGTTCCGTAGCTATAGCAATTGCACCTGCATTCATATTAAACTCCTGATAAAAATTTGTTTTGGTCGACTATTGATTTAAACAAGTAGTATTGATTGCCTACATCCTTGAGAATGCTTTCACATGCCTGAATCATAGTTTCTATATAAAGAATTTGTTCTTTGATCAGCTGTAAAGATTCATCGGCATCAAGAAGGCTTTCCATTTCAGACCGCAGAGGTTTCTTGTAAAGCCATTGCTTCAAGTAATTACCCATCAGTTCATCTTCGGTCATCTCACCATTGTAGTATTTTGTCATGAGCTGCCGACGTTTCTGGTACTTAAGAGAAAGTGTCCGGAGTTTGATTTTGTACGTTTGGAGAAATGTAAGATATTTCGAGTGCAGAATGGGGTGAGAAGACATTCTCTCTGAGAGTCGCGACTGGTCTATTTTACAATCTAATGCCCATTGGGCCATTAATTCTTCATTTGTTAGCATATTTTAGTTCAAAATTTCATTATAAATGGATACAGAAGAAAGTAAAATTTTGCTGTATAGACCATCGGAAACTCGAGATTCTCGGAAAACGACCGAAAATACCTTTATAGATCAATAACTTATAAGGGTCAAAATCGGTTTTATGCGAAAACGAACCGAGAAAGATAAAAAGTAACCGTACATTCTACGATGTCCGAAGAATGAGTATTAAAGTTCAGTGCCGAGACATTAGTAGGAAACATATCGTAGAATTTGATTACACGGTTAGGATTCGAAGCATTAGTGAGCGTCAGTAAAGTACCATCGGATACTAATTTTTCTTCATTCACATTTTTAGAAATATAGTCATCACCAATCGCAAAGCGTTGCTGTGTAATCCAACGGAAAAGTTCTTCGTAATTCTTTAGATTTTCATCAACGATGAATGTGAGATCTAATTGTGCAAATTCTGACGTAGAACCTGGAAACCATTGGTTCGATGCGGCCGATGAAGCCATTGGAGCAGGTACAGAAACATTAGGCAGGTTAACTGAAGTTACCTTGAACATCGTTTCTGGAATTCTTTCAATTGAGAACTGGAACGAATTCTGCTTTAGAGTATTGTAATCCATATTTTACAATCCTTCTTGGATTTCTAGGAGAGCAGTCATAACACCAGAATTGAAAGGATCTTCATGGTCTACAACTTTTGATGGAGCACCCTTACGAAGTTCATAAGCTCTGGCAGAAGCTATGATAATAGTCTGATAGATATTTCCTGCATCACGAATTTTATCAATGTTTACTTGGTCATGCCGTGAGAGTTTTTTAGCTTGCATCTTTAATCCTTTAATAGTAACATATTTAATTGTATCACATTAGAATGACTTGTAAAATAAAAAAGGGACCCGAAGGTCCCTTTTGCATTTCCAATTCTAAGATTAGATGATGTTACGAACAGCAGCAATACGGTAGTACGCATTTGTACGACCAGCAGTGTTGAAGAATGGGTTACGAGCCATGCCGTAACGCAATCTGTAAGCAAGCACTGGGCTCATTGTAGCTGGGTCAGTAGTGCGAACGATTTGCAATGGAATATATGGGCAGTAGAACTGGCCAGCGTCCCAAGCGGAAGCACCCTTGTAACCAACCATGAAGAACTGAGAGTTCGTACCGGCAACACCAGCATATGGGTCAATGTAGACGCGCATACGTTTGTTCAAAACACCAGCGAATGTAGCGCCTGTGTCGTCAACGTTGATGTCATTTGCCAAGGCTGGAGCATAATCCAACATACCACCCATAGAAAGGGCAGAAGCCACATCGCTGGAGCAAACCAAGATGTTACCTTTACCGCGACGAGTTTCTTGAGCGATAGCATTAGCTTCACGTTCGATTTGGAACAACAGACCTTTATGACGTTCTGCCAACCAACGGCCATCAGAGTCAGCGGTCAAGTTGAAGATACCAGCAACAGTAGTTCCTTGGGCACCAACCTTAGCGCTAAGATAGATAGTGCGAAGAACTTCACGATTCACTTCAGACAAGATTTCGGTTGAAAGAATGTTGCTCAATTCTGCATCAGCATCAAGACCGTGTAGGTTCTTAACGTCTTGAGCAAATTCAACTGAGTAACCAGCCTTCAATGCGCGAGTCTTAGCAGTAACAGACATTTGTTCAATGGTGAAAGACATTTCAGCAAATGCTGGACCTGTCGAACCCAAAGTTTCGCCGACCTGAGTCGTTAGGCCTTGACCTGGAGCAACAATTGCTGTCGAGGTAGTAGCAGTTGGATCTTGGTCAGAGAATACGAAGTCGTTGGTTGGATCGCTAGTGTACAAAGCTTGGCCAGCACCAGTAGAAGTACCAGGAGAAGTACCAGCAGCACCAGAGAATGCTGCGTTAGCTTCAAGGAACTGAGCTTCAGCACCTGATTGTGCACCGTAGCGGCTACGCAATGCAAAGATCAAACCTGTAGGCTGACGTAGTGGCTGAACGCCGCAGATGTCATAAGCCAACATTTGTGGAGCTGCACGGCGAACCATGGAGATCAACACTGGGTCGAACTTAGAAAGACCGGTACCGTCTGTTGGGTAGCCTTGGGTTTGTGAACCTGGAGCTGCTTCAGACAAGAGTTGACGAGTTTGGATAATATCTTGTTCGGTATTTTCCAAGAGCACAGCTGTCGTTTGACGTTTGTGCATGTTAGTGATTGGAGTTACGCCTTCAGCGTCGAGCACTGGTGCCCATTTTTCCATTAATTGTTCTACGGTTTGAACTGCCATGATTTTTCCTTTTAGTTATGGATTTTTATTGTTTCAATACTTACTTCTTGGCAAGATATTGTGCGTAGCGGTTAACTGAAGAGAATGATTCGGTGACGATTGGTTGAGCAACTGGTGCTGCAACTTCTTCAACGATCTGTTCTGTTTGTTCTACCTTCTTTGCGGCAATCTTACCAAAATTCTCTAGCACAATGCTGAGTTGTTTAGCATATTGAGTTTCGTCTTTAAACTTAACAGACTCCGTCAATTGAACGAAGCGATCAAATTCTGTGCCAGTCATCTTTTCTTTGAATGACTCAAGAATCTTTTCAGCCTTTAGAGTGTCGATTTGTTCTTGCAATTCAGCAATCACTTCATCTGTACTCGAGACTTGTTCTTCAAGTTTATTAACTTCATCTAATGCAATTTCGAGCGCATCTTCTGATTCATCTGGCAGATCAATATTGTGTTCAGCCAATAGTGACTGAAGACCATCCATGAAACTTTCTGCTAGGCGCATCTTGAAGTTAGACTCAATTGCTACTTCATTATTATCTGCCCATTCCTGGACAGCTTCATTCAAAAATCCATCAATATTTGTTTCGAGTTCGGCCTTGGCTTCGTCGAGTTTTTCGTTGTATTCAGCTTCCATTTCTTCTTGGATCTGAAGTACGCGATCTGTTACAGCTGCTTCGAAAATCGTTACAGCTTGCATTTTGAATTCTTCTGAGAGACCTTCAGCTTCAAGAAGGGCGGCTACTTGTGAAGAAACTTCTGCACTTTCGGTTTTCCGTTTAGGATTTAGCTTTTCCTCTGCTCTATCAATATTATCGCTTCTCTTCATATATTTGTTAAAACCAGCTTGGTCATCAACATCCATGTTAGAGTTTTGGCGATCTGCTTTTTTGATATAAGACTTCAAAGTCTTTTTAGACAATTCGTCCAATTGTTCTTCATCAATAGCATCAAATTCTTCTTGAGTCATTTCATCAAGTTCTTCTTCTGTAAGCGAAGTAGTTTCTTCAACAATTTCTTCGGCAACAACTTCAGGAGTTACTTGCTTTGTGCTTTCTTCAAGCATTTGTTTGATTCGTTCTTCTAGGGTCATGTTTAATTCTCCGAATTATGATTTATTTAATCTTTTCAAAAATGTGCATCTGTTATTAATACTCAATCTATTTATGATTGATTTTCTTATGGTTAATCATCATGATAACCACCGTTTGCAGTAACATGAACTTTATGCCCATTTTGTATGGATTTAGTCCCAGTGAAATCATCCTCTGAGTGAGCTTCAATGTGATCACCGACTGCGTTTACTTGATCTTTACTTAAATGTTTATTCTGTTTAGCAATATCAGCATTAGATGGATAATCTGCATATTTTACATGAAATTTTGCCCCAGATACTGTACCTGTTGCATGATATTCAAGAAGAGCAGTAATTTGAGAAGAAACTTCCGAAGATTTTGGTCTAAGCATAGACATATATGCTTCAGAGATTAATTTAATTTCTGGATGGTTCATTTGATAGCTTCCAATAACTGTTTGAATAACTCAATCTTACGTGCTTCCGTAAGTACCTTCTTGTCGTAATCTTTCTTGGCGCGTGCTGCAATGTCTTCGATGATCGCCTGACCTTTTGAGTCTAGATCATATTCATAGCCTTCCATGATACCATTTACTATGCAACCTGGACCGGAAGGATCAGATACAGCATCAACAGCAGTTAGGAAAAAGTCCGAACCGACATGTTTAATACCATTGGCTTCGGTAATAGAACCAGCACCACGAGTAGAAACACCAACATTCACACCAGACTCAAGCAAACCCTTCAGGATCGAGCCCATGGGTGTATTTAACACCTTAGCTTTACCGATCCAGATGTTACCATCTTGTTTCATCTCTGTGATCATGTGGGTGGCACGTTCGTAGTCAATATTCAGACGTGGTGGGTGATTCATCTCACCTAGTGCCTTGGCGTTCTTGATATAATCTGTGTCATACTTGTTGATAGCAGCTTCAAGAATTTCCTTCTTATAGATGCGACCATTTTTATTCTTTGATTCGGCCACGGCAAATGGACCTTGAATGTACAAGTTCTTTTTGCCATCGGCACCAGCTTCCATCAAGAGACTTAATGGATCATTTAATACTTCTGTGAGGAATTTCATCTTATTTACCTTCGTGTGCAGCAACTAGAGACTTTGCATGCGATTCCAGTTCGCGCCAATAGCCATGTTTGTTGTTTTTCTTGTCATCCCAATAATCAGCATTTGCACCGGTAGCTACTTTAATTTTATCACCAGTTTTTGGATGAGTATAACTATATGAACGAACTAAACCTGTTTTTACTTTTGAATCTTCATCTGGCTCAAAGCCGTGTTTAGACAAAATTGAGTGATGCCACTGTTTTTCGACAGGGTGCTCTATTTTGTTTGCCGCGGCAAAAGAACTTTCAAGCATAAGATTATATGCTTCTTGGATTGGTTTTAATTCTTTATTCATTTTATCTTATTTAATGATGTTACAATGTTAACGATTGGATAGTAGAATCTGTAAGTCGAACGGTGTAGTAACTAAATCTACGGATATGACCATTTAGATTATTACCAATAGAACCAAAAGTTATCTGAGTTTCGGCAATTGGAACATAACCTGTAGCCATTGTACCAGTAATTGCTCCATTTACGGCTGCAGATGCATCTGTCGAAGTATAAGTAAGTGCTACATTATTTATACTCGTCAGCGTTGGTGCCGTGGTATTTATCACAGGTACCGACACACCATTTCCAATAATACAGACACCGATACCGCCACTTGTATTAGCTGCTCTATAAGCAAGACGATTTAATCCACCATCATCAATTGCCCATCCATAGTTCCGGTTTGCATTAAATCCCAGATCAATTGTATGAGACATAAAGATAGTACCGTTAGATCCACCGGTAAACCAACTTGTAAAGTTTACACCCGACATTATTGCGCTGTCATCGACCCGACCTACCGCGGCCGTTGTAGTTGCAATAGGAGCCGTAGGAAAACCACCTACCTCTAGTTGCGCATAATCCATATAGTAATTAGCACTAGCTACGCGAACTGCACTACTATTAGCCAAAGCACTAGAAACTTCAACCTGGCATGTAGTTAAAGCAGAACCAGTCAATGTGGCGGTAACACTGCATCTATAGGCTCCGTTACCAAGCGCGGTAATTCTACTTGATACGACGGTTGCCGTACCCAAGGCAGTTGCCGCACCTTTTACCCCATTCAGGATATCAAACCAAGCATCTGCGCCGACAGTAGTTCCATCCCACACGCGCATGCGAAACCAGGCCTGGGCTCCAGTACGTTTGAATATTGCGCTAAATGTTACTGTAGATGCTGCAACAATAGTAGCAGATTGTCTTAGAGCTCCGGTGAGTGCAACACCTTCGGCAATATACATAGCGGTATTTGCTACACCATCAATACCTAATTGATTTCGTGCCGGAGCCGCTATATCTACTTTAGTCCATGCTACATTAGTAGAATCACGAGATTGAAGAAGTAAGTTAGTACGACCTTCCTCTAACAACAATCCCTGTGGAGTAAAATATACTTCTTTAATAGAAATATTGTCAAAAGTGGCAGTACTATTTGCTGCCATGGCTTGAACTTGTATGACTGGTTGCGCCAGGTTACTACACAAATAATATACGGTGATCGTACCATTAGTAGTTACGTATGTTAGGGCCGCAGCACCAGCAGTCCAAAAATGGTATGATCCAGAAGTAATAGTTGCATCAACTGTTAATTTATATGTCCGACCCAATTGCATGCCGGCCGCGGCGGCAGTAGTTGCAGATGATGCCGGTGTACCGGAAGCTACGGCAGTAAAATTTAGAGTACCACCAGAAATAGTAATGCCGGCACCCAGGGCCCAATCCGTAGCATTAGCAAATGTACCATTTGGCACGTATTCAGTTGTATATGTGCCAGCTGGCACATTCGGATTATATTCAAATCTAGGAATATTTGCAGCAGCTGTCGTAAGTAGACCAGCAGAGTTAAAATACGTGGCACAACTTGTTAGATCAGCTCTTGCAAATGTAATGCGCGGATCCAATATACCACTTAAAAAGTTAAGATCAAGCGACAGAGCATTCATTCCGTCTATCATTGACTTTTTAGTAAAATGGAAAGTCTTCGGCAGTACTTGACCAAGTTGTCTAGAGGCATACTTGGTATACTTACTGAAAACGGTTAAAGTCATTAATTCTTACCAAGCAAAACTGTTACTTTAGCGCCGGTACCAGAGATTGATGCAACTTTAGCGCGGACAAAGCCCCACGGTGCATCTAATACAACTCCATCTGTAGCAGCAGTTGTAGCAAGAACTAAAGAAATCGTCGAAAATTTCAACCAGTTAACATTGTTGTTTGATACTTCAATGTCAACAGAAACGGCACCTGCTGCTGCAGTAGTTGAGCCAATGACTTGGAAAGTAGATGAGTTGTTAGCAGATGAAGGTGCTTCCATAGCACGTGATACATCTAGAGCAGTCCGGAGTTCATTGATGTAAACTTCACCCGTTGGTGTATAGATTAAAGATTGGCCGACAGTAGTCGGAAGGTTCAACACAGTGAAAGTTGTTGCACCAGTAACAGTAGCTGTTCTAAAACTTACAGAACCAGGAAATGATACTACATCCCCCGTTACCATTAGGTGAGATGCAGTCGTAGTTATCGTAGTCGTAGTGGCATCCGAAGTTGCACTAGAAATAGTAATTACACGGGGTAAAGTTGTAACTCGCATATTTTTCTCTTATTTCTTTACTTGTGCTTTAGCAGCATCAATAGTTTCTGAACGTTTCATCATTTTCTGAGGTGATACACCTGGGGCAAAATCATAACCGTCATGGTCGTCATATGATGTCTTAGCTTTAAAATCTGCCTTAGCTTTTTTGATGTAAGACTTAAGAGTCTTTTTAGAGAGTTCGTCAATCTGTTCGGCATCTTCATCTACTTCTTCATTAGCTTTTGGAAGCCAAGACTTTGCACCTTGAAGAGCAGGTTTACCTAGATTGTGTTCTGTGTAATGTGCTTCAATTTTCTTTACAGCGGCTGCATGGCGTGCATGAAGATCCAAAGGTGATGTAGCTTTAGAAACAGAAGATCTAACACTATTAGCTAATTTATCTAGACCATGACCTGGAGTTTTAGCATGTTGATTGATCAATACTGTATGGAGTGCTGTTGCTGTATTATCAACCGTAGTTGCTTCATTGATGTCCAACATCTCAGTAAGCATAGTTTCCAAAGCATCTACCAATTCTTCTGCTTCATTGGTCTTTTCACCGCGCATCTTGGCAAGTTTCTGGTGAGCATATTCTTTGTTGCCCCAGTTATTCTTCAGATCTTTCAGTGTGCTAGCATAGTCTTTGATCTTGTCGGCATGAGTTTCTAGACCTTGTGAACGGACATGATCGGAAAGAGCATTGGCAGCACGGATGGCTTCTGTGTGTTTACCAGCAGCAAGGTGTTTACCAAGTTCGGCATGAAGTTCCATAGCCTTCTTATTGGCAGATGAACCGGAGGTACCAAGTTTCTGTGTGGCAAGTTTAAGTGCAGCTGCATCCTTGATTGCCTTCATGTTGCCTTCTGGCGTATGCGAAACAGTCTTAGAATCAGAGTAAGAATACCCCTTTTTAGCTTTTTCGTCTGGAGTCATCTTGACTGTGTTGGCTTGCATTGGAGGACGATTGTCACCACGAGCCTTCATTTTTGCCAGGCGTTCTTTGTCTGGATGAATAACTTTAACTTCGACCTTGTTTTCCTTGTAGAACGAAGCTTCATGACCCGGAGTCAATTGATCAAGTGCATCACCCTTCTTATACCGAGGGTTTGAAATTTGATGTGATGGAGGATAGATATACTTACCACCAGATTTGTAGGCCTTTGGATACTTAGTTTCTTTTTGTTCTTTTTGCTTGTCTGCATCATGGATATGATACTCAGGACGACCATATGAAGAACCAGTAGAGTGGCCGGCCGAGTGAATCTTACCGTTTACATACACAACTGGTACATGACCGTCATCGAGCGCTTTGTTAAGTACTTCACGATGTGCCGATTTGTTCTTAATTGGGTGAGTCACCACATCTGAGTGTTCACCTGCTTTACGACCAGAGTATGGATCTTTAGTAACTGTTTTGATAAGGTGCTTGGAAAGACCAGCAAGAGAACCTAGACCTTCGTCGAGTTCTTCAACTCCTTCTGGAAGTTTACCAACTGGACCAGCCAGTTTAGTACGAGCATGACGAGTGATTTTGGTTTTTGTAAACTTACCACCCATATTTGCGGCAACTTTCTTTGCATCGGCTAACGAATGATAGACGTCGCGTTCATGGTGCTCCCATTCTGGGCCATTGGCTGTTCTCGATTGACGGTGTACATGGTACACATGATCTTTATCTACTTTACCACCGATGGTGTAATTAAGACCTTCAAATTCGTTGAGTTGTTCTTCGGTGAGTTCGACACCTTCAAGTTCAAATTCTTCGTTGGCAACTTCTTCATCTTCAAAAGTAACTACTTCAACTTCCGAATTGTCGGCATATGTATCTAGTAGGCTAAATGCTTTTTGGTTTAGCACGTTGGTAAGAGTGGCTTTAGCTTCTTCTTTGTCTTGATAGATTTGGTCTAGGAAATTCATGTTCGTTACACCCTTGTTGCTTGTTGTTTGTTATACTATTTATTGTTGCTGTGGTGCAGCGGCCGCACCATTTTGATCGGGCTGAGGTTGAGAAGCAGCTAATTTTGCCGCAGCTGCATTCTCTGTGCCCATTTGTTCTACCATGTCATCAATCTCTTCATCAGTCAGCTTCAACATAGAGCGCATGACATATTCTTTAGAGTAGTACTTGCCTGTGTACATGTCGGCAATCTGGACATTCTGTAGACGTTCACGAAGCATGTCAGATTCTTTGAGTTCTGCAAAGAAGTTATCCTTGGCATAACGGAACCGAAGATTTTCTTTGATAAGAGCCCAGTCCTCAGCAGAGGCAATACCCTTGAGCAGAAGTTGGGTCTTGAGCAAGTCAAAGAATAGATTGTTAAACCGTAATCGAAGTTTAGCAATGAACTTCGCAAACTTAATTTCATCGCGAGTAATTTCATTCGTCCGACCAATGTTGAATGAACCCTGACCTTGTTGTAGGCGAGTCATTGGAATGTTCAACGATTGATATAGCTTCTGTTGGAAGTACTGAGTATTCTCAATAGAACCAAGACTTGGAGCTCCATCCAAAGTAGTAATTTCAGTTCCCTTGCCACCGGTAGTACGTGGAAGGAAGAAATCCTCTAAGATAGACTGGTGGTTCTTTGCATCTTTAACTGTACCGGTGTTGACGTCATACACTTGCTTATTCTTGTACCGAGCCATGACATCTTTGATGTACTGTTCGGCCTTAGTACGAGCCATACCAGAGGTGTCAATGTAGAAAATACGGCGTTGTGGAGCACGAGTCAGACGATAGATAACATCTGAGTCTTCCATCATACGAAGTTGGTTCAGTGGTCGAATTGCCTTATGGAGATAAGACAGCGACATATTTGAATTTCTGTCAATGAGTCCAGAAGTAATATAGGCAATAGACTCTGGGGCAATCTTGATACCTTGCTTCTGATCACCCTGAAGACCTGTAGTAGAATTCTTCTGGATATCGGAAAAGATATAGTAATCTGACTGACCTATAACTAGAGAAATACCAGACTTTGGATCAACTTCTTTTTTGATCTCAATAATACGCTTAAGTTTTGCAACGTCAATTGGCCGAAGTTCTTTAATGCCTTCTTTGGACTTTTCCTTGTCTACAATTTTGTGGTATGCTAATCTACCATCGATGTACCAATTCCGTGCAATATCTGGACCAACTTGTTGGAACTTCAACAGATCAAGAATATTCTTGAATTCTTCTGAAATTGCCTCTTTGGTTTTCTTAGAATACTTTTCGTCGAACTCTGCTTGGAAATCGATCGTAACAAGATCTTCGATTTCATCAATGACCATGAATTCATCAATGATTTCAGATACAGCAAGATCTATATCTGCAACAAGAGAAATTTCACGGTATTTTCCAATTAGCTCAATCTCATTCTTTATTGCAGAAGGATCTAGATCAATTGAATAGGAATTAAAGCCAGCACCAGAGCCGGTTGCAACTTCAATGCCACCTTCTATATCTGTTGCAGCAACAAAAGATTTGGTTTCAACATCTTTGATTTTATTTTTAGTGATGTTGAAACCAAATAAACTCAATCCATTCGATTCATTATTATTTGCCATCTGTCAAGCTTAATAGATTTGTACGTCGCCAGAATCTACAGTCCAGTAATCAACAGAGAATTCAACAGAGAATTCTTCGATCTGAGTGATTTGACCAAAGTCAAGAGAAATTTCAGAGATGTTAGTTGGGAAGCAATTATGGAATCTATATTTTCTAAGTTCCATATCATTCCGGTCAAGCTGAACTACTTCCATATCAACTGCATATAGAGTAGGTACAACAACTCCACTAGTGCTTTCGTGGCCAAGAATCTTAGAAGACCAAGATTCCATAGCTTTACGGATTAAGAAATTTGAGTCATTGAGCACACGAACTTGCCAATTTTGGAATACACGTTCGCCAGCCAACTTCACAGTCCGGCCACGGTAAGGTACATCAATAGATTGGAGTGTCGAAGCAGGCAACGAAGTGGCCGTACACATAAAGACGCCAGAAATACCGGCACCATTTTGTTGTACACCAATTGCCTGAGGGAAAGCCAGATTTACTCTGAATTGCGTAGGGCGAGCACCACCATGTGTTAAAAATGCTCTGAAATCATCGATACGTGCCATGTTTATTTCCTTAAGTTATCTTATTTATTAAACGCCTGCGGCAATTTCGAATGAAACATTAGGACCAACAGCAGTAAAGTTCAGAGTAATGAAGTTGATCGAGTAGTTAGGCTTGATCAAGATAGTACCAACAAAATTGTTAGTAGCAACAACTTGTGGGGTGTTGTTGGTTTCATCACAAATAACTCTGTAGTCTTGCACGCCGCGTCGACCTTTAACATCGCGCAGGAATGGTTCAACCGAAGCAATAAATTGGAGCCGAGTGATTGCATCATTAAGTTCGAACAGTTGATACTTAGCAGAGTTGGCAATCGATTTTTCAAGAATCAAGAATAACCGGCGTACATTGATGCGATCAAATGCCGATGGCTTAGTAGTGGCAGTCTTGTCACCAAATAGAATAGTACCCTTACCAACTTGGTTGATAACTGGATTAATAGCTGCTGGATACAATTGATCACGTTCGGCTTGAGTTGGGTTCCAAGCAAGCTTCACGGCACCCTTGATCTGACCCTTGGTCATACCGGCAGGAGAAGACCATGTGTCGTTTGTTGCATCAACTTTAGCGCAAAGACCAGCGGTATCGGCATTTAGAGCGATCCAACGGTATTTGTCATTGTACTTATCATACATGTACTTGTAACCAGAATCGATTACTGCATATGAAGAATCGAATGTTTTAAATGCCTTAGCATCAGCAATGCGAGTAGAAGATGTACCTAGAATTGGAGCACCAGTCTTGCAGATCGAAGTAAATGCAACACAATCTTTACGAACAGCTGCAATGTTGTTGACAACGTAGGCAGAAAGTGCTTCAGAAGCATTACCAGTCACTAATAGGCTTACATCATATGTTTGAGAATCCAAGAATAGATCCCAACCAAGTTGTAGGTTGCCGTCGGATACGGCATTATTATCTACGCCACCGGAAAGAGTATAGACAAAGTCAGTAGGAACTCCAGATAATGCTGCAAATGCCGTATTGGTAGCAATGCCACCCCAGTTTGCACCATCGACGTCATGAGACATCCAATAGACATATGAAGAACGATTAGCTAGAACCGAAACATAGTAGTTGTTTGTTCCTTGGTATGAAATGGCATCAGAAGCCTTAGAAAGGAAGTCATATTTTTCCAAGACTGCACCAGGAGAACCTGTAAATTTACCAAGAGCATCGATAACGATAACATGGAGTTCATCGTTTGAACCACCCTTAGAAAGGGCATAGTCAGAGGTGCCTGGTGCTGCAGAGAATAGATTTGCATAAGGCCATTGTGCAAATGTTGCAGAGTCAGCAATAGAAACCTTCAGACCATTTGCTTTAGAACCAGGATACCGAGCAGCAAATGTACCGTAGGTGTTAACACCCGATGAAAAAGATGCTTGATAGTTGTCAAAGTTAGAAATCAACAGTGCAGAACCAGCAACGGAAGCATTAGATGCCGATGCACCAACAACTCGTGTTACCCACATTGCATTGGTATAAGACAAGAAGTTTGCCGCCGAAAAGAAGTGTGAATATGTATTAGTATCTGGAGTACCAAAGATTTTGACTAAGTCACCTTCATTGGACACTAACATAGGGTTCAACACAGGACCCCACTGGAATGATCCTACATATGCACCGATAGTGGTAGATAGCCCAACCGTAACGGCTGAAGCATCTTTTTCAACTACTTGTACACCTGGGGATTGTTGATAAATTGCCATATTTTATACTCCGATTTAATTCTATACTTATTATTTAATTAGATGGAACTTTGGGTTCGATCGTATCTTTTTTCTTCTTAAGAAGTTGAACTCTCTTAAAGACATTTGCTGGTTTTATTGGAAGCTTTGGGCCTTCAACTCCAGCAGTAACGTTACCGGGAGCTACTACTGCTCCATCTTCTTTTAATTCTTGTTGGTTGTTCATAGTTGTTCTAATGTATTTAATAGGCTAAAATCCACGTAATCTTTGTCATCCGTCATTTTAAGAAAGTACATGATAGACTCAGTAATAGATCTGTTTTCCTCAAGCATCTTATATCTTATGAGTTCAAGAGATGCTTCACAAAAACAGTTTGAAATTATAACAATATGATTTACACATGTTCTAAGTTTAACTTCATCTTTATCTTTAGAATACTTTGAAAGCATTGTATTCAGGTAACCAAATCTTTTTAGATCTGCATCAAATTCGGTAGTAGAAATCATCCTAGGATTATCATACGCTTTAAATGCATGAAGCAAAAAATGTTGGTCGTTTTGAATCATTAGACACGTGTCATATTAAAAATAGACAGAATGTTCCAAGTAGAATTTGCCCAAACTAAAGACATAGTAGACCCGGCAGCATAAGTATATAATACTGGAACTGAGGATGCAGTAAATGCAATAGATCCGGGGCCAGTAGCTACAATTGTTAATTTCTTTCCAGAAACAGTGCCAGAACCTAGTGTGGCTGCCGAAGAAACTAACACAACATCTGAACTAACTGCTACAGGAATTCCTGCCGACGTCGTCACAACTTGGGTACCAGCAACTGCTAGATTAGATATTTGCCCTATTGTAGCAAATTTGTTGACGCCACCTTGTACAATAGGAAATATATCGGTTGGACCAAGGGTTACAACTGGTGTAAAAGCCGAGATTTTGGTATCAGCCATTATTCACCAATAACTTGTGCGTCAACAGGAAATTCAACTACTTCACCAAGAATTTTTTGTTTCTTCTTTGGCTTTTTGATAGTTTCTTCAGTAACTGGTACTTGAACTTCGGCGACAACTGGAACTACTTCTTCTTTAATTACTTGCATAGGGACCTCTTTTGGGATAGTTGCTGCAGCAGCATCTAGTGCGGCTTGTTCTAAGGCTAATAATGATTTCAAATTGCGAAGAGAAACTAAAAGCTCTCCATTTAGACTATTTATCCAACCTTGTTCAGTTGCTTCAACCGTGGGACACCACCGCGGTTTGGTTCTCATATAAGACATAATTATTCACTTTCTTTCTGTTCTTTTGATGCTACACCATTTGCTATGATTTTAGCAATAGCTACAGCATCAGTTTTGTTACCCATCATTTTCTTAACCCTGCCAGTACCTTGGGGAGCACTGTCATTTACTCCGGAATGTTGAGCAATGACACCAGCGCCTCCTGCTGCATTCTCTAGAATGTATTTAACTTCGGACAAAGAGAGAAGTTCCCCAGTCTGTTCTAGATGTTCACGTTGCCATTTCTTTGAATTTGGATGTAGAACTTCGTAGTCGTTATTCACAAGTTTGTGTGGATAATGAGCTTCTGAACCATCTTTATGCTTCACGGTAGTTAGCGTGACACCGATTTTTGTAACTTTGCCAGTCATTGTAAGTGCTTTGTTGGTAGGTGAAGTTGCCCAAACGGTATCACCAACCTTGTGCTTAGGCTTTTCTGTTTTGACTTCCTCATCTACAACTTCTTCGGTAGTCATTGAATGCTTATTCTTGATTTTATGATAAGCTTTTATGGAATGATCGGCTCTACGATCCATTTTATCAACAAACTTAGGATCCCACTTACCTTGTCCTAGATGTTCGACCGAAGCTTGAGTGCGATGCTTGTTTGATTTGCTAACGTAACTTTTAAGAGTTTCATTAGAAAGTTCTTCTATTTGTTCTACTTCTTCAACTCGTATTGGTTTTTGAATTGGCATTGGCTTATTAAGTCGAGCATGAGCAGCATTGTCGGACTTTTCAATTTCTTTAGTCTTTGCGGCTTTTGGCTTTTCAAATGCTTCGTCTACTTCTTCATTTGTGCCACCAAAACGTTGGTGCATTAGGCTAATAGAAGATGCATGGGTTAGACCCTTAGACCGGGCAGCTCCGTATTGTTTCCGAGCAGCATCTCTTTTGCTTGGTTCAATAGTATCCATTGCATGGCCCATATTCTTCTGAGCGGCATCTTCGTCTAGAACTTCTTCCTTTAGGTCTGCTTTTAAACCTGGAACTTCATTCTTGAGAACACTCATAGCGCGTTGGTGAGAACCGTAGGTGTCAATGTGTTTACCGTTTGCATGGATGGCATGATCATCACCGGTTTTGATGATTTTATATTGCACACCATTGGCACCTTTGCCAGAGAATGTAACTTCTTCGTCTATAGACTCACCCTTGATCTTGCCAAGCATCTTCTGTTTGGCCTTGTGGTTCTGAATCTCGGCGTACTGATCTACCTTATGCACATCACCAACTGGGATATGAACATCTGGGGTGAAGTTTACTGTGTTCAGTGGGTCTTTCTTGAGTTTAGCCACATAGTGAGTAGCTGTACCATGAACCCGGCCAGTCATAGGATCAATGTTACCGTCTTTCTTAGACATAATGAAACCAGATATTTGAGCATATCTATGACCGTTCATACCGGCAATTTTGTGGAACTTGACTAGATCACCAATGCCAGCACCTTCGGTGATAACTTCTTCATTAGCTAGATCACGTTTTCTTTTTTCTCTGTCATGTAGTCGCCGTTGTAAACCCACAGGTGAGTGTTTTCCGGGTTCTGTATTTCCTGGCTCATCTCTTTGAGCTCTTTGGTCGGCCAATTCATCATCCGTAAGTTCTTTAGTTCTTTTCTGAATACTTCCGGGTGTCATTCTTGTATCTGCCCAACCTTGAAAACCGCGTTTAACGCTTTTGATACCCTTCTTGATACTAGAACCAATATCTTCGTCTAGAACTTCTTCGTTCTTCAGACCTAGCCGTTCACGCATCTTCTTCATTTCATCTGAATGAATACGATCTTCGGCACGTTCTTTACCGGCAAATCTACGAATAGCTTTGTGTAGAATGTTGTGAGTAGTCTTAGATGGAGCAGGATTTGCTTTAACCTTATCTTTGTATGACTTCACTGTGTCCATTGAGAGTTCGTCAATCTGATCTTCAACTTCCGTCTGCTCTACTGAATCACCCATGTATCGGCCTTCGCCATAGCCGCGGTTGTTCTGAGAATCTACCTTGGCTTTGTTTGCCTTAGCATGAGCTGCTTTATCGGCTTCGGTAGGTGCTGGAGCAGGAGTCTTTGGAGTTACCTTAGATGGATGTTCTGTGTGCCGATACTTAGCATTATCGGACTTCCGAAGAAGATCCATAGCCTTGGCACGAGTAGGATTATTCACACCAATACCACCTGCCTCTTTAGACTGATCGGCACGTTTCTTTGCCACAGATTGAAGAGTGTTGTTGCTTAGTTCGTCGATTTGATCTGTCATTTTTCGTTCTCGTAGTTCTTATGTGATTTAATGTGGTCCCACCAGATATTCTTATTGCCATGGGTGTGGCGCTTGCCATCTACGTTGTGGTGCAAATGAGCATTGTCGACTGAGTGACCAGAGTACTTCATATCGAATTGCACCATACGCCGAATCTTACCATGAGTAGTATCTAGGACTTGGGAGTTGCCCATGTATACTTTCTTGAAGCCAGCACGGTCCTTAGTTACACGAGCAGCAACCGTCCCACCCGGAACATAGTTGCCTACATATTCTTTAAAGTATGGATGCTTCTGAATACTTTTAATCTCACCTGGAGTAAGATGCTTTGGTAGATCTCTGGGGTGGATATTCCCAGAGTCAAACTCTTCGGCTTCAGTTAGGTATTCTTTGAATGTTTTCATTTTGCCACAGTTAGGAGTTTCCAACGAAGTTTTTCATATACATCCATTTGACCAGCGCAGTAGTTAGCCAAACCTTGCTCACCCGCTGCGGTTGACAATTTGAACATATTAGCCATATCTGCTAGAAGAGCATCATTGAGTACAAGGATTTCTTTCACCATTTCTTTTGGTTTAGAACCTACAACAATTTTACTCTTCACGGTCTTATTAGCTTTCACCACATCAACCGAAGCATTCACATATTCCTCGGCTTTTGATACAATTCGGACATATTCGGCTAGCGTATCTACTTGATCAAAGTATTCGTTATAAATCTCAGAGAAGAATGTATGATATTGGTTGAAATCAACTCCTTCGATATTCCAGTGATAACCCCAGACGGTCAGGGCCGACTCAATGTGGTTGGCCAGTGTTACTTTAAGTTCGTCAATAATCATTTCTTACCCAATCCTGCCCACATAGAGAAGGCCGTGTCTTGTTTCTTCTTAACCAAAGCTTGTTGTTGAGAGGCAACCTTAGTCGTTCCAACAGGTCGGCCTGCTTGTGACACATGCTTTTCTGCAAAGTCTGGATGATCCTTAAGATGGCGAACGAAGTGGATCTTCTCGTTACGGTCGAAACCAGCTGTTGGACGTTTGCCTGCCTCTACATTGGAGTGAGCACGAGTCTTAAGAAGGTCACGGTCGATGTTAGTTGGTTTGCCGCGGCCGCGTTTCACTGGCTCTGGAAGACCTAGAGCTTTGCGTTGAGCCTTAAGATATTCTTCCTTAGACTCTACTTCTTTGGACTTCCAGTATGCATCACCGGATAGTGGGCGAGTTGCTTCATCAAGAACTTCTTCGGTAACTCTATAAGTTCCAAAATCAGTACGTTCCACTCTGCCACCATGTTTCTTAGCAGCTGCTTGTGCATGTTTTTCGTGGTCAAATGTAGCTAATTGCATAGAGAGACCGTCGCTGCCTCTTGTGTCTTTGTCATGCAAATATTTCTTAGTAGTATCGAGATGTTTAGAATGTGCAAAAATGCCATTTTCAACAGACCGGTGGAAATCGCCATGGCGGTCAAGCTTTTCATCTAGAACTTCTTCCTTCAAGTTTTCGAAGTGTTTCCAATCGGAAGCATCGGTAGATCTAACGGCATGATTCTGAATAGTCGAACCGTCTTGTAGGTGCAGAGCAAAACCATTACCCTTGTTGCGTACCTTAGACATCTTGTGGTCACCCTTCAGAGTCTTATAGATAACGGTGCCACCAACGGCAATGTCGTCCATTCCGAATCTTGCTTCATCGAGTACTTCTACTTCTTCGGCCATGTATTCGTTGTACTTAGCTCTTAGATGTTTTTGAGCCATAGCATGAGCATCTTTACCGTGTGTTGCTCGGGTAAATGTCGCCTTTACCTGACCGACATTACCAAGAACTTCATAATGGCCAGGGCCGAGAGAAGACACATAAGGCTTTTGTTTGCCTTTCAAAAGATATGGAACAAAGTATTCATCGAGTTCTTCTTCTTGAAGTTTGCCTAGCAAGTTGAGATATTTCTTACCTGCGGCTTCAGAGTCAGGATATGCTACATGAGAGAACTGGTCATTGTTGGCAACAATTTCGTGCTGACCTGTCTTTTTGTGTTTACGAAGAATCATCTCACCTTGGCCGGCATTACGCTTCCACACACCAAGTTTTTCATGGTCATCGAACTTAATATCGGTAGCTGGAGCTTGTTTGCCAGTATTCTTAGCCTTCAGTTTAGCGACATAGGATTTTGGTTGCTTGTCTGGGTTAGGACCAGCCCAAACTTCGTCAAGTTCTTCTACTTCTGTAAGTTTATTAACTGCAGTATGGACACCTTGTAGCCGTTTTTTTGCTTTCTTGTCAGCCGCATAACCAAAACCACCAGCTCTATTAATACCCATTTGACCAGCATTCAATTCTTTATATGCTGCATCTGTAGCAGCCTTTTTAGCATATGAACCCAAAGTAGCTTTAGACAATTCATTCAGATATTCTTCTGTGATGTCTTCAAAGAGTTCATTGGCAAGTTGTTGTGCTTCAAGAAGAGAATCGGACATTCTCAGTGCTTCGACACGGCAATCTTCCTTGATAGAGGCAAGTGCTTCAACGATAGCAGCTTGATCAAATTCTAGTTCAACCACTTCTTCCGATTGAACTACTTTGCCAGTTTTTCTATCAATTTTAGTTTTATCTAATACTCTAGCAGCAACTCTTGTGATAAATCTATCTACTGGACCTTTAGATTTTGCATGAACTTTTTCCCAAGCAGAATTAGATTTATCTTTATAAGTATCTTCGTCTAGTTCTTCCGATTCGTTCAGCTTGTCACCATACGTGTCATCGGCCAAATCTACTATACCATAGAATGCCTTCATTTCATCTAGTTTGTTAAGACCATCTGCAATTGCTTCGGCCATTGTAGAATGACCAGTCCAAGATCTTGGCAAATCGGAGAAAGTGGATGCACCATAAGTTAACTTAGCAAACACAGGAGAAGCAGACCAGAAGAATTCTGTTCCCATCTCGGAGATAGTGAGACAAACCTGTCCGCCGAAAGAAACAATAGCTCCGTTTGGAGTCTTTGTGATGTTAATGTGTTTTTCTAGTTGCATTATGAAATCCTTATGAGCATTGTCTATTTAATTTGGCTATTTTGTCTGAATGATATTTCTTTTCGGTCTCAGAAGTGGCAGCAGCAACGGCACGCTTATGATGTTTGAGAGCTAAGTCGATTAGATCTTTGTTACCAGGATCATTACTAAGTAAATGCTCAACTTCTGCAGCTGCCGATGCATGTTTGGATACAGCATATTCCATAACTAGGCCTTTAGCACGATAGATGAAGCATTCTAGTTTCAGGCCAGAGCGAACCTTGTGGTACATTTCTTTGTGGATCTTTTCATCACCCTTAGGTAGACCAGATTTGAATTCTTTATAGTGGCCGGCAACGGCATGAGCACGAAGTTTGGAAGCGGACATACCTTCGGTGCCTTCGGCATCTGGATCACGTTCACCAGCAGAAACTACTGTAATCTTCTTGAAGTTATGATTCTTACCAGGGCCATTGTACTTGTGCAGGATGTCATGGTATTCCTTGGCACGGTCAGAACCAGCTACCATGACTAGGTGTTCTGTGCCTTCGTCTGATAGTTTCTTAGCGTGGTGTAAGAATGTAGGATGTTCTTTAGAGGCACCCTCGATATGAGTGCCCGGGAAGTAATGCTTGGCAAAGCGAACCTTGTCATCAACATGCAGCGGATTCTTTTTGGCATCTTGAGTATGAGACAGAATGATCTTGTGATCTGCCTTATGCTCAGCAGCAGTATCCTTCACCTTCTGTACTAACTTGGCGTGGCCAGCCGTAACTGGAGACATCCTGCCAAATGCCATCACTGTGGTTTTCATTTAGTAATTCCCAAAGTCTTCTTGAATGCTTCGATATGATCTGGTTTATCTAGATCTACATGAGATTTGTCAAGACCGGCTTTACCATCTGGTTGGAACATAACTGTACGTGCCTTCTTATTTCCTGCTTGTTTCTCACGGACAGTCCATTTACCTTTACCGGAGATTGCTGGAAGTCCATGGCCTGTGTGGTCTTTATCGCCAACACGGTACGTACCATGACCACCAACTTGTAGGATATGCACGTGGTGATCTTGCAGATAAGCATGGCCTGGTTCTAGATTTGGATGTTTAATGTATACAGATTGAGCTCTACCCGAATCGGTAGTTTTAATGTCATGCTTATCTGGGTTATAGTGTTTATTCATATGCTTCAAAACACCGGCTTTTTCAACTTCGGCGGCATACTTAGGTCTCTTAGCACGGGCATCATCTGGAATATGCCAGCCACCCTTTTTAGGATCATGGTGAATTGTGATCTGACCCATAGCACCAGTCACACCATTCTTAGTTTCACCATTCAACATACTACCTTGAACTTTACCAGCATGGTTCCTTTTGAGTTTTCTATGTTCTACTTGGAAATCGGTACCTGCGGTGGACCCTGCGCCAGACAAATGTTCTGGCATAACACCATGTTTCTTAAGATGAGTGATAAAATCATTTTCATACTTATGGCCGGCATTTTCTTTTTGAGTACCAGGTTTATGTAGTTTAGTAACTGGTATTACATGTTTGTGGCCAGATTCATCTTCTGCGTGGACATGAGTAACACCTTTTATGTTTTCTACTTTGTGCAATTTAACTTTAGAACCCGGTTCTAGATCACCATGATTTCTTGCCAGAGTATGTGTAAAGTTAGAAGATCCTAGATGTGGTGTCACATATTTAGCTAAATGTCTTTCGCCATTCAGGCCAGTGCCACTGATTGCTACTTCCGATAGGTATTCTTTGAATGTTATCATTTTTATCTCTGAAAATTTGCACGAGAGAACTCGGCACGGTTAACGAATTTTGTTGATTTACCTGCGTGGTTAGACACATAGCCTTCTGGGCCAACTTTCTTACCATTAATTTTTGCCTCAAGGCCTTCGGCTGAATGGTCCATGTGCTTCACGAGCAGATCTTTGGCAGCCTGAAGATGATGGTGAGATTTTAAAGCATGAGTAATAGATTCTTTATGATCACCCTGCGCAGCATTGATTGTAGACTGATGTAGATCAGCCTTAGCTGCTTTAGCTTTCTCTGTCTTAACAGACCCTACGGCTTTTGTCTTAATCGCTTCTAAGTGCTTTACATATCCTTCGTGAGTTGGCTTTTCACCAGATCTCACTGTTTGATTGATATAAGTGTTAATATGTTCTTTGTGTGGAGAAATATGAGAGTAGTTAGTCTTTTCGTGTGCGGTCTTTGCAGCAGCTATATGCTCATGAAATTTTTGGTTATCATCTGGAGACATTTTCTTACCGGCAGACTTATATGCAACAGAAGGCGAATAGACATCTTCGTGGTGAGAAAACTTAGAGTGATCTTTAATAGGCTCGGCATGCATATCATCTAGAGTCTTGCCATGATATTCTGTGTGCAGAGCTACACCAAACTTAGATTTCTTCACCTTATCAGCTTCGGCACCATGGGCTGTATATTCGATCGTGTTAGGTTTGAATGTAGCAGTAGTCTTGCCATGCTTTACATCTGTACCGGAGTGAAGCACGTCACCTTGAAACACACCATGCTTTGGTAGAATCTTATGGCCGTGGTCAAGAGCAGATTTAAGTTTCTCCACTAGACCGGGTGCATGGCCGTGGTTCTTTTCAATGTCGGCATGAGTATAGTTAAGCTTTGGAGTTTTATTGAATGCAGATTTAGATGCGACAAAATACTTACCAGACTGTGGGTGATGACCCATAACAATACTTGGAGAACCATCAATCTTTTGAGTTAGGGAAGAGGATGTCTTACCAGATTCTACATGTTTCTTTACGCGGTCAAGTTCACCAGCTGCGTGCTTAAAGCCAGATTGGCCATGGTCGACATGTAGATCTTCTAGGTGCTGGAGATGTTTGAGTTTACCATCTGACTCTGCTTGCTCTGCTAAATATTCTAGAAATGTTTTCATGGTGTTTCCTGTAGAGCCTTAACTTTTGGTAGTAGTTTTTGTGCAAGTTGTGCTACCAATAGTTTGCGGCGGTTAACTGTTTCACCAAATGTGTTCTTATCATCTGAAGTTAAGTCTGGCATTGATTTTTGGAACATTCTCCGTGCAATCATAGTATCGGCAAGTTTCTTAGTTCTATCAGATAGGACGGAAGTATTTACGGCAGGAGTAAGTACATCTAAACCTTTGACTGCCCATGCCTCAACTAGTTCATCTGCAGAGTATGTTTCCATTATATCTTCAACGCAAAGAGACTCAAATAATTCATCAACATTTTCTTCCATCATAGAAAGAATTTCTTCTGTTACTCTAGATGATTGGCCTACCGGTGTCTGTGCTGTTGGTTTGAAAGGAAGCATCTGAAGAATACCAGTGATGCCCGAGGCATCTACCATACGGAAAAATGGCCATAATACTTGCCACTGCTTAGGATCTGTATACTTCTTTCTAAGAGCAGTAACAGCATCCTTTACGGTTTCGTATGGGCTTGGTTTAGTATCAATTTCGGCAATAGAAGCTACGATCTGTGCCAAACGAAGACGTTCAATTGAATTCTTAAGGCCTTCGACAATTAGAGGTTCTTGGATTGAATTATTTTTATAGAAGGCACTAATCTTTTCTAGATTTTCGTACTTCTTGTCAATATTAGATTCGGTAAGAGCATAATCCAATAGTTTGATGATCTGATGCTTGGAGTATAAATCGTCGAATTCTTTAAATTGTTCAATGATGAATGACGAGAGTTCTACACAGAAATTTTGAGTTTCAAACCCAAAAAGTTTAACTTGGCCAGATTCAAGAAGGGTAAAATCTTCCTCTACTATGTGCTCGACTTTAGTTTCCGGTTCCGATTCGGAAATGACATCTTGTATCCATTTTTTCTGGATTCCCGCCGATGATTCAACTGTAACGTAATTTGAACCGCGGTCAAGAATTTTTACGTCTTCACCTGTAGTCTGATCTTTTACAATTTCCCCTATCAAAAGAATCTCATTATTTAGATACCGTTCTCTTAAAGTCTTAGTCATATTAGTTCATCGATTAATGTGTTGCAATATCATTATTTAATTAAAGTTTAATTATCAATCACATTGGTAGATTTCAGATATGCCGCCAAATCTTTTGTCTGTCCTACAAATACTGTATTATTGTTAATCGTTGTTGCTTCTTGGCCGTTTGCACCAGGAATACCAAGTTTTGGTTTATGAGCAACTTCTACGTTGAGGAGCTCAACATTGGTTTCTACTAACGTCTTAATGAGTCCCGCCATAACTTCGAAGTCACGAGATTTTTCCGTAGAGTTTGCAATAGTATTGAGATCACCTACGGCAACCATTCCACGCTCAATAAGTTTTACCAGATTAGCCTTTACATAATCTCTTTGAGATTCAAGACTATCTATCGATTTAGCCTGTGCCTCTGCCTGTAGTTCTGCCAGAGAACGATTTGGATCTACTTCTTGAAGATCGACATTGAATATAGAACTCAGTGATGCTTCTACTTTTGGTGTACTCATAATATAGGATCTCCAGCTTTAGGTATGATTGTTACCCAATTTTCATCAATTGAATAAGGATCCATAGCTGTTGCAGCAAATGGATTTATGACGGCTGTATATTTATTGTTATTAGTTACATTAATAGAAACTTGCTTAATAATCTGAGCATCAGATCCAGATGCAAAGTGACCTTCTGGATCTATTGAGTTAAGGATCGGGCCATAATAGAAAGTTTTCATTGAGAACGAGTACGATGTGATAATCGTACGCATGTTCTCAAATGAACCCGAGTATGAATCATCTGTATTTACAGAGTTCAAGACCATCGGAATATCTTGAATGAGTACTGGATCTTCTAACATCTTAATAGACAGATTTATGTCCGGAGAGAAGAATGGAAGAATTTGCTCCATGATCTGAAGATTATCCTCTACGGTCTTCGTATAAGAATACAGAGAGAATGTAACTGTATAAGGTACAGGTGAATAATAGTAGATTGCCCGAGAACCTGTAGATCCAACTACCTTATTTACTTTATTGAACTGCCGAGATGAGTCGTATTGTATGCTAGTAATCTCGGCCGAAAGACGTGGAAGTACTAGTGCCGTATCTTCGTTCATTCCAGGATCTTGTGTCAACCGAACAAGAAACTTTTCTTTGTTCAGATATGAAATAGGTACATTTACAATCTTCTGAGAAACTCCGGCTGCGTCTCTGGTGCGAAGGAAAATATTAGAGAATAAACCACAAAATGCTACAACAAGATTTCTTGTAGTGCCGTGGTAAAATGGGATAGCTGTGATCATGCTTTATGTCCCAGCGAAGGGATCTTTCTCGTTAAAATTCATGATCTTAACAAACTCTTGCTTGATAACATCGTTATCACCAAAACCATGCATATCATCGTATTCTTTAGATACTACATATTCTTCAAGTAGTACGTCGCCACCACTTTCCATTAGGAAAATACCAGAACCATCTTCAAGAGCAATACCCATATCTAATCTATTTAAACTTACTCCATAATATGCATCTACATCTGCATATCCAGTACCAAATTTTTCATTGTTAAACTGGACCAATTCTGTTCGAAGAGTCCATACATACTTTTTATTCAACTGATAGTAACCAGGTTCTTCATCCTCTACAAACTTAATTTCAAACAGAGACTTAGAATGCTTAGCAAAGATTAGATCACCTTCGTTTGGTCTCCATGCCACCTTTGGGTCACGAGTAGCAGGAACAATTGGTACTACTGTCTCAGTGAAGCGCTTACGAGCTACAATGAACGAGGCCGTATCCTGAATTTCCATACCAAACCTAGTAAGAATTTCAGATGCGCCACCGGGCCCTTGGAAGTCTAGCATGTACATTTCTATTTCGGCATAGGAGTCAAAAGAAGAAAGTACATCTTCACCAAAGATCTGATCTAACTTATTCAACGTCCGCGGAATATAGATATAGTTCTGGCCGGCTATCTGAATAGCCTCTATGTTCAGAGACTCAACTAAATTCTGCTCAGAAGCATAACCGTTTTCGGTCGTCTGAAAATACGAATTGACTGCCATGTATTACTTTGGAAGAGTTTGAAGCTTTAAATATTCTTGATACACAGAGTTGTATTGAGAAACACAGTATTCTAGTTGGTTTCTTACTGTTTCGGCTCTGGCAGCTTCCCCGATAAGAAATTCTGCATCGGCTCGATAAAGCTCTTTTCCGGTGGCACCTGGGCAGACAGGGGCGGGATTGCTGGACAGATCTGTGCCACTTGGACGGTTGGGGCGGTTTTGCAACTCACGAGTAATAGTAGCGACAGTAGCGACAAGACTTTTATTTTTTTCATTTAATAACCTCACTTGATTTTCAGATTCTTTTTTCATGGTAAGCTCAGAGAGTGCAGCTTTAGTCTTTAGATCGTCTATTACGGCTTTTCTATCGGCTTCAACTTTGTCCCAGAGAACTTGTACGGACGCGGCACCTTTGTCATAGACATGGTTATAAGCTACATAACCTAGGCCGAGTACGGCTGCAAGACCAATAGCTGCAGCAATTAGTTTTGGAGAGAATGGGATTGGCCACATATTAAGCCACCCGGTTGGCAATCCAACCATACTCAAATGCCTCATTCTTAGGTGATGCTTCGGCAATCTCGATATACTTCACGGCGCGTTGGGCATTAACAAGTTTCTTAAGAACTGATGCATCTTTCCGAAGAGCAATGAATTTCTTCACTGCATCTAGAGTCATGGCACCAAGACCACCATCTACGGTCATATCTGGGTATGTTGTGCCACCTTGATTGAGCACATTCAGAGCACGTTGTAGGAATTTTACACCGGTTGCCTGACCCATGTTCACACCAATATCAAACAGCATAAGAGCTAGGTCTTTATCAAGAAGATATAACTGGTCAAACTTTGGTTGAACCCAATACCGAGCACGATAGATATCCTTAGCTTGGTCAGCAGTCATATTCTTCATTAAACCTGTATAACCAAATGCATCGGCTACTGCTTTTGTAACACCCCAGTTAGTTTCTCCACCAGAGTCACGTGGGTCATTAGTATATCCGCCTTCTACTTTAAGTAGTGATGTGAGTGTATCTTCAATATCCATAATTTATCCAATGTAGTAATAGTGTTGTTATCATAGCGCCAAAGACCGTGGCTACAGTATCGGCAGATTCTGCCGTATTGGTTTCTGGGTGATAATAGTCCCAAATTTCTTTAAACACACCAGCCGCTATAGCAATCAGTAATCCAATTCCTAAACTAAATCCAAATAATTTAGAAATAAAAACTATTCCGGCGCCAGCTAAAAAATGTTTTATTTTGTCTTCTTGTATCATTTTAGCCTATAAAGCCCATTGGCATTTCTTGGTATGAATCTCTTATTTCCTGTTCAGCAGAGGCAATTTCTGCCGCGGCCTGCGACATAAGAGTACTAGCATCTATAGTTACACCACCGAGAAGTTGGATACCAGAATATTTCTGAGTATTTGTGGCCCATTGCTGCTTTACGCAAGCTGTAACTAATTTCTTGAGCATCCGATCATTATAGATCGTGGTGAATACTTCTGGATCAAGAATCCGATAGCATTCAAACACAATGTAGTCACCTGGGTTAGCAAGTGCCCAGTCGATATCTAAATAAACTTTGCTCATTTTCCGGTTAAACCGCACCGAATCTATCGGCCGAAGTACTTGATCAATAAGACTAATGTGTTGCATTAACTGTTCGAAATAGACCATCGATGATGAACCAAGATTTTGGAATGTCGACATGATAACTTGATATTTTGGGTCAAACATGAAGTTAGATGAATTGATACCTTGGAACCAAGGAATTGCACGAATGATGCCGGTGACCATGTCTGAAATTGGTACAGAACCAGATTCTATATCACCCTGTACAGATGAAACAAATGTACACACAGAACCAGTAGATCTACCAGTTAAAACATCACCCACCGTATAGAGTGCAGCAGGAGAATCGTGTGCGGTCAGAATAGCTCGGGTGGCAAACGAAGTTGCCGTCATAGCTATGATACCAAAATGAGTTCCATCTGGAGATGAAACAATTTCATTGATAGAAAATCCAGCAGTAGTTGATACGGTGATCACTGTTGGTTGAACTTGATGCTTCAAATAGATACGCTCGGTGCCATCATAGTGGAAGTCTTGGAAAAACTGGAGAGCTTCATTTACACGATCTTCTACTTGAGTAGCATCTACCTCTATATTGATAACTGGCTTTCCAAGTTTCTTCAGAGCATATTCAATTAGATCTACTTTTGATGTTATTGTCATTATATTGTCCTAGACCAGTAATTTTGCATTTGAACTCGGTCAAATGTACTTTCGGAATTTCTTATGTTCATACCAGAAATGATAGTAGGTGAAGAACTGCCAGAACCTACATTATTTGTAGTATTTAATACCATCGGTGGAGGTGTCACTTGTTGAGTTTTTGCTGCATCGGTATTGGCATCCTTAGTTGCAACAGATTTTTCTACAGAAGTAATTACAGAAGATTTGGCCGCTTCTGGTACTTCTGTTATCTTAGATTTATCTACCTTGACACCTTGCTTTTCAAAGAATGCAGCAGATTTAGCAGTAAGTTTACCTTCTTTTACCTTTTTCTCATAAAGATCTTGAGTGGATTTCTTATCAGCTTCTTTCTGCTTATCTTCAAATGAATTGCCAAACCAACCCTTGACGGTTTCTACACCACCGGCAATGTTTTCTTGGATGTTTGTGTTTTCATTGAGCCAGTTTCCAGCTGCATATCCAGCTGCTCCGGCTCCGGCAACTGCCAGTGCTGGAAGGGCCATTTTACCTGCAGAACCCAATATTCCAGCACCCTTTTCAAGAATTGTAGAAGTAAGCGAAGTGCGTGGCTTATTTTCTACTTCTATATTTTTCTTTTGTAGATCTTTAGGCGCGGCTGATTTTACAGGTGACACACGTTCCGAAGCAGTTTCATCTGCTAGTGCATGAGCCATTTTTCTTTCCTCGGCGGCATCTTCTAACAGTTCGTTTGTTTTCTTTGCCTCGACAAGAATTTCTTCGTCTACTTCTGAGTTATCAGATTTGCTTCCAGTAAGTAGATTAGTAACTGCGTTGTATGATTTGCTGTATGCTTTATCTAGAATAGATTGCCGAGGTTGATCATCTGCTGGTTCTACTTCTCTTTTTCTTACGCGGGGAATAGGAGTCGGTTCTGGTGAATCGGATTTGACTATTGGTTCCGGGACCTGAGTTCTCTCTGTTTGTGCAGGTTTTACTATTGGTTCTGGAACGGGAGGTGGTTCTACTTTGACCGCAGTTGGAGTTGGCACTATAGCTTTTGGGGGTGCTACATCCTTCTTTTTAGCAGTTTCTTCTTTCTTTTTAAGAAATTCGTTTGTCTTTTTTACTTCATCTAAAGTTTGTTTATTTACATAGAGCTCGGCATTACAAAATGCCTCTAACATCTTGTTTAGTCTTGTAAATTCACTCTTTTTATTTTTTGTAACACCTTCTGATAATTCAGGTGTTTGAGACTTTGTTTCTGTGGGTTGTTCTGTAACCGCAGCTTCCATTGCAACTATGGCATCTGGAATTTTAGCTGGGGCCACAGCAGCCGTAGTTTTAGCTACCAATTTGGCACGTTCATTTTCAAGAATATGAACTGTAACTTTGTCACCCTTCTTTTCTGCCTGCTTTAGTGCTGGACCGTAGACCAGATCATATTCTTCTGGTGTTTTTGGGTCAAAGTCTACTGGTGCTTGCTTTGTCGTACCAAAGGTCTTTTCTGTTAGATTTTGTACTGATTCGTTGAGCATTGTTAGATTTACTGCTTATATGTTATTAGCGACAATAACAATAGTAGGTGTCGTTGCAAGCACTGTCGAGGCATCCAAGGACACTTGAAAATACACACTAGCCGAGTACATAAAATTTATGGATGCTGCTGCAGAGATTTGCATAGCAGTGGCAGAGGTAACACCATACCATGCGCTAGTCGCGCCCGTTACAGGACTTCCAAAAGCGGTTAAATTGGTGCCGGTGGCTGATTTACTATTTACATGGAGTCGTAGATAAACAGTTTGGCCAGCAGCAAGCCCTGAGGTCAACCAAGCAGAAGCAAGTGTACCTCCGGTGATGCCGCCAGCATTTGCAACCGTAGTTATTAAACCCGTAACCCCGCTGAAGGTTATTCTCGCGGTGGCCGCGCCTTCTATATTCATAGCCGCACTTGCGACAAAATAAGGGGATGTAATAACACTTGCTGCATTACTTTTCCCATATAAAGAACTCATACTCCAAGAAGTACCAGAACCCCCAGCACCCGCCAAAGTTCTAACTGCTGCCTGGTTCATTGATATTGTAGTTGTTAAGCCCAAACCAAGTTCTTGGGCTACACTAACTGGAGTAGAAGTACCAGCTAAATTAAGTCCACCAGATGCCGGCATCACCATATTATTTCAATCCCTTAAGTTCTGCAACTTCTGCTCGAAGTTCCTTAATTGCTTCAATCAATAGACCAACCATGTTACCGTAAGCAACAGAGTATTTAGTTTCTTCAGTGCCCATGACTGCTTCCGGAAGTACCTTAAGAACTTCCTGAGCAATCACACCGGTCTGTCTAGGTAAATTTACATCGGTACGATCAAATGTATAACCATTTAGTTGATCTACTTTATCTAGTGCGCCAGTAATCTTTGTGATGTTAGTCTTGATTCGGATATCTGAATAAGCAGTGACATTGCCAACCATAATAAGATTGCCGCCTGGGCCGATCTGTCCGCTATAAACACTATTATTAGTAAAGAATGTATAGCCATCACCGCCCCAATAAAATCCAGTATCAGTTCCACCATCAGCTGACCAAGCAATAGATGGCACAGCTGCTGAACCGCTGGCCGCTAAGAATCTACCAGTAGAAGTAAAATTTACACCTTGATAAGAATTAGCAGTATTTAAAGCATCGGCCGAGCTTGCTGAACCTGCTGTACCAGCCGATCCATCAATACTTACACCAGCCAATGAAAGTGCACCAGGACCTCTATTATATAAAACTGGGGTTGTGCCCAGATACACAGAACCAGAAGCACCCAAGGCCCCAATCTGAGCATAAGTGGGTGCCGACCAAGCACCATTACCGTTAAGCCAAAGATTAGTAGCACTAGTACCTTGTGTAGCTACAATACCAGAAACTGTGCCACTTAAAATAGGAATGTTGTGAGTATGATCTTGTCGAGCAGCGAATGCGGCGGTGCCAGCAGTAGATAAACCAGATGTTGCAACAGTTGTAGGTACAACACCCACAGTACCATCAAATATTGCTACAGTATCATCTCTACGTAGGAAATTAGTAGAAGCGCCAGCTGTATTTGTGGTGCCAAAAACTAGCGCAGGGGTGCCACCAGTCTGATCACCTGTGTTTGAGCCAGAGACAGAGGATGCGCCCGCACCAACAGTAAGTACCGATGTATTTGCTATATTACCAGCTAAAGTAAGTGAACCTGTGTTGACTGTCAGAGCCGTAGACAAGGTAGCATTAGTAACAGATCCAGAAGTTAGGCCAGCAGCTGTACCAGTACAATTAGTCAAGACACCAGAAGCAGGAGTACCAAGCGCAGGTGCAGTAAATGTTTTGTTTGCTAGCGTCTGTATTCCATCAATAGTGACGATGGCACCAGCAGTAGAATCACCGACAGTTTTACCAAGCACCGTAGTAGCGGTAAGCAAAGCAATGTTGTTGATTTTATAAGACTTACCAGTTGGAATATTCCAATGTTCAGAAGAAGTCCAATTCGTATTAGTAGAATCCCAAGTAAGAGTTTTATTTGTAGTTCCTCTAAGAGTAATGCCGCCGCCATTTGCCGTAACATCGGTTGGTACCGCAACAGAACCGATTTCTATGTTGATATCATCTACGGAAATTGTTGTAGAATTAATAGTTGTCGTAGTACCATTAACAGTTAAATTACCAGAGAGAATTAAATCTGTACCATTAATAGCAATGCCGGTTCTAATACCATCTGGATTGACCGAAAGTAAATTTGCGCCGTATGCTGATCTAAATAAGAATCCACGATTTATACCACCGGCCATGGTAAAGTACATATTGTAGTCAGATGTACTTTCTGTACCATTTCTACCACCATAAGTTATATCTGTCGAAGCAGACATCATAGTGCCATAGGTGATTGGAGCAGATGCCCACAATCCATAACCAGAACCGGCAGTAGCAGCTGTTTGTGCTGTACCAGTGCCATTTAGATTAACTGCATTTGTAGCAGTGCCAGTAGTTGATTGGTTCAGAGTTGGAACATCGAGTATCTGGATTGGCGACATTGATGCATTTACACCGTCGCCACGAAGATACGTACCGGTAGTTGTACCGGTAAGAGCATTAATAGCTAACTGAGCAGTAGTCTGGCCAGTACCACCACTAGCAATTGGCAATGTTCCAGATACATGAGTCGTAAGACCTACTTTACCGTATGATGGAGCAATGCCGACACCACCTGAAATAATTACAGAACCGGCGGCAACATCGGCCAATTTAGAAATTACATTAGAAGCAGAAGCATAAGGAATATCACCTACGGCATATGAAGATAAACCAGTACCACCATAAGTTACTCCGACAGCTGTCGCTTGCCAATTGCCTGTCAATACTGTACCAACTGATGTAGCTAGTGCAGAATTAACTGCGGCGGTTGTAACAAGTTCTGTTTTAACATCTGCTAGAAGTTTTGGACGTATAACCCCATCGGTAGCAGTCTCTACAAAATAATTTGTGGCAGCAACTGTTGTATCTGCAGTACCTGTCAAATTAATAGCTGTTGGCCAAAATACACCAGAATAATTTAGACGAGTAACACTTGTGGGTGTTGTGGCAGACTGATCAAATGTGCCTGCTGTTGAAGCTGCGCGTAGCGGTACAGTATTTGCTTGTACGAATGCTGTGGTAGCAATTTTTGTAGTATTGTCGGCTAGTGCTGGTGTTGGTGCGGCCGCTGTTGTGGTGAATGTAGGAGAATCAATCGGAGCTTTTAGATCTACATCGGTGATAATAGACTTTAAGTTACCATCAATTTCTGCATTAGATAGAGGTAAATTTTTAAATGTAGTTGAAACTGGTGGGGTGCCAGCAGTAGTAAGTCTATATGTAATGTTAGCTGTCATTGTTTATTCTCATTTTTCTAAGAAGATTTTCTATCTCCGATACTCTAATCGTCAGATCATTTATTTGATTATTTAATCGGTCGAACGTCTCATGCTGTTTTAGATTCTTTTTAAGTTCGACATCATTCTTTACGATTACCGATCCATCTGCATTCTTAAAAAGACCCTTAATTGGAGTACCAGAAGCATCAACAATTTGCTTCATTTTACCAAACAACTAAATCTACTTCGGACTTTGTAGTAGCTGCATTCACAAGTTGTATCAAAGTTTTCTCTTTGGAAAACGCGGCCTGAACAAATTCTGCCACAGCAATTGCTAATGGTTCTACTTGTGTCAGTGTAAGAGTGATGAAGTTACCCGTAGAATCTTTCCAATCTACCGATGGGATTAGGTTATTCTTCATAGAGACATAAGCATTGCCAAGAGTTGCTTGAGATTGTCTAGAAGTATCTACTCTAATACCATTAAAATCAAACCCCGAAGTTTCGTATTCAAATCTCTTAGCTGCAAGTTCTTCACGCTTTAGTTTTTTATAGTCATCAAGAGTAATAGAATCCATCTTGATAATAGAATCTACATACACAGAATCAAGACCAGTCATACCAGTCACAGCAGAGTTGTTATACAAACCACCCGGAGAAAGCACAGAAGTTGGTGTATGTTGTCGTATATGATCATTTACATTCACGCCGGCCGGACATCTAGACATATTTACTAGAACTGAATCTAATGGGTACGACGTGTTAAATGTATACTTAACAGTCATTGTATTAGATACATCATCTACATGCTCAATTTTCCAAGAATATTCCATTTTATTTCCTAATTTACCACCAGATTAATACTGCACCCTGAACACCCGGAGTACCCTGATATGTTTGTGAATCTGCATTCATCATTGCTCCACCACCTGATCCACCAGCACCATATCCAGTTCCAGAGACTGCATTTCTAGCAGATCCGTATCCATTATAGTATCCGATGCCGCCGGCGCCCAAAGCACCACGTGTGTATACTCCAACATTATTAGATAAAGATAGAGAGAATCCGCGGCCGCCTGACCCACCAATTGCCCACCAAACTCCATTTTGTCCATATTGACCTACATCACCAGCCTCTATTGTAGTTCCCCCAGATATAGTACCTATAGATCCACCCGGAGTTACTAAACTGGAGTTTATACCATATTGCGCAACAGTACCGTATAGTCCACCATTTGCCGTAACCACAGGGATTCCATTTTTGTTTATCCTAGAAAGTCCACCTTCACCCGCGGTTGTTCCAAATGAATATGGGCCGTCTCTGGCTGCGCCAGCTGAGCCGCCGCCACCAACTATAACATCTAAAGTATCTCCGGGTACAACAGAAAATGAACCATAAGAATTTCCACCAGTGCCGCCACCACCACCTGCGCCATAACCATAAGATATGCGAGATGATCCTCCACCACCCCCACCCCCGCCAGCAATACAATAGTAGTATACTGTGGTACCACATTGAGGTGGAAGTACAATAGAAGTTGAAGCAGTTAAAACACCAGAAGTACCTGGTATGTATTTTGATGTCCCATAAAATTTATCTAAAGAAACAAGCCCGGCAGTTGGGACTGCTATATTATTTGAAGTGGTAAATGCACCACTTCTATAGTATTCACTTATATCTATAGGGGCATTGCCCCCAAATTCATTCTGAATATCGGCAAGTCCGATTATACCAGAGCGCTTTATAGTCATTTTGCTTTTAAGAGATCAACTTCTCTTTTCAATAGTTTTATTGCTTCTAGAAGAACTGGTACCAATTTGGTGTAGTCGACTGTATCATAAATCTCACCTGTTTCTTCATCAGAAATTGACTGAGTAATGATTTCTGGCATCACAGATTTTACTTCTGATGATAGGACACCATAATCATGTTTTCCCCATTTAGGTTGTATGAGTTTAGAATGTTCATTCCAGGTGAATGTTACTCCGTTGATAGCATCTATAAGAGCAAATGGATCAGCTATAAGTTGTACATTGTCTTTAAGCCTCGGGTCTGAATAACCAGACACATTACCTGAGGCCACACAGTTGCCAGCAGAATCAGAATACCACGACCATGCGCCTCTAGACCAACCACCAATACCAAACATACCATCGGCACGAACACCCATCTTGATTGCATAAGAATCATGCCAAAATGTTAGACCTGCTAAATTAGAATTACCGTCAGATGCACCAGCTGCTCGGCAGACGAATGAACCGTTATTAGTTGAATTAGCTAGAGCAATGTTTACTGGAGTGTTAGAACCAGTAATCATATTTGTCTGTTGTGTAGTAGAAACGTAAGTAGCAGTACCAGATAGTGTTCCAACGATTGGAAGAGAGAATGTCTTATTACCACCTATCGTTTGGTCTCCAATCGTATAGACACCGTTAGTTACTGTGCCGGCATTACCTGTAACAGAAGTTTGATCACCAGTATTACTACCAGTAGAAGTACCAGAACCAGTTGGAACACCAAGATAAGTCTTAATAGCAGTTGTAGATGAACAGTAACCCAGAGAACCTGCATTTCTAAATACAAGAGCTCCGGAAATTGTATTAACATCAGCTAGTGTAGTATTCAGATTTGTAAGAGCAGCTCCACCAGAAACATCTCTGATTACGATTGTGCTTGGTGTTGCAGCAGTATCTCCTGATTGACCGTCAAGGAAATCCGCATTTAGATTTGTGACGACAGTAGTAGAAGTTACCGCAAACGGAGGAGTACCAATGGCAGCAGTAGAAATAAATTGAGGTGCAGTAGCAGTACCTGTAAATGCAGGAGAAGCGACTGGTGCTTTTGCCGTAAAAGAAGTTGCAACAAATTCCGTTGTTGCAACTTGTGTGGTACTAGTACCAGGTGCGGCAGTAGGTGCAGTTGGAATACCAGAAAAAGTAGGACTTGCTATTGAAGCTTTAGATGACAATTGCGTCTGAATACTAGAAGTTACTCCATCCAAAAACCCTAACTCTACAGAAGATACGGTGCCAATTGAAGTAGTTGCTGGTAGAACAACTGTGCCCGTAAATGTGGGTGCATTTAGATTTGCTTTTATTTCCAATTCGTTAGCAATTGCTTTTAAGTTTCCATCCATTTCTGCATTAGAAAGGGCAGAATTTTTTGCAATAGTAGCAGAGGCTACGACCGGAGTTACTGAAGCTCTATAAATTATGTTTGCGGCCATGGTTCTATCTTTATGATGCTAGGATAATCACACGGTAATTATCTATCTTTGGGAATAAGTATTTAACATCTGAGTACAAAACTATCTTAATATCGTACGTATCAAATATAGCAAGATTTTCGATGTAAAATTCATAGTCTCTGTATTCATCCCATGTACTTGAAACATTACGAAGAATGTCACAGTTCATTGGAGTCCAAGCAAGCAGAGTATGGTTATCACTACCTATCGAAGTACGAATAAAGACATCAAACGATGTCTGTTTAATTGAAGCACCAGATACAAATATCTTGGCACCTTTAGAAGGTGTGTCGATCTTTACAATTTTAGAGATGTATTTAGACTGGGCTGTACCTGTTGTGGCAGAGGTTTCTGATGCTGCATTTGAAGAGTTATTTACAATAAAATTATGTACCCGAAGTCTAGGTTTATTAGCTAAATCTAACATTGGAGAAACATTAGCATTATCCGTAGAAAATGTCATTTTAATTTCGGTAGAATTCACACCAGACGAAACAACAGTTTCAGTTCCAGAATTAAGTAAAACTGCATTCTTAACCAATTGACGAGGAACGGTAAGAGACGACAATTCATGTATGCCCTGAATGTAATCTGACGTCATAGTTTTTATAGTGCAATCAACTGTTGTAGATTGTGGAATAAATGTATCGACAACAGGCAGCAAATTTTGATATTGTTTGTTCAGAGAAACTACAAAAATTGCTTCTGACACTGCATCAAGTATACAACCAGACCCAGAACCATCCGTAATAGCAACAGATGGTTTAGAAGTATATCCTGTACCAACCGTATCAATGATAACAGAAGCTACCTTACCAGAAACTACAACTGCATGAGCAGTAGCTTGTACAGAAGCTCCACCACCAGAAACTACAATTGAAGGAGAAGCTGTATAACCTGTACCGGGGGCAATTACAGAAATCTGATTTAGAATTCCTGATGCCGACAAAAGACCGGCAGATGTTGATGTACAACCAGTTGCTGTAAAAGTGAGAGAATAATCATCTATAACTGTCACAGAAAAACCAGTATTTACACCAAGTGTAGCAGCAGTCATACCTCTATATGTTGCACCCGTAAGAGTTGCAAGAACAATTTTGTCACCAGTTTTATGACCGTGCTGTGTGTCAAAAGATGCAGTGATTATTGGGCTGACACCAGATGTAGTAGAGAAATTATAACCAGGCACTAGTATAGTAGGTGCATTAGCTTTAAATGTGTATTCACGTGGTGCAGTATTAAAAGATGCACGATAGATTGTAAACTTAATATCTTCAGCTTGTTCAGCAGTCCAAGTAGAATTATTTTCTGATTTGAACATTGTACCAACATAAGGCTGTTCAAAAATTGTCTTGCCTGTTTCTACTGACACTTTACTAAATTCTGAAGTCCAAACATTGTAGCCGTTAGAATTTGCCATCAAAACAAAACAGAATTCTTGATTTTCCTGAAGATAAATTGGTCTATCAAATGCGAACTTAGTCTCTAGGCTTGAATCGTTAGAAGTGAATATTGAAACTGGTGACAATGTTTTAGAAGCATACTCCGAAATTAAAGAATCCGTTGGATAACCATTGTTAGTATTTCTAATCTGTAACGTAATAGGTAAAGATGCATCTTTACTTTGAAAGAACACAGAAATAGCAGTAATAAAACAACCACCCTTTACACCATATGTAAAAAATGTCTGGGCGAGAGGATCTCCCCCACCTCCTCCACCGTCATTTCCGCCGGACCATGTAGATACAACTGGTGCGGGAGCTGGCGGAGGAACAGGTTTGGCTGCAATGATGTTGTTTGTTACAGTTTTAGTAATATCTTGTTTAAATGTATTAAACGTAGTATTTGTAACATCTGTTGTTTGTTGGAATGTCTTAAGAATACCAGCGGCCGAAAAATTAGCCTGGGCAGTACCCACAGAATTTCCAGGTATAACCGTAGTAGAATATACTGGATCATCTTGAAGCAAAAATGTCCGAACACCAGTGTTAAAAGTGACAGGTGGGACATCAAAGTAACCAGTGACACTGCCAGCGCTATCAGCAATGATTGGGTCACCCTTGTTTTTGCCTGTCTGTGCTACATATTGTGAGACTACCTGACCATCAAAAAATGCATAAAGTCTTGTATTTGGTTTTGTACCAGAAACAGAGAAACTAATTCTTTGTGGTCTGATGAAAGAAACAGATGTTAGACCAACTAGATCAGTTCTACTAATAGATTGAGTAGTGCCATAAGTGCTTAGTAATGATGTAGCCATTTATTTTTTCTTTATAACTAGAGAACCGACGATTTTTAAGAAACCAAACAATATTTTCTTAGATATTTTTCCGTCATTGAATGTGCATGCAACTGTACGATCTATGAATCTTAAATTTAGTTTTCCTAAAATTCTAGAAACTGCATAAGATCCATTTAGCAAATTAATATCCGATTGAACGGCATTAATAATTTCCATACATTGATCATGAGTTACATGCTCATATTTAATTATGTTTCTTAGGAATTTTGTGTCTAACAAAATCGAAGTTGTTGGAAGTCCATTTACAAGGTAAGTGCCGTCACCATCTAACCAAAGATTGTATACACGGCATCTAGACTTATTAAGTTCTTGTACATTGCCAAATGCTTCATACTGGATATTGCCAAGCCAAGAATAGTTAATCTTGCCCATCAATTCTTTTGGTAGAGTTAGAACGCCATTGATGTAGAATGGATGGTTGATAGTAGCAAATGGAATGAATGTCTCGTTTGGAGAGTAAAGATTCCACATGTTGTTCTCAAGAGATTCCACATATAGAACTTCATTGAATGCATCCTTAGTTGTGCCCTTAACAAGATCACCCACAACGATTTCCGAGATTGCTTTCTTTTTACCATTTGCCATAGTAACTAATGTTTCACCAGTAAAACATCCACCCCCACCCCCGCCAGAAGCCGGTGGAGCAACAACAGGTGTTGGTGCAGCAGCATAAGAAACTAAAGCACCAGAAGGTGGCACCCAATCCCATGGCCGACTAACATTTATAGTTTCTGTAGTAATGTTAACAACCGTATTGTTTAACACTTGGTTGTGAGTATTCAACACCGTAGGTAAATTTTGAATTTCTTCCCACGAATCAGATTTTGGTTGGATACTCATAATACCGTGCCACGAAAATACAGAAAACGGATTGATGTTAGTAATCTTAGATGACATTGGTTGTTTGGCAAAGACAATCTCTGTAAAGGGTAGCATCACTACATTATTTGTAATAGACAAAGTACCAGCAGAAGAAGTCACAAGCGGAGTTTCGTATACTTCAAATTGTGGAATAATATTGCCAGAAAAATAAGTGATAGTAAACTGACTACCCAAAATATCTGAAATGATGTCTGGATTGTCAAAAGTGTCAACTAAATAACCAGACTTATATCTAGATAAACCAGTTTGTGCATCGATAACATCATAATTGATGATTGATGCTTCTGTTGCATTAATCGTCACATAATCTTCAAGATTAGCAATTCGGTTTTCGATACCAAAGATGTCTTTCATTCTATAAGTAGAATTATTAGACTTTGACAATCTCATATCGTTGACAGAGTAAGTATATGGTGGTACGTAGATAGTTCCAAGAGAAATGATCTCAGAATTGATCTTTGGCACATAAGGTGTTTCCGAAGGTACACCAGTAAGAGTACTAATTTTTGAAGCTTTATCAATTACAACAACATCATAGCGACCTACATAACTTTGTACAGATGTAGTAATTCTAGAGTCAACCTGTGGTAGATAATTTGTAAGAGAAGACACACCAGTAATACCTCCGGCCACACCTTCACGTGGACGAAAGTCTAAGCAGTTTCTTAGATCATATTTAGTTCCACCAGATTTGCTAGTGTAGTATAAAAGTGATGATTCAAAATAATCTACGAGGCCAGATGAGACATATGAGTCAACAGTGAAGTGATCACCAGAACCAGCATTATGAGCAAAGTAATCATATGTTGCTGTTAGAGTTCCTGTAGGAGCAGTTCCAGAAATTAATACTACGGCTGAACGACCATATACATAGTCGCGCTGGCCGTTGTCGAACATAAACCGAGAAGTGACATTACCGTCAACGGATGAAATAACAGAAATTAATCTAATACCATCGGCATATTTTAGTTGGCCAAACCCAGAAGTTAGAGTAAATACTTCGGCGGTAGAAGTGCTCTTAGATTTTGTCTTTGGAGTAGAACCAGTAAGAGTTTTCGTAGCGGCACATGTAATTTGCAGAACTGCTGTTGTAGGAGTAATACCAGTAATGTTAACGGTTAAACCGTCGGTTGTTACTGTTGCAACAGAGATCGGATAAACCTGTGTAGCACCAACGACCATGAAGTTGCCTTGTTCTTTTGGATCAATAGTCATACCAGTCACAGAGAATGATGCATTGCCAGCGACACATGTTACGGTGGTATTATAGTAAAGTTTATATGTAGTATCAACTGCATTTGCACTATTCTTAACTGCATTAACAGATTTCTTTGGAAGTTGAATGATAAGATTGTCAGTTGAATTCTTAAATATAGCATCAATAGACAAAATTTTACCAGAAGAAGTAGATACTGCAGTAAGAAAATCATTGATAATTGGTACAGTATTTGCACCATTCTTGATCACAAACAGTTCACCAGTGTATCGGTTGTATTTACGAACGGTTGCAGATCGGCCAGTAGCACCAGCAGAGACAAGTTCACCCAATACAAAATCAACTGCTGATGATGAAGCAATATTAATCTTTTGCACAACCTTTGAAGAACCAGCAGTATAGGTGCATCGAGCAACATCAACTAAAGACTTAGCTGGTTGCAATACTACATTTGAAATGAATAGTGTATAGATAGAAGAAGTTTCATTTGCACCGGCAGTCTGATTATAATCTACGGCTAGAGCAGAAGCCGTACCGATCACGGTACCAGCAGTAGTATTATCATAGAACGTAATAGTTTCTTGAGTAGAGAAAACTGGAAGTCCAGCTAAATCCGTAATCAGGACATATTGGCCAAATGATGGTACTAAATTAGCGGTAGATGTTTTGATATGATCGGCAGAACGTGCCTTATCAACCACGACTTCACGTTTAGAAAATACTTCGCACTCATATCCGTTAACATATGCTTTACCAGCAGAAACATCTACAATGAATTTTGATGCATCACCTGTAGGTGCATCATATTTGCCACCATTAACAGTTTTCTTAAGGTGTTCACGCACCGATATATCTAGGCCAGATGTAATATAGTCACCAGATTGCTCATATGTTCTACGTGCAAGATTCTTTTCTAGTTCTGAGTACTTAGAATACCGAAGAAGTTCTAAAAGTTCTCCATTGTCATACCGCATAAGTTCAATATAATCTTCGCCAAAAGTAGCACCAAGTGGAAGTGTTACTAATGTAAGGGTAATTTTAAGACGATCTGCGCCGGGTGCAGCATAGTTATAAGAACCTTGTGCTGGATCTAGTAATGTTGGGTCAGTATTCGAATCAACAATGGATTCAGTAATCTTCAACAATGCAGAACCAGATGGAATACCAGAATATTTTGAGTATACTACCGTCTGTGGTGATACATTAGCAAAAGTACCATTAACGAAGAATGTTCCTTTATTAACAGAAGCAAGAACAGATTGTCCTCTAGACTCCGTAGTGTCTGACACAAGTTTTGTCCATACAACAAAATTGTTAACATTGTCTGTGATAGTTTCACCTTCTGTGAATACACGTTCACCATTGGTACCAACATTATAGTATGTCACAAAAATAGTTGCAGGATCGGTCGCTACCGCATTCACAGCAAATTTAACATATGCAGTAAGACCAGAAGTTTGGCCAGTAAGCTTACTACCTACTAATCTAGTAACGTCAAAGTTTACAATAGTTAACTTTACATATGAGACTTCAAAATCTGTTGTGACATTACCTGGTACGACAACTGAACCATGTTTAAAAACGTGACCACCAAATGCTGCAATCTGATTTCTTGTAATGCTTTGCATTTGAGTAAGTTCACGAGCCTGAACAGACACACCAGGTTTAAACAGAATCTGATGGTAGTCAGATGCTGGATTGTAGTCATCGTAGTAAGGTGCTGCGGATAAATTTGTAGGCATAATTGGTAACCGTGTTTAAACTGTTAGGAAAGTTTTGATAACGAATGTCTGGTCAGCTGTAAATGTAAATTGATTTTCTGCTGAGGCAAAGAGTAAGTCACCAGAATATTTATCAACGACCGGAGTATAAGAAACTGCACTAGTTGTATAAGTTCTTGAAGAATTAGTTTCTGCAACGTAGGTACCGGCTGAAGTCATATATCCAGAACCAAGCGGTTGCAAAACAACATCATTATTTGTAATACTTACAACACGGTATTTAGCACCAGCCTTAAGAAGAACTTCATCAATCACCAACCCAGTATGTGATGTGAAGGTAACATAGTGGGCTATAACATTATTTTGAACTCGTATCATCTCACCAGTAAGAATATTTTTTGGATTTTTTATAAGACCAAAATATCTATAATCCTGAGCTAGATCAATAATAGATGGGTCTTTCTTAATCACATTCGTAAATGCAATTGTAGAAGAACTAAGTTCGCGAACCGCATCTCTACCATGGCCATATTTTGGAGATATCACAGCATATGATACTAAATCTATATTGGTTATGTTAACTGCACGAAGAGCATCGGTAATACTAATACTAGCATAAGTATAGTCTTGACCATAGCTGGTCATTGTAATTTTAGTAATTTTGCCATCTATCACAGTTGGTATAGCTATTGCTCCGGTACCATCACCTACAACATTCACAGCTGCATTGGCCGTATAATTTGTACCCTGATTTGTTATTACAATTGCATAAATTGCACCAGCAACAGAAGTCTGTTCAATAATATATTGATCGGAAGAAAAGTCAGATGAAGCCAACACGGGAGTAATTTTAGCAGGATTTACTGTAGAACCAGAGATTGAAACTATAACTTCTGAGTAATCTTTGCCTGGATTATCTACGACCACATCTACAATAGAGCCGTTATAGATAACAGGTGTGAATTTAGCACCAGTACCGTCACCAAATACAGAAATATTGGTGCCGATACCATTAGCATAGTTTATACCAGAATCAAGTATGTTTACCTGAACAATTTTCCCTTGATATACAACAGATGAAAGTAACGCAGAACCAGCTCCATATTTTCCAGTACCTGAGGCATCAGCGGAAACAACCGTGAGTGTTGGTGCAACAGCATACCCAATACCCGGATTAACGATTGTTACCTTAGTAATACTGCCGCCAGAAACAAAAGCTAAACTACCATCATAGATTCTTTGAGACACACCTGCTACTAAAATTGCACCACCAAGAGAAAAGTTTATCACATTTCCGTTTTGATAAGAAATTCCAGCACTAACTATATTAGCTCCGGTCACAACACCAGCAGCAATGATAGGTGTAAGTTCTGCACCAGCTCCAGATAGAGTAGTAACAGAAAGACTAACACCCGCTGTATATCCAGAACCACCTGTGTCTATTACTATCCCAGTAATACGGCCAGAAGAATCAACCGTGACGTGGCCAGTAGCTCCGGATCCTGTGGTAACTGCACCTGCTAAACTGATTGTCACATTTGGTGTATCTGAATAACCCGAACCACCATATTCGACAATTACATCATCAACGGAACCGTTGTTATAAAAACTATCAGAAAGTGCAGTTTGGACAGGGATGTAGGAATATGACATGAACTTCGACTTCTTGAAAGAAGGAATTGCATACATATACTTCCAGATATATCCATCGGCAAGTTTTAAAGGAATTGTTGGTTTTCCTACCGGTTTAACAGTAGAAGGAACGTTATTGTTGTTTGAAAGACATTTGTAAACATTATAGTCATCTGTCACTACAAAGAACGTTAGTGTGTTTAGATCTTTAGTATGATCGTACTGATCATAAACTGTAGATGCAGTCCAAAGTGTTCTTTTCGTAACTAATGACACATCAGTAGGAGAAACCTTGTTGATGTATAGAATGTTAGTTCTAATATTACTATTTTCATAATCAGAATTAATCAGATTGGCGTCAACATAGACATCATCTACATTCCATTTGTCAATCTTTCCAAGGAAGAAAAAATAGTTAGAGCGCTGATACTGAATCTCTTTGAGAATAGTATCAGCGACGCTAAAATGGAGGCCGGCTCTGATTGAATTAGACATTTTATATTACGATACAGTCACGATCCAAGAGATAGTCAGCGTGTCCAAAGCATCTTTGTTGACTGGCAAAAATGTTGTACGAGCTAACATTATACCGGCAGTCGAGGCGTTAAAAATACCTGCTTCAGTCACAGCGCCAGTACAGTTGCCAGCGGCAAAAGTAGCAGTGAAAGTAACCTGGTTGCCAGAAACAGAACCACCAGAAACAGATAGAGCGGCACGCACATTAGAACCGCCTGTGAATTCTGACACGCCAAGGCTAGCTTGTGCTACATCAGCAGCCACGGCACTAGTGCCGAGAGCCATGTGAGTCATCACACCGGTAGTAACACCAGCAAGACGTGAAGCAATTGCATTTTTGCCAGTGGTGACGATCAAGTTAGGAACGGTCTTTTGTTCTTTAATCTTGCCGTCTGGGCCACGAAGAACAATTAGAAGTTCGCCGGTTGGTTTTAGTGAGTCATTAATCATTTTAGATATCCTTATAACGGGGTTGGTTGGGTTATGTTTTATTTAATACGGCTTCTAACTAAAAGATAGATATTTGTATGGTTCTGAGTAATCGCCAATAGAATAAGATACATCCCATCGGCCATCGACGAGAGTTCCATTGGAATCGGTAGAAACTATAGTGACTAAGTCAGATGCAATATTTTTGGCAGCATTTTTGGAAAATGCTTCTAATATAGTTTCTAATTCATTTAATGTTCTATTAGTTGTAAGTTTTGGTTTAGTTTCAACAATAGTTTCAAGTTCGGTAAAACCTTTACCAAAGATTTTTGAGTATTGGGGATCTGTGATTGTTGTAGTATCTACGCGGGGTTTACTCAGTGATATTGGGTTTGTGTGACTACTAGTCACAAAGTCAGTAGTAAAGTACTTTGTTTGGTCCTTATTGAACTCAGTTTCGGCTGGAACAACTGAATCTAATGTAAAAGATTTAAAAATAGTCTTTTGATAGACATCAATATAAGTAGTAATTTCTGACAAATTCTTAGTAAGATTCTTCATCTTGACATCTGGATTTGGAGTCACAGAGTCTGTCAATTGTTTAACTACAATCTTATATCGTATCGAATCAACAGGTGTAGATGAGTCGATTACTTTCTTAACAAATATCAAAGAATCTGCATCTAAGAAAGTCTGCTGATCACGAAGAACAATTGTATCAACTAAGAATGCTCTACGGAACTCATATTGTAAAGCTTCATCTATTTGTTTAATGTATCCCGAGAATCTTTTGGTGCCTGCTGGGTGAAACAGGTCCGCCATTTTCTTATATAATTTTGGATCTTGTATACTTTCTAAAAGATATGAGAATGCCTGATAGAAATATGAATCCTGTATTTTAATCAGCTGATTGGAAAGTTGACCTTCATCACCAGAATATTTACCCTTTACATCGACAAGTGGGCCGTGTTCGTACATTAGAAGTGCAAGAGATTCTTGCCAGGTTCTAATGTCTGTATCTCTACCAACGTTATCTATACTTTTAACGGATGTAGTATTTGTATGAATTTCTTCTGTACCCAAATAATCTGCGGCCAAATAGTCAGACAGAAAATAAGAATTATGAGTAAACCCAGCTGATATACCGATTACTTCGTCTGCTAGACCATCTACATAATCTTCTATGTTTACAGTGTGATGATACACAACACCGGGATGGTTTGTGAAGCCGGCACCAATTGCCGCTGTATTGATAGCAGTAATTTGAAAAGATAGATCTTGTAGTGAGCCGGTTGGCTTTCTTGGAAATGGAGAAATTATAGAAATTTGATTTTCATTGTGGCCGATACCATATTCCAAAATTTCTATACCGGTAATTACACCACCAGTTGAAACAGATGATACAACGGCTACTGTGTTTCTAATAGAACCAGGTATAACAATTGCTTTACCCTTCTTCCAATACTTACCAGGCTTTAAAATTCTAAGTTTATCTGGTGATGGGATAACTTTACCGATAAAATATACATGCTCACCATCTGTAGCCGTTACTATTTGTTCTAGAGGTAAATTAACTCGGTTCAAAGATGAGAATCTAATTCGACAAACATCGGCATTGATAATTTCTACACCAGTAACGATTAGTGAAAAGTCACCCTTTTCATTTGAGAAAACAATTCTTGTGTTTTCTATGGGTGGTGTGCCAGAATACTTATATGCGGTAAAGTATTGTTCTTTTATCCATCTACCATCTGAAGGTTTTAGAATATTTTGTACTGGGTATGAAATCTGAATGTCTTCATTATAGATAAGACGAAACAATAATTTAAGAGAATTCTCGGTTCCCTTAGCTTCATATATCTGATTTAGAATTTTTGCAAGATTTCTTTTGTCATATGCTATAGTCTTTGGTAGATCAATAGCATATACGGAATAAAATTTATCAATCTCAGAAGAAAGTGCGCGATCAAGATCTAGTTTAGCGGCATGATTATTTATCTCGCCAACTGGAGCATTTCTTTGCTTTACATATGCATAGTATAAGTCAATGAATGCTTGGTACAGAGGATAATTATCTACTACACTATTTTGGTAATTGATCATGGAGCAGGATTACTTTAAGTATTCTTCTACGAGAATATAATTGTTGTCAATTAGACCAGAAGGACCATCCTTAAGATTTGCATCTAGAGCTAAAATTTGATTGTTTTTAGTTGATATATTTAAGTCATATGTAGTAGCTTTTAACTTTACAAACTTGACTGTAGAAGTCACAAAGGCCGACACATTGATTGTGATATTTACTTCACCAGTTTTTAGATTTATTGTCCCAACATTTCTAATAAGTTGGTTGTCTGAATTATACGCGCCAATGAAAGGGATAGTATTGATAGCATCCGAATATGACCCAGGAATCTGTTTCAGTGAAACAAGAACGGTTTCTCCATTGGAGATCATGTAGTAATTTGTAGATGTAATAGAACCGTCGGTCAATTCGTTATTAAAACTAAACATAGAAGTAGTACTTACGCCGATATAAGGTACTATGTTTTTTGCAATATTGACTTTAATGTCTACAGAAGAGATTGATGCATCAATCGCCAAACATTCCTTGATCAACTGTGAATGAAGATACTCAGAATTGAACGAAGAAATATTAGAAACATAAGTAGAGATTGTAGCTCTGATATAACTTTCTATCAAAGACTTAGTAAGTAGAGTTCGGTTTTTAACATACTTTGCTTTAGTAGTAAATTCCAAGAATGTATATGCAGGATCAACAAATTCTGGAGTAATAGTAACTAAAGAATTCTTCTTAATCACAGGTAAAATTTGAGAATTCTTAACAGAATCAGAAATAGTAAATCCGGTTACAGGTTGTAGAGATAAGAAAATTTTGCCGAAAACTGGCGGTAGATTATCCTCGCCACCCCAAGAATTTACAGACTTAATGAATGAGAAGTTTGAGATTAAAAGCGTAGAATAATCCGAAGCAGTGACCGCGCGATTCTTAGAAATATTTGTGTTCAATGCATTAAACCTAATAGTTTCTAGAGGATCCTTATAAGAACCACCAAATGCAACTTGAGTAGTTTCAATAGAAGCAACTCCCACTCCACCATCAAATGTAATATCAGAAGCAAAGAATCTGCAGCCGTTAGGAGAGTCTGGCATTTCGGATGCAAAATAATCAATCTCAATCACATTTCCATTGACTGGTTGTTTGCCAAGAATGTTGTCACCAAAGAATATTTCAAAATTCCCAGTATAAGATTCTTGTAGGTAATAGATTAAAGAACCACGTTCTGCATCAAAAACATTTGATGCAAGTTTATATTCTGTCCGTTCAACCGAATTTGCAGAATCTTTTACAAACACGCGAAGTGTATTTGTGTCTATAGATTCATTAGGAATAGTAAAGATTGACCGAACGTTAGAAAGTATATCAACCGTAAAGGAATTGGATAGATAAACACCAGAAATTAGATTTACATCTGAAAAAATGTGACGGTTACCAGTACCATTTACACCATCCAATTTAGAAAAATAATCATTTTTAGCTAAAAATTGATAAGATCCAGATTCATTAGAAGATGTAAACACAGAACCACGGGGGATGTAAAATACTGTACTTTGGCTAGATAAACCAGTAGTATAAATGTTTATATAAGCATTTGAACCAGTAATAGACTTTGGTGTATACCCAAGTTCTTTAGCACGAGAAACTACAGAAGATCTTTTCTGAGCTGTGTCCAAGAAACTTTCTGAATGCAGCATGTTTGCATAGTACGCATTTGTATGTGTGTTATATGCAAGAATGTCTATGATAGAATTTAAAGCAGAACCTTCAAAATTATAGTCAGTGAACGTCGAATTTGAGTTCTTGATATAATCTATAATAGCTGTTTTAATCTGATCAAAATCTAGATCAATGAGAGGATTTGTGGCCATAGTTTATTTCTTTATTGTTTTATTTAATGCTTATCTCAGACGATCTACTAGAATATTTACCTCAAACGGCTGCTGTAGATTGATGATTTGACCAACTACCGAACATGATATAGCATTTGGAGAGTCAAACGATACAGAAACTGAACTTACTAGAACTCTGGGCTCGTAAGAGTTGATATACCTTAGTACTTCCGATTCAAGAACAATTTTCTCAACTACTGAACTTAGTTCGAACAAATTGTCAAAAATAGGTGATTTGATCTCCGGGTGAAACGGTTTATCACCTTCTTTTAGTAGAAGCAAATTTACAATAGATTGTTTTACTGCATTAATGTTCTTCTTGATTGCCAAATTATAAGACTCTGGGTGTTTGGTAAACTTAAAGTCTACATCTACATAGTCTCGCGAATTTCGTGTTAACGTTGCCATTTTTATCCTTCAAGTTTCTGGAGACCAGCTGCAAATTTCTTATCATTCATAAAAGTCATAACTTGTGATCTGCATCCGGCCATATTATAAGAAATATGAATCCAAGGAAGCCCAGTTCCAGTAGTTTTATACTCAAGTAAAAGCTGATCACAAATCACATTAGATTTGATCCAAACCGCTATGTCATAGTAATCTGCGTTAGTTATGCCAGTAAATTGCATGTCAGCAGCCATACCAAGTTCATGTTGAGAAGTTGTACTTCCAATTCTGAATGCAGAAGTAACTCTCATGTTTGAGTATTTTGCTTTAATAACATCAAGACAGTTCTCTGCTAAATTCTTGAGATTGCATGCTATTTGAGCTTTGGTTAAACTATGTTGAGCTGTTATCTTGTAGTGAGACACAACGGCATTTGATGAAAGCATACCTATAGTAAAGTACTTAGATATTTGAGTTGTGTCTGGAATGTCATCCTTATTGTCAAATATAGTGCATGAACTTAATACTGGTGCCTCTTTGATTGTAGCTGGTTCTTCATTCTTTTCGATAGCTTTGGCGGCCGTACCTTTATCTAATTCTTCTTGTGTGATAGCACCAGACTTTAGTTGTTCCGTATGATGCGCATCAACGACAGTTGGGTCTGCATCATCAAACTTGATAATTTCTCCACCAAGGAAATTTTCTGGTATTTGTTTAGGGTAATCATTGGTAACACCAGACCGTGCAGATGGAGGGTTAGATATAGAAGTACCAGAGTTAAAGTTAACCATAGAAGAATCTATATCTGTAGACCCACTAGATTTCAATGAATTTTGGCCGCCAACACCCTGTATTAGATTGCCACCAATTTTCCAATTTACAGACCCACCCACATTGTAGTTTAAATCTCCATCTACTTCAACTTCCATATTTCCAGCAACATATAACTTAACATCAGAACCAACAGAGATTCTAGCTGTACCGTCTATGTAGATATAACCGTTGCGTTCTGTGATAGAATAGTTATCACCCACAATTTTGTTAACCGTATTACCATATTTGTCAATCTCTGTATATGTGCCTGCTGCATGAAATTGACTTATACGTTCATTGCCCGGTGTGTCGTCAAATTCTATGGTGTGTCCAGATTCAGTTGTATGAACCTTGTTGTACGGATATTGTGAGTTGTAGGCTGGGGCTGGTTCATCAAATGTTGTGCCAGAAGTATTCTTGAGACCAGTTAATCGCTTATTATTTCTAATTTCGATTGAGGTACCTGCAGTATTTCTACGAGCTAGGCGAGAAGTATCTTGTTCATTTAGTAATGCAGACAAAGGGTACTTGCCAGATGGGTCTCTGAAACCTGTTCCACCACCAGTAGGTTTATTTTTAGATGCTATTCCAGTGTTTATCTGTTCTTGAGTGGCAGACTTGTTGACGTCATTTTCTGGATTATTTGGCTTGGCAATTTCTTCTGTTACTTGCTTACTTGTTGTATTTGTATCATCGATGATTTTACAAAGTTTAGAATATGTTACTACCTTTGGGTAGTCATTTGCAAATCCACCAGCATTGACCTTCTTCGTAATTGTAGTAAGTGCTTCATCTAAACTTGAGAAACTTAGTCGGCCGCGGCCTCCAAATGAGTTTATAAAGAATTGGGCACAAGTTTTTGCGGCTACCTTTACATCAGAAATTTGAGATGGATCAGAAACAAGATCTAGTCCTATTTTTGAACCTACATCGCGATAGTTGTTCTTGAACGTAAGTTGGATAAAGCCACCACCGCGAAAATTATAACCGTCACCAGAGTCAGTAGTGCCATTACCATATCTATTTGCATACACTAGATTAGCAACTTTCTGTTCATCACCGAGATATGTAGCAACTACTGATTCTGGCATTGACCCAAACTTAGAAGGAAATATTTCTTTAAGACGTACAACTGTAGTATAATTTAGACTTTCACGAGTAACTTTAAACGAACATTCTTTGCCAACATTAGAGAGAATGCCGATTAGAGCATAAGGATCTTTGATGCCAAAATTCAGTAGAGTTTGATATACCAGAGTAACGTTATCACCAAATTTAGCAACCATATCAGTGATGTCTAAAGGTGGGACCAAATCTGAAGTGCCAGATTTGACGGCTGTACCTGAAGAGTCTGTTACTGCTTGGCCAGAAGAGTCAGTAAGAGTACCAGAACTTGATTCTAGTACAGTTGACTTAGGTGTTGCAATATTAGAAGAAACTTCTTCTGAAGTATTAGATAGTGGATTCTTGTTGATTGGAATACCGGCAAGTGATCCCAAGATGATAGGCTGCTGCTTTGATTCTCCATCCTGGAAGAATATGAATACGGTACTTCCTTCTAAATATTGTGGCACCGCATCACCAATACCAGAAAGCGATGCAGAACCAGCAGTCATCAACGGAATTGCCCAAGGTAAATCGGCAGTTGGTACATCAATTATAGATTCAGAATGTACACCAAAGACACGAACTTTTACTCTACCCAACTTAAGTGGATCTGAAATTCTATCTTCTACAATACCTACAAAAAAGTCAGTCATATTGAAATATCTTTAACGAATGAATCGGAAACAATTTCCATTTCCATGTGGTGTTGACCACGAATAATTTGGTGACGAATAGCAGTAATGAGATACTTACCAGTAAAATACTCAGAGTCTGGGTTAGCCTGAATTTCGTCTTTGGCAATTTCTCTTTGCTTGGGTGATGTATAAGTTATAGTTTGCCCGGCATTAATGTCAGTACGACCAAAAACTCGGATGTTGAACTTGAATGCACGGATTTGTTCTAACAAAGAATTTCGTTGAAGTACGGTATCATGAAGTTTCTGAGATTTGTATACACCAGTCAAATAGTCGTTTTGAGTAGAGAAGTCAATGTTTGATCTCAAATTGTTGAATAGATTCTTAGATTTTAGAGGAAGTTTATTTGTATGATTTGCCTTAGTGAATTCTACTAGATAATCATACTGAGTCTTCTTAATTTTCTTTGTTGTTAAGTCATATGTATAAAGCACACCACCATACATACCAGCAGAAGAATTTCTCATATAGTCAAATGTCACCGGCATGTCAACAAGTTCTACAAATGAGTATCTCTTATCCATATCATTTCCAACAACAGTAGTTGAATTTACGTCGGACAAAACATAATTTCTAACTGGTTGTGTAGAGAGCAAAGAATCTATAGAAACGTATTTGAATTCTTTGTTATTCTCAAAAAATAAGAAGTTAGAGATACCTCTCTTATTTAAACTCTTAGTAGTCAACCAATTGATTGTCTGAAGTGGCGACCAAAACGGAGCAACAAATGAATAGTCATTAGCTGTAGTATCAGAAACAATATTCTTTTCTGATGCAAGGAATCGTTTACTACCAAAGATTTCTTTAACTGTATCTGTGATGTTACCTTTAAATGATTTTGAAATTTTTGAATTCAATGAACTAATTAGTTCAAAAGAACAAAAATAAAGCATATAAGTTGAGGCGCGTTTCTTTTGAGCCAGGCCAGCTAACTTATAGACATAAAATGTCTTTGTTATACTCTTAGTCAAAGATGGTGTCTGAAGATCTATGTAAAGAATTTCTTCTCCCATAATTGGAAGTGTATTAATAAGATCTAATGAGTCCTGAATAATTGCATATCCAGACATAGTGTTTGAAAACACATCTTCGTATAGAGTCAAATCTGCAACCTGAGTCGAAAGACTAAACATCTTACCATTGGTAGATCTAAGATCAAAACGTCTTATGTTTATCTCACCCGGAGATGAGATGGATGTTTTACTTTCAGCCATTTAATTTATCATGAAATTGTTTGACAAAATCACCAAGTAGTTCTGGCCGCATAATTTTGATAATACGTTTTGCTTCATTGAGTTTTTCTTCATATTCTACAAATGTCATCGGAAGATAATAAGTATTGCCCAATGTACCTGGATTAGCTGGCGGAGTCCAAATCTGACCAAGTACAAATGTCTTTACTTCACCGACAACATTACCATTTGGATCAATCCATGACATAACTGAATCTTTAGCTGAACCGTATTTGTTTGTGCAGTAAATATCTAACTGATAGTTATCACGGGGCCATTCATTTTCTAGATCATGTATTTCATTAAAGATCATGATTACCCAATGATATGTGGCAGAACCATAGTAATCATTGGCAATAGATTGAACGGTTTCACCATTGCTTATTTCATAAACTTGGAACAAATCTGTATAAGGTGCATACTCAGTGATAAACCGGGCGCGTTCTAAAACATTTTTCACAACGGAATCGATTCCGTTGAATTCAAATGTTGTGTATGGAAAATTTGCAAAGTATGTCATCTTAATAACCCGATGTAATTACAGAGTCGCGATTCCAAACTCTGTTTCTATCAATGATTTCTATTTCTTTGAACTGAAGAGTTAGATTAACCATTGGTGTCATACCGTCTGGTAAATTACCCCAGGTACCACCACCAGATGTAAAGGTAACCCCAACATCTTCCAGTACGCAAGTTGCAATTCTCGGTAATGCTGTATTTTCAATTCCACCCTTCATCATTGCAATTTCAAACTCACCGGGAAATGTATAGAAAAGTTTACCCTTTTGTAGTTCTGGTAGAGCATAATATCTAAGTGTTCTGATTATTTCTTGTATTGTAGCAGATTCAAGTGCATTCTTTGGAGAAAGTACATAAGCGAAAGTAAAGTTTCTGAAACCGATATCCTTGAACAAAATTTCTTTCTTTGGATTTTCTGCTTCTCTACTCATAGCATAGAGTTTTCTAGTCATATCTTCTGTAGAACCAGGTTTCATACCCATTACATCTTTGGCTGCATTAATAGCACCGGCGCCAATAGATGCTGCTATGCTTGTTGCCGCCATTTTAAGATATGCAGAAATACCACCAGATTCTATTGAGGCGGCCGCATCTAAAATTTTAGATAAATCCCCAGATTCAGTAGGTTCATAATTAATTGCAGTATCAACAGAATAGTCAGCTGGCATCGGGAGAACTATAACTTTGTCTAGCTTAGTAAGACCAAATTTCTTTGTCCAACCTTTAGAATTTTCTTTACTTACAGCGGCTTTACCATATCTAGTAGATAGGTCTTGATCTGCTTGCCGACCTTCTAGATATTTGTTTGAAGTCAGTGGGTTAAATTTATTGGTAATTTTGTCTAACTTACCTAAATCTTGTGCAGAACCAGTCTGTACAGCACCTGCGGCTATAAGTACATCACCAGAAGATGCATCTTCTCTAAGTTTAGATCCTGTGTCCGAAGTATTAATTCGAATAATCACATAGGCAAAATCATTCCCTGCCTCATCTTTTATGGTGGATCCAAGAGATGTTGGGAAAGCAAGAATTTTCTTACCGGATAAGACATCTATATCATTAGTAGTCTTAGAGTAAGAGGCAATATTCTTCTTATCTATTTTTTGAGTTGTTGCATCCATTAGAATTCTTTAATGTGGGATTAAATACTAATTATTTAATGGTACATTCTAAATGTCTACAGCACCACCTCTAAACAAATTTAGTGCCTCTATAAGAGCCACAAATATTGCTCGGCCGTATCTTTTCTATGTAGAACTCACTTTACCACCGGGATTACTCAATTCTGGCAAAGTTTCGGCTCCAGATGTCGACACAATCAATCTTTTCTGTCATGGTGCCCAGACACCATTTACACAGATGATGACCAATGATAACTACTTTGAAGCTGGTATCAAGCGTAAATTTATTCACGACTATGACTACCAAGATTTAATGCTTCAATTTTATGTTGATCAGACATATCTAGTCCAAAAGTTCTTTGAAAAATGGAAAGAACTGATTGTGAACTCTCGCCGCAATTTTAGTTACCCAGATGACTATACAGCTGAATCATTTAAACTCAACATGATTGATCTAGAAGGAAATTCTAACTTCTCTTATACATATAAGCGTGTTGTGCCAAAGGTGATCAATTCTATAATGTTAGACTATAGTTCAACTGGTATTATGAGTCTTCCGGTGTCATTTGTATTTGAAACGGTAGAAACAAGTATTGATACAGCATCAGAAGATACATATGCTACTACTCAATCAGATAAAATTAAAGGCGCATACACAAATTCAGAAGTCTATCAAGGACTTCAATCTGACCTAAATAAACAAAGTATCATTTCTGGTCTTGGTACAGACTTTGCAATTGGTTCTTAATCATTAATAAAGTGATCATATGAAAAAAATTATTCTTCCAACGTATACAATTAAAATTCCATCTAATGGCAAAACTGTGTCATTCCGTCCTTTTACTGTCAAAGAAGAGAAAGCTTTGCTGTTAGCACTGCAAGAAAACAATCTTGATACGGTTGGAGCGGCAATTAGGAATACTATTGAGGTTTGTACTTTTGAAGTAGTGGACCCAGATGAGCATCCATACTATGATCTTGAATTTTTATTCCTGCATATCAGATCAAAATCTGTAGGCGAAATCGTTGACCTAATAGGATCTTGTTCGTGTGCTCCAACTGCCAAAACTGAATTCACAGTTGATATTACCAAAGCAGTGGTAGAACCAAATCCAATAGATAAACTTAAGATCAAGATTCCCGAGACAAACTATACCGTAGTTCTTCGACATCCTTCTTTATCCGATTTCATCGAAACTATCAAAGCTGGTGGGAAAGCAAATGGTTCGGGAACAGTTGCTAAATGTATTACATCAATCTATTCTGATGATGAAGTATTTGAATATTCAGAACAAGAAAAGACTGAGTTTGTAGAATCAATGAGTCCAAAACAACAAAGTCTAATTGCTAAATTTCTAGATGAAATGCCAATGGTTAAGCTCGATGTCTCATTCGACTGTAAGCATTGTGGTAAGCATCATGATCAAATTATGTCTGGGTTTGAGAATTTTTTTCTATAAGCCTTGGGTATATCGATCTGCAAGATTACTTCAAGGCCATGCATATGCTACGATATAGATTTAACTACTCTGCAGACACTATAGACCAAATGACTCGGTGGGAACTTGATGTAGAAATGTCGATGATTGCAGCTGATATACAAAAAGAAAATCTCAAGCACCAACTAAACAACTAAGTTGTTACAGAATGTAATTAAACCGGAATCTATTTAAGCATCAATAACTTAGCTGTGCTAAAAAGATTGTACATCAGCAAAAACGCGTGATATAATTATTCTATAGAAAGGATAGTTGTGTTCATCTACGATGAACCATATTCTATTCATGTGGACTTTGGAAGCTGGTGCTAAAGGTATTTAGAGAAATAAGCTATGGAACTAGCTTGCTAGTGACTAGCTACCCGGAATGCAATGGAGGGTAATACTAAGGGTCTTTGCATCTAGAGTATTCTTAATACTTATTGGCTAGCTTTAGCTTGGGGCATTCGGTACCCTCAGCCCCAGATCACTCGGTTTCACCTCGGATCCATTCTAATCGTAGACTACTGCTTAGATCGCTGTAGAATTAATGTATTAGTATCACTTGGTATGGTAACACTACTCTCGATTCTTTAATGCATTAGAAGCGATTTGAGTCGATATTGATCTGACTGATGAAGCTGATGCCTTTTTAAATTCAGCATTTTCTAACAGTATAGCAGTTTTCCAATCTTCTAAAGGTACTTTAATAAATCTAGATTGAACGTGACCAAAGAGATACTTTTTAACTGCTGGAGCTGCAGCTGGAAACCTAGCAAAGTTAGATAGTAATTTCCAGTTTAGAACTAAAACCTGTTGTGTAGTTTTATTTACGGACTGTTTTGCTATAATATACATTGCATCATAGAGTTTAATCCGCATTGGTATAGACAGATAGTGGAAATTTAGTCCAGTAAAACCAGATTTGTCAATTCCTACTATAAATGATAGCGGAAACTTATCATAGTAAGGCAGAACTGCTTTATATTTTGGATCATATGCAAAAAATGTCATAGTACCAGGTAAGAGTCTATTTGACTGCATAGAATCTCTAGTTTGCGCCATAAGGTTAGCTCTATCAACCGGCGCGATAGGCGCAAGTTCTTTGATTTTGTTTTTAAACCAATCGGAACTCCGTTCAGCTTTAAAATTTGGGTCCTTCTTTATCGCTTCAAAGATCGAAGTCATATTTCTTGATGCAAGATTTTTCATGCTATTCCTAAATCGTGTTCATTGAGTACTAAAAATGAAATACCAAGTTTATCACAGTATTCTTTAGCATGGGCCCATTTTGCCTGGTTTGTAACAAATGTTGTCACTTCAGTAATCATTCGTTCTTTGTTTTTGTTTTTGCGTGGGGGTATCATTTCTTTTTTTGGTTTAATTTCTATTGCATATGTTTTGATTGTGCCGTCTTTAAGTTTCATCTTTGCCAAAAAATCTACATAGTATTTGTGTTGCTTATTGTCAACTGGGCTTAAATAGGGAACTACCATTCCTTCTGAATTCCAACAAACTACAGATTGGTGATTATCAAGCCACTTACACAGTCGTAGTTCCCAAGAAGATCTATAGCGAATTTCACCGTCACCTATGTACTTGTCTGGGTTCTTTGGTGTGTATGTGCCTTGTCTATATCTAGACTTTTTAGAAATTGAAGGTTTAGTCATTTACATATTTAATATTTTACTTTAAAGACTATTAGTGTATAATAAATCTATCGCTCACAACTAAGTACCAATTATGGAACAACAAGACTATATCGAAAAGATTGCAGAGAACAATCACTATGTGAACAACAAAGAAATTCTTGGCATCATGAAAGAATATCGTGTTGCTTATTTGGCTTCAAAAGAAGCTGGAGAAGATCGGCCTGAGATGCCTCCCCGTATTGCGGATGCTATTGTACAGATTGCAACTAAAATGTCTCGGATGCACAATTTCATTGGGTATAGTTATAGGTCAGATATGATTTCTGATGCTATTCTTCAACTCACAGCAAAATTCCATCTATTTGATCCTCTCAAATCCGATAACTTTTTTGGGTATGCTTCCCAACTTTGCTGGAATTCATTCATCGGCCGAATCAAGATGGAACAAAAACAAACATCTATTAGAGCCCGTTTGATCAATGACAAAGTAACTACCGAATTCATACAACAAAATCTTGAGGGTGATGTCGAAGGTACAAATGCGTTTGTTGATTTCTTAAAGGAAAATGAAATCTTTGTTGATTACTTTGAACAACGTAAAACTACTGAAAAGACTGGCAACTTACATCCATCTCTACGACACAAAAATTTAACACCTTATGCCAAGGCAGAAAAAGTCAAGAAAACTAAAGAGGTCGTTGAACCAAATATTTTTGATTTAGCTAAAGACTAACACATGGCAAAAATTGTTTTTATTGGAGACACTCATTGGGGTGTCAGGAATGACAATCCTATATACTATGATTACTTTGAAAAATTCTACAAAGATCTTTTTGCTTACATAGATGAACATAGTATTACAACAATTGTACAACTTGGTGATCTTTTTGATAAACGAAAGACTGTAAATTTTCTTACACTGCACATGGCCAGAAAGATGTTTCTTCTTGAATGTGAGAAACGGCATATAACTGTATACATTATTTCTGGAAACCATGACTGTTATTACAAGTCTACAAATGAGGTAAACTCTGTACGCAGTTTGGCTACACCAAATATGATTGTCATTGATGCTTGCCCATGCACTTTTATCATTGAAGGTAAAAACTTTGATTTTTACCCATGGATTAACGAATCGTTAGTACAGGAAAGTAATGAATTTGCTATAAACTCAAAGTCCGATTTTGCTGTTGGTCACTTTGAGTTTGCTCGCTTCCGCCTACATAAATTCCAAATTGCCGAGACTGGTGCCGATCATACTATATTCAAAAACTACAAATTAGTATTCTCAGGACATTACCACACAATCTCCCGTAAGGATAATGTGTTATACTGTGGTACACCATATGAACTTGACTGGGCAGATTGTGGTGACACCAAAGGCTTTTGGTCATTGGATCCAGATACAAACAAACTTGACTTCATTCGTACTGAACATACTCTGTATGAAAAGATTGAGTATGATGATACGCACGAGATGTACTATGATTTCACAGTTGCAAAAGATAAGTTCATTAAGCTGATTATCAAGAACAAGACGAACCAATATAAGTTTGACTCATTCTTTCAAAATTTGCTCATGAATAATCCGCATGATGTAAATATAGTTGATGACAAAATTACTAAGTCCGTAGAAGAATCAATGAATGCTAAAGTCGAATTTCAGACTACACTTAATATGATAGATCATGTTGTAGATAACATGAACACAAATTTGGACAAAATATTACTTAAGAAAATGATTTCTGAGACCTACTCAGAGGCATTAGAACTGCTCAAGGTATAAGCATGATTATAAGCAAAGTGCGAGGAAAGAACTTCCTCTCAATCGGTAATGCATTTCTAGAAGTTGATCTGCGAAAATATTCTCGTACTGTTATCCAAGGTTTTAACGGTTCTGCCAAGTCTACAATTGCGAATCTGATTACTTTTGGTTTATTCAATCAAACTATTAAACAGATCAATAGACCACAGATTGTGAACTCTGTAAATCAAAAGGGTACAGTAGTAGAGATTGAGTTTGAATCTCATGGTAAAGCATATCTAGTACGCCGAGGTATCAAGCCAAACATCTTTGAGATCTTTGAAAATGGTGTAGCACTAGATCAAACAATCTCTAATGATTTCCAAGAATATTTGGAACTGAACATTATTGGTACTAATATCAAGACGTTCCTACAGACATCTGTACTATCGGTTGAGAACTATAAGCCATTTATGACACTCAGAACTCAAGACCGTCGTGCATTCATTGAAGAGATCCTTGATATTAAAGTGTTCTCGTTCATGAATCAGATTCTTAAGTCTAAAATTTCCAAGTACAAAGAAGAAATCAAACTCATTGATCTTGAATTAAAGAATTGCTTTACTAAAGCAAAATTGCAGAAAGCACATATTGACCGCCTTCAATCTATTCAAGGAGATTCAGTCTCTGCACTTAAAACAAAACTTGAATCTCTGCAAGAAGAAAAAGTAGCACTTGAAGTGCGAATCAAAGAAAAGACTGCAACAATTCTAGAGAAGAATACTGTATACAAACAGGTTAAGAAGAAATTAGAAGAACATCAAAGTACAGTAGATCGGATCAAAAGTTTTGATGATGCAATTGCCAAGCACCTAGAAAAGATTGATTCTGTGAAACATGAAGATTCTTGCCCTGTTTGTGCCTCACTGTTAGATGAAAAGGCCAAACTTACTATTGTTTCCCCTTCAATGGAAAAGATGCAAGAACTCTCTAGTAAAAAAGATGAGTTCGTTGCCAAACTTCATGATCAAGAAAGTCTTATGGCTGAAATTGGTTCTATCAATGAAATCATCTCAGATGCAAACTCAAGCAATTTTGCCGACAATGGCACGGTTACTCGTTTGAATAAAGATATTGGTGAACTTGAGACTGAACTAGCTGATTATGCTCAATCAGAAGAACTAGCCGACCTTAAGGCTGAACTAAAACAAACTGCACAGGAAGCGCTAGTATTAAAGGACAAACAGTCTAAGATGAATGCCGAACAAGATTACAACAACCTCATGATTGAGTTGTTCAAGGATTCGGGTATTAAAACCAAAATTGTAGATCAGTACATTCCAATCATCAATGGTTTGATCAATGGTTACTTAGAGAAACTTGACTTCTTTATCTCGTTCAATCTTGATTCTGAGTTCAACGAAATCATCAAGTCACGGCACCGAGATGATTTCACATACGGTTCATTCTCTGCCGGTGAAAAGACTCGTATTGATACAGCTCTATTGCTTACGTTCCGTCAACTATCTAAGATCAGGAACTCGTTCGACTGCAACATTCTATTCCTCGACGAAATCTTGGAATGTCTAGATCAGAAGGGTATTGACAATTTCCTAGCGCTCATTGACGAGTTAGAAGAATTCAAAACATCCAACATCTTTATCATTTCACACAAATCCAAAGATCAGTTGGCAGAAGTGTTTGATGGGAATTTGCTCATGTACAAAGAATCCGGATTCAGTCTTATTAAGGACCTCTCAAAATAATTTACACATATTGCTAAGTGTAGTATAATTGACACATCACTAACTAAACAGAAAGCTCAAAATGTTTAAAATCGGAAATTTTGTAAACGTGTTCAACGATCAAGAACTGACCAAGTTCTTCATTGCCAAGATTGTTGGATTCGACTATGACCGTGAGGTTGTGTTTGTTGATGACGAAATTAAGACTTATGAAGTTTCGTTTTCTTGTGTTGAAGCTGTTGAAGCCGTTGGAGTTTAATTGATGAATCGCTATGTAATTACCTATTTTTCTGATCCTGCCGAGCAGGATGTCGCCGAACTGAATACGGTTTTCATGGAGGCCCTGACAGAAGATGATGCCCGTGATAAATGTATGGCACGTTTTGGATCGTTCATTGAAGTTATTTCTTTGAATCTTACTAAGTCATGTGGTGGCCCGGGACTATCGAATGGATCGATTAACATCGGCACCAATGTCTTCTATAAGAATGTGCAGCTCGAAGAAGTTTCGACGGCTTTCCTGAATTCTTCTGGTAATCAAGTGGACATTACCACAGAAAAGAAAAAGGTCAAGGTTGTAAACCGCGGTGGAAAAGTTTCCAATGCATCACTCATTCGTCAAAAAATTGCCGAAGCCAAAGCTGCCGGTCAAGACAAGAATGAAGTCGTTGACTGGGCCGTTGCAACTCTGGGTCAGACTCGGCCTGTTGCCAAATCCTATGTGAAAAACATTTGGGCCGAATGATGTTGTCGGCAATAAGTATTTTTGTCGTACTTGCGGTTGCTGCCGGATGTGTGTTATTTTTGCTAACAATCTATTGGGTTGTCTATCGTATCTATCTTGCAATAGAAGGTAACGTATTGGCAGAATCCGAACTTTGGAAGAAAATCCCGGGTGCAGTTCGCCGACCTAAGTTTTGGCAATTCGCACTAGTAATGTACTGGCTCACCGGCCGAACCACAAGGTAACGATGCTTTTAATTGACTTTTCTCAGGTGTATCTAGCACCAATCTTTTTGGATGCAGCTGCAAAGTCTTGTGCTCAAAATCCATCGGATGAATCTCGTGATATGATGATGCACATGGTTCTAAATACCATCCGTGCTCAACAAGTAATGCACAAAAGCAAATACGGTTCTGAGGTGGTGATTGCATTTGACTCACCGTCCTGGCGCAAGGATGCTTTCCCATATTACAAATGGGCCCGCAAACAAAAGCGCGAAACCGATACTTCCGGAATTGACTGGACATTTGTGTTCGAGACTTCGGCGTACATTCAACAAGCACTTCGCGACTATTTTCCTTACAATGTTCTTGCTACCGAAAAAGCAGAAGCAGACGATATTATTGGTGCTCTGTGTAAGTATAAGGACTTGAACCGAGAAGATCAAGAAGAAAATATTTTTGGTGACATTGAAGCCGATCAAATTCTTATTGTTTCTTCTGATAAGGATCACTTTCAACTCCATCGATATAAGAATGTGAAGCAGTGGAGTCCTCTGACAAAGAAATTGGTGAAGCCAGAAGGCAAGCCAAAAGATGCTCTCATAGAGAAAATCGTGCGAGGTGACGCGGGAGACGGTGTCCCCAGTATCAAATGTTCAGACGATTGGTTCACACTGACCGATAAGAAACGTGCGCCACCGATCTCCGAGAAGTATTTGGCAACATTCTATGCTGCCAAGAATCCTATTGATGCCTGTGCCACCGAAGAAGAACGTCGAAACTATTCTCGGAATGAAATGCTTGTGTCTTACGAACATACACCAGAAATAATTTACACCAATACAATTGAGTGTTATAATGAACAGAAGGGTCACAAAGTTGATAAAATGAAATTGATGAATTTCTTTGTGAACCATAAAATGAATGTGTTGTATTCTAAAATAGGAGATTTCTTTTGAGAGTAGCTGATTTTCAACTTGACGAAATTTTGACAAACGTGTCTAACGCGTCTAATGTCGAAGACGCCCTAAAAGATGTGTGTGCCCGAAGCCCACTTGTTAGGTTCTATATTCATCGTGCATGTGACGAAGAATGGATTGATTTTGATCTTGATGATCTGAAATACAAATTTTCAGACTTCCATCGGTCTCTTTGTGGAGCATATTTGCTCTCAAAGAGCACAATGAATATTCTTACTGAAATTTTATTCAATCCGAAAATTGTGAAAAAGACAAAGTTCTTTCACACCAAGAATCTCTTGGAACTTTTGTCTGAACCTGAGGCCAAAGTGTTGGAGGCAATTCTGAAAAAGAATCTGACAACTTTGTATCCGCATATTACTCACAAAATGATGGTAGGTATTCAATGAATATGAAAGAAATTAAGTCAATTACTAAAGAAGTGATTGATAATTCCGTCATCGAAAGTTCTTCGGATTTCATTATGGTAGCATATGAACTCCATAAGCGGTTCTTTGATGGTATTTCTGAAAAGATGGAATGTGTGCTCACGGTTGAAGGTACTAATTACCATGATACTTGGGCGGCAAACTGTGTGTATACCGAAGATAATCTGAAGGGATTAGACGGCAAGGATATGTATGATTGCATGATTGCGTATCGCACGTACCTGGATTATTTCCTGAATGATGAAACGGTTTCAACAAAATTCTATATGGATGAAGATGACCACATCGGTTGGCAAATCTATAAGGAATTGGACACCAAATACAACTGGTGCCGCAAACAACTTTCTGTTCTTAATTATCTTGAAGAGGCTCGCTAAAATGGCTACTACGATTAAATACCAATACCGCTCAGCTACTGTGCCGGATGTTTATTCAAATGTAAAGGTAATTGTTGGATCAGAAGAAATGATTTACGACAAAAAATATGTAACTGCGATTGTGAATGACAATCGTGTGGCCAAATTTCTCAAAGACTCGGTGAAATTCAAATGAAAGAATTCGATTATTCTATCGACAAGACTGTGTTTTTGTCTAAGACTAATTTTGCCGAGTATATTGAAAGCATGCTCTTGGAATCACCCGGGCTGACTTATTTTGAGGCTATTTTAAAGTTCTCAGAAGAATCAGACAAGGAACCACTGATGCTTATTCCCTATATGTCAGACGTTCTGCTTGAAAAGGTAAAGCGTTCAGCAATTGAAAATGAACTGATACGTTCCGATGAGGCTACACTCGAAGGTTTCTGATGAATCCAAGAAAAGCATTTTCCTATTACTATGGAATGCATCTTCATTTTATGAATGAAAAGTATTCCATTCTGAAATATGGTACTCAAACTACTACAGCTTTGAAGGCTTTTGATAGGCTGCCAGGTGGTATAAAGTATAAATACGATTGGGTGTCGAATAATTTTCAGACTACTCAGAACATTGTATACGCTTGCATTGGAAACGAACTAAAAGATTTGGATATGAAGTTTGGAAACAAACAAGAAATCCTTGACAATTATTTTGCATACAAGAAGCGCCGTGAATCTATTTCTTATGTACTCTCAGAAGAATATAATCGGTACATGGAAAAAGGTGAGTTTAAATTCCACCAATTGATTTTCAACTACTTGGCTTCAGTTTATTCTCCAGAGTTTGTATTATTGCTGGACTACGAAACCAATAACCTTGAAAAGATTCTTGATTCTATCCAATTCTCATTTGCTCGGCCTAAATTGTTGAAGTTGATCAAATATAAAAGTTTTTTCTCTCCCATCAACTATCTAAAAATAAAGAACCATGAAGAACACGTTTCGGCCTAAAGATTCAGAATTTGAAAATGGATCCCATATTGAGCGCAAAAAGAAGGCCACTGCTAAAGTACTGAAGACAAAAACAAAAGAAGACAAAACATTTGAGTATGGACTCGATGATGAGAATGAGATGATTGAATACGAACGATTTATTAAGTAAGGAAACATTATGAAAAATTATGAAGGTCTAAACAAGCCAAACAAACACTTCAAGTTGTCTTCAACGACGAAGTATATTCTTTCGACCATTACTGATGATGCTGCTCGTGCCGCATTTCGTCAGAACATGATTCAGGCTCAACTTCAATCTGAAATGAAGCCAGTCAAGGAAGACAAAAAGAAATGATGGAAGATACACACGAAATGTTAACATTTCATCCTCTTACTACAACTGAGGGCGTTGGCAATATTGATTCTGATGCCAAAGGTACTGGTGCTCGATACAACAATGGGAAGCCAAAACTTTCATTGATCCCAATGGTTACTCTATATGACGAGGCCCGCGTCTGGGAATATGGAGAAAAGAAATATAAGTCTTGGAATTGGGCCAAGGGTATGTCCTGGTCTATTCCATATGAATGTGCTCTTAGACATCTTGCACGTTGGCAAGCTGGCGAAGAAAACGATGAAGAATCAGGACTGCCACATTTGGCACATGCTATGTGCAATTTGAGAATGCTCACGTTGTACTCAAAGACATTCACCGAGGGTGACGATCGTCCACCTAAGGAATATTTAGAATGAAATTTCCAAAATTTTGTCGTAACTGTGCCTGGTCTGAACCAGAAATAAACTCTGAATGGAATCTTCGTTGCCATCACCCCAAGGTAAATTGCAAAGACGAATGGGCTCTAACTTCGGTTAAGAGCAAAGGTTCATCGGCTGTTGATGAACGAAAGATTAAATGGTTTGCCGCCTGCGGCCAAAAAGGAAAACTTTATGTCGAACGAACCAATGGACTTGCCTCCGTCAAATGGCCAAATCCAACCTAAGGCTTTTCACTACGCTGTGAAAATAGATGGGTTTAGTGATCCATGGAATGTCACAGTTATTGCTCTTAATGGTACATCTGCTCGTGCTGGATTAGCACAACAAGCAGCATTTGCCGGGAAAACGATAACTTATCTTGGTGTGTCAAACCATATTATTCAGGTGAACGAGTAATTTACACATAATTGCTAGTGTGGTATAATAAACCATCTTCTTAAACTCAAAGGAAAAATCATGGAACTTATCTTCACAGCCCTCATTCTCTCTGTAGCTACTATGGTTGTAGTTGTTCTAGTGTCTGAACTTTTCACCAAATGAAAACTATTCTGGCTGCGGCACTTGTTGCCGCATTAGTAGGTTGTTCGACTGTACCACAACCAACTACTTCTTCTAAGTGGAATACGGCGACTATTGAAATGCACTGGTTAAAGAAGCAAGAAGTTGGTGAAACCTGCCACCAACTTGGATTACCAAATGCTGAATTCAATGGGTGTGCTCGGTCAAAACCAAACAGCAACATCTGTGAAATCTACATGGCTGAGCCAACTTCATTTGATGACAAATTCCCACTTGAAATTCTAGGACACGAAACTTGGCACTGCTTTGGTGCCGTACATTAATGTACACATAATTGCTCGTGTGGTATAATTACCACATGATCAATCTTACATCTTCTAATTCATTCCAGGTCAAAGTGCTTGATGAATTTCTTTCCGTCATGTTTGTCGCAACGATCAATTACAATAAGTGTACCGCGTTTTCCAATGTGGTACGGCCCTTCGTTGTGAATTCAAAAATGGTCACCCCGGGCACCGGGAATTGTGGATCAAATATGGAATATTTACAGACCCATGATGGAGTCTGTATTGATTACAAAGTGTTTACCGAAATAATGAATTCTGGGTATTAATTATGTTCACTCTGACCGACGCCCTTGAGGCCATAAAAGACAAGCCTGAGTTCTCTGTGAAAGACAAGGGAACTTATACCGTCATCGACTACAATCTAAACACCAAGACTACATTCGTTGGAAAAGACGAAGCAGAAACTAGTATTTTGCTTAACCTCCGTGGTACTGCTTTCGATAATGCTTCGGGTGGGATTTGTCGTCTTGGTTTTCCAAAGTTCTTCAACTATGGAGAATTCCCAGAGTCCGATGCCGCGTTGGATTTTTCCAAGCCACATTTGATTACTCAGAAGATGGATGGATCTTGCATCTTCCCGATCTATGAGCGCCAAAGTTTTGTTCTTGGTACCCGTGCTGGTGTAACTGACATTTCTAAAATGGCCACCGATCTTATAGAAGACAATTGGGCATATAAATACCTCATCGAAGCTCTTCGCAAAGATTATTGGGCAACACCTATTTTTGAATTCTGCTCGCGTAAAAACCGAGTAGTTATCGACTATCCAGAAGACATGTTAGTTCTTACTGGTGTTCGCTTCATTTCAACCGGCGAAATGATGAGCCGAGAAAAATGTGAATCTCTATGTGCGTCATATGCAATCCCATTGGTGAAGCAGATCAAGTCAATTGATTCTGCAAGCTTTAATGAGTTTCGTAAGTCAGTCACTGAACTGGTTGATGATGAAGGTGTTGTTATTTCTTTTGCAGATGGCCGAATGGTTAAAATGAAGTCAGAGCAATACTGTGACCGTCACCACGCCGTGGATTCTCTTAAGTGGGATCATGACTGTGTGAAACTAATCGTGACTGGATTGATCGACGATGTAATACCTTTGCTGGCGCCAGACCGCGCCGAGTTCATCAAGAACTATGCTCAGGGGTTGATGGAAGCAATTGATGCAAAAGTCAATTGCATTCGTTGGGAATTTGAAGATCTGGCTTGTATCAAAGATAGGAAAGAATTTGCTCTGAAGGTTCTTTCCCGTGACACCAAGATGTTCATGTTCAAACTGTTTGAAAACCCAACTTTCGACATTCGTGATGCTCTGTTGGAATATGCTAAGCGCATGGCAAATAACCAAGCGAATGTGAAAGAACTAAAGAACTTTGTTGGATTTCATAAGGAATACTCATGATCAACTTTTTAGTATTTCTTGCCGCGGCACTACTTGTATTACTTTCGGTAGATTATGTCGCGCATTACTTTTTAACAGATTAATTTACATTTAATCTTTTGTATGGTATAATTGTTAAATGAAAAAAGAAGAATTTAAAGAACTGACCGATGCGCAGCATATGCGTATTCGGCCAGCAATGTACATTGGTTCAGTTGCAACCGAAGAAGTATCTGGTATGTTCTTCGGTGAGCATCAAACACTCAAAGTAATTCCTGGGCTGCTCAAGATCATCTCTGAGATCATTGATAACTCAATTGATGAAGCCATTCGGACCGATTTTAAATTTGCCAATAAGATTCATATCGACTTTGTCAAACAAGAAAATGGTCTTGAGAATGACACATGGCGAATTACAGTTGAGGATAACGGCCGTGGTATCCCTGTAGTAAAGCACGGTGAAAATTACCAACCTGTGCTAGCATGGACTAGAGCTCGTGCCGGTTCTAACTTCTCAGACGACCGTGAAACCATTGGTGCCAACGGTGTCGGTTCTTTTGCTACTGCTGTATTTTCATCTGAATTTATTGGTGAAACTTCCGACGGTAAGAATTACCTCAAAATGGTCACAGCTGATCATGCCAAGGTAAAGTCAATTAACGTAAAAGCATCAACCAAACAATTTACTAAGGTATCATTTGTACCAGACCTATCTGCGTTTGGTATCCTTGTGATTTCAGACGATCACATTAATTTCATCAAGGACCGTATTGAAAATTTGGCAGCATGCTATCCTTCGATTACATTCACATTCAATTCTGAAAAGATCAAGATCAAGAATGCCAAGGAATATGCTTCAAAGTATTGCACGGAATTTGTAATTTCACAAGACGAAAAGAATGTTCTAATTTTTGGTCCTTCTGGCGAACAAGAAGAGTTTCGGCTTCATTCATATGTTAACGGACTGTGGATTAAGAACGGCGGCTCACATGTAAACTATGTACTTGATCAGATCGTAGTTACTCTGAAGGAACACATTCGGAAAAAGCACAAAATTGATGTGCTGCCAAATCAGATCAAGCAACATTTGACTTTTGTGTCCATTCTTCGCGGCTTTGTGAATATGAAATTTGATTCACAAACGAAGGAACGTATCACCAATACTGCCTCAGAAGTTGCTACACATTTGGGTGGAATTGATTTCGATAAAATTTCGAAGCAGATTCTAAATACTCCGGCTATTCTTGACCCAATGATTCAAGCTATACTGTTCAAAAAGGAACAGGCCGAGGCTCGTGAACTTGCCAAGAAACAAAAATCTACGGCCAAAATCCGTGTGGTGAATCATATTGCTGCAACTGATTCTGATCCCGAGAAAAGAATTCTATATATCGTAGAAGGTCTCTCTGCCGTCGGCTGCCATATCTCTGTGCGGAATCCCAAGACCGATGGAGCTTATCCTCTAAAGGGTAAAGTGATGAATGTCCGCGGTATGAAACCGGTCGACATTATCAAGAACAAAGAAATCTCTGAGTTACTTTCTATCATTGGTCTATCATTTGGTAAACCTGCTACAGATCTTAATTATGGTAAGATTGCTATCTTTACCGACTCTGATACCGATGGTGATCACATCTTTGCTCTGCTCATGAATCTATTTTCGAACTGGCCTGAGTTGTTTACTGAAGGCCGCATCAATCGTTGTACTGCACCTTTGTACTATTGTACCAAGGGTAAGGATTTGAAATCATTCTATTCAAAGGACGAATATGAAGCTGCTAATGTTAGAGGTTATACAGTGGATTATTTTAAAGGTTTGGGCTCTATGCCCAAGGAAGTCTACAAACAATGTCTGCAAAACCCGCGATTCATCAAAGTGAATGCCACTGCTGCAGATTTTGAAAAATTGGAAATGGCATTTGGTGATTCAGCCGACGGCCGCAAAAATTGGATGCTCGCATGAAAATTATTGAATCCTCAATCTCAAATGAAATCGATTCGGGCTTCAAAGCCTATTCGATGTATACGGTTGAAAATCGTGCCATCCCATCCGCTATAGATGGTGTGAAACCTGCTGCACGTAAGTTGATCTATTCTATGCTTACTGAGCATTCAAATAAGAAGGTCAAGGTTGCAGAACTGGGTGGTGGTTTGGCCAAGTACAACTATCACCACGGCGAAGAATCCGCCATGGGTGCTGTGGTGACGCTGACGGCCGATTGGAACAATAACTGTCCCATCTTCACGGGTCATGGCAACTTTGGCTCACGTCTCGTACAAGAGGCTGCCGGTTCTCGCTACATTTTCTGCACCTTGAGCCCAGAGTTCAAAAAGTACTTTATTGACACAGAGGTTACTTCTAAATCTCCGGACCCAGAGAATCCAGAGCCTGCTTATTACTTGCCGACTATCCCATGGGTGTTAGTGAATGGTACTCAAGGTATTGCCGTAGGTTTCGCGTGCAACATTCTCCCTCGTTCAATCAAGGACCTCACAGTTGCTGTCAAGAAGTATCTCAAGGACCCCAAGAAGTTCTTGAAAGCTCAGGAAGCAATTGCACCCACATTCCCACACTTCCGCGGAACCGTGACACAGGACACAGAGAATACTGCTACATGGTATACAGAAGGTATTGTTGAATATGTGGGTAAGTTCACTTACAAAATCTCCGAACTACCAGTTGGTTACGACCGTGCCAAGTATGTAGAGTTTCTTAATGATCTACTTGATGCCGAAAAGATTAAGGACTACGAAGACAATTGCTCAGAGGAAGGTTTCTGCTTCGATGTGAAAGTTACGGCTATTGCTCGTGACAAGATTGATACCGACCCGATTAAGTTCTTCAAACTTCGTAAGTCGCACACAGAGAACATCACCACTCTAGGTACAGATGGTAAGCTGAAACTGTTTGACTCTGCAGCTGATCTGCTTGCATACTTCTGTGACCATCGGTTGGAAAAGTTCGAAGAAAAGATTGCATACGAAAAGTTTGAACTACTTGCTCAAATCAGTCTCATGACCGACAAGGCAAAGTTCATCAAGATGGTTGTTGATCGTAAGATTGACTTCCGTCAACTGAACAAAGAACAACTGCTTGAAGTCATTCGGACCAAAGTGACCATAGCCGAACACGGCAAGAGCTTTATCAACATTCCTCTATACTCATGCACAACCGATGCTGTAGAATCGCTAGAGGAAAAGATTAGACAGTGTACAATAGAACACACTGTACTGACCAAAACAAATCCAATGGAGCGTTATCTAAGCGTTCTTTAATTTACACATAATACTAATTGTAGTATAATAAACCATCTTAAACAAAGGATGGTAGTCATGGGTAAAATCGTCAAACAGTTGGAACCGTTGGATGTTGCCAACCAAATCGTAAAGACAATGGAAGTCGTACGGAAGTATGTTTCGAAGGCCGGTTGTAATGTCGGCACTGTTGACTATGACCGTTTACTTGGTGCCAAGATCTGTATCGTTGTTGAAAATGACGGCAAATTGGGTTCCGATATTGCCGCTGAACTGTTCGGCAAATGCGCTCGGGCCTTCATCGTCAAGGAAGTCGTTGAATGTGAAGGTAGTTACGATTGGCGTGCCGACACGTATATCCGCCCTTCCTCTGCCATCCTCGTCGAATTCAAATAATCATGACACTCGCCCAACATCTTAAAGACCGTCATGCGAATCTAGGTTTGCATCGGTTTCTGTTGGACGAAGAAAACCGGGTCGCCACTGCTCTGTTGTACAATCTGTCAGGCCAAGTCTGCGGATACCAACAATACAGGCCTGGCGCCGATAAAACCAGACGCAATGATCCCAAAGAAGGCCGGTACTACACTTACAAAACTGAGGGAACTCTGGTCGTCTTTGGAGTCGAAAGTCTCCATTTGACACCGAACCTTGTTTTCTTGGTTGAAGGAATGTTTGACGCTGCTCGGCTTTGCTCTCGTGGGTTTTCTGCTCTGGCAGTGCTCTCAAATAACCCAACACAGGACCTTAAAGGATTCTTGAAGTGTCTGAACCGAAGGGTTGTCGCTTTATGTGACGATGATGCGCCCGGATTGAAATTGGCCAAATTTGGTCACGAAGCAGTTGTTATGAAATCTCATGATGTGGGAGATTCTACAGAAGCTGAACTTGATGAACTTTTGCTTAAATATTCTCTTTGAAAGAAATCTATGGAATACTTGCAAGGCGATCTAATTAAATTTGCTAAGGGTGGTAAGTTTGATGTAATAGTCCACGGTTGTAATTGTTTCAATACAATGGGCTCTGGAGTTGCTAAGCTGATAAAAGAAAATTACCCGGGTGCCTGGACAATTGATCAAGAAACATCTAAAGGCGATCGTAATAAACTTGGAACGTATACTCTAGTTCATTACAAACCCATTATTGTGAATGCGTATACACAGTTTGATTATGGTACCGACGGCAAAGATCGTTTTGAGTATGAAGCATTTTGGCTGATTCTTCAAAAGTTGAAGTTTATGTTCCCCAAGAAACATTTTGGGATGCCGTATATTGGCTGTGGCCTTGCTGGTGGAGATGAAAGTAGAATTGTTGACATCATCTCCAAGTTTGATCATGAACTTTCTTTCTACGGCGGCAAAGTTACTCTTGTGAAGTTTTAATTTACATATAAAGTTTATTGTGGTATAATTGATTCATGTCTAATCTACACTTCCAAATGAAAACTGTCTCGGATGAACTCTGGGGCACAATTTACTTCTCTTCAGGTAAGGTGCCGGTGTCTCAGAAATCTACTGATTCAAGGTCGCTTACCCTGGGTAAATTCAAAGTGCTCATTAAGTCGTTCAAGCATATCTCTGTGAATGGTGACCTCTGTCGGTCGATCCCAGAAGCTAAATTTGTGATCATGAAAGAATTGCTGGTATGAATCTTTTTGAATCCGAATTTCCACCTATCATGGGCTTTCGTGGTAAATACAGTTGGCTCTCTAATTTTCATCCATGCATTTGTGTTTGGAATTCTATTCCATTTACGTCATCTGAACATGTTTTCATGTATCAAAAATCAAACGATTACGATTATCGTCTGAAGATCCTTATGAGTTCAACTGGTGCCCAAGCTAAAAAGATAGGTAAGACTGCCGTACTCAGACCTGATTGGGATACATATAAACTTATTGCTATGACTAATGCTCTAAAGGCAAAATTCGCTGACAAAGATCTGGCACAAAAGCTAATTGACACTGGTGATGCGCATCTTGAGGAAACCAATGTCTGGCATGATACCTACTGGGGTGTCTGTGAAGGTGAAGGGCAAAACATGCTCGGCCGAATTTTAATGAATCTTCGTACCAATCTTCAAAAATAAATTGAATAAATATATTTGCAACATAAGGAGTTTATAATGCAAAACACAACTGGTATTCTCATTGGCAGGTTCCAACCACTTCATACTGGTCACAGAGAACTGATTCGCCAAGCCAAATCTCAATGTACTAATCTCGTTATCATAGTCGGATCAGCTAATGCTGCTCGTTCGATTAAGAATCCATATACCTATCTTGAGCGTGAAGCAGAAATTGAACTATTTCTAGACCACGAAGATCTTGCTGGTGTAGATATTGTCCCACTGAACGACTACAAGTATTCTAACACACAGTGGATTTCTGATGTGACTACGATCGCAACTGAACAAGCTCGGTACTGGCAATCGAAAGAAACTATTCTCTTTGGTTTTGCCAAAGAAGGTAATGATTATTTGAAATGGTTTCCCCAGTACAGATTTGTAAATCTTACTACACCTTATGAAATCTGCTCAACCGACATTCGTACAGCAAGATTCAAGATTGGTGGTTCTAACTTTGAACCAGAAGTAATAGAAGATTGGAATTACTTCCAGAACGAAAAGAAACTCTTTGCCGATTACCCCTTTCCAGAAACTCTGTCATTTAACTGTGCGGATGCTCTGGTGGAATGCTCTGGTCATGTCCTGCTGATTCAAAGAGCTCGTGCTCCGGGCCGCGGCACATGGGCACTACCGGGTGGATTTAAGAATCGCACTGAGACGTTCCTAGACTGTGCCGTCCGTGAACTTCAAGAAGAGACCAACATTCGTGTACCAGAAAAAGTTCTACGTGGTTCATATATGGCTCAACATCTTTTTGATGATCCTACTCGTGGCAATGGAATTCCCCGTGTAACACTCTGTGTGCATTTCAAAGTACAACCCAATGTTGATGGATCGCTTCCACGTGCTAACGGTGCTGATGATGCTATGGAATGCGGTTGGTTTCCGATCCGCGAAGTGATGTCGAATATGAAACTGTTTGACGATCACCTTTCTATCATTTCTTACATGCTTGGAGTAATGCCACCACCGGCACATCTCAATCCACAGATTTCTTAACCCTGTCATTATAAGGAGCTTACCATGACAAACAAACTTCAATCAATCATCACAGACACCGACTCGTACAAAGTCTCAATGTGGAAACAATATCCACCAGGAACAGAATATGTCTACTCTTACATCGAAAGTCGCGGAGGCAAATATGACCGAACAGAATTCCTCGGAGTTCAAGCTCTTGCAAAGTATTTGGCTGAGCCTATTACTCAAGAGCAAATCGACTACGCCAATCGTATTTGGACCTTACACGGGGAGCCCTTCAACTTGGCAGGATGGCAGTACATTCTCGATGTCCACGGTGGAAAACTTCCTCTACGGATCCGAGCAGCTAAAGAGGGACTTATCATCCCAACAAGAAATGTCCTGTGTACAATTGAAAACACGGACCCCAACTGTTTCTGGCTTACAACTTGGGTTGAAACTACAGCCCTCAGAGCAATTTGGTATCCTACAACTGTCGGAACTACCTCTTGGCACATAAAGCAAGAAATTCTAAACTACCTGGAGAAAAGCGGTGATCCTTCAACAATATCTTTTAAGCTTCATGATTTTGGTGCTCGCGGTGTCAGCAGCCTGGATTCTGCCGGTATTGGTGGAGCAGCGCACCTTGTCAACTTTATGGGTACGGATACTATTTCTGGGGTACTGCATGTCATGGATACCTATGGGGGTGATGTGGCAGGATTTAGCATCCCAGCAGCAGAACACAGTACCATCACAAGTTGGGGTCGTACAAACGAAGTAGATGCTTACCGGAATATGGTCAAGCAGTTCGGTGGGAATGGTAAAATTCTTGCTGTGGTGTCTGACTCGTATGACATTTACAAAGCCTGCGAAATGTGGGGAACGGAGTTAAAAGATGATGTTATTGCAAGTGGTGCTACTGTTGTTATTCGTCCTGACTCTGGTGATCCTACTGTTGTTCTTCCGAAAATGTTCAACATTCTTGGCAGCAGATTTGGATTTGTTAAAAACACCAAAGGCTATAAAGTACTCAATAATGTTCGTGTTATATGGGGCGATGGCATTGATTCTCTTAGTTTGTCTAGCATACTTCGGACCGTTGTTGATGTAGCAGGTTGGTCTGCTGACAACATAGCATTTGGTATGGGTGGTGGACTGCTCCAACAATGTAATCGTGACACTCAAGAGTTTGCTATGAAATGCTCGGCTGTTGGTGTTCGTGAATGGGTTGATTACCCAGATGCTAAGTACGACAAACTTGAAGTACAATGGCGGGATGTGTTCAAAGATCCAATTACTGCTTCAAACAAAGCATCTAAAAAAGGTCGTGTGCAGCTCTGGACAAATGGTGCCCCCCAAGGTACTGAATATCAAACTGCGGTTATTCGGCCTGCAAATTGGACCGATAAAGGTTTCGATTGGAAAGATGCAATGTACACATACTTCGAAAATGGTGAAGTTAAATTCACCCAGACCTTTGACGAAGTTCGTGCTAACTCAATGCTCACAATGCTCAATGATGTAAAGGTGAAGTAAAATGAGGCTCATGTTAGGAAAACCTGGAGACCCTCAGCTGCTTGTGACGGTGAATGATAACTATGATCCAAAGAATTTTGAATTCACCGTCATCAATGGTAGTTGGGATGGTGAATTCAACAATGGCCACGTCACCGTTCTTGGCGTGGCCAGCGGTGACTACACAGATCTGGGAATAACAGAAATTCTGACAGACAATCAAGATCGCTTACGTTGTGACTTCACTAACTTTGGATCGTATAACGAAGTCTTTAACAACTTTCACAATCCAGACTATGTCGCACCACAATACAAAGAAGTTCAACGCCCAATTTGTTGGGATGATGACATTCCATTTTAATTTACACATAATTGCTATTGTGGTATAATTACCCTATGAAAACGAAAACCCAAATCAAACGTCTTAACTACATCTCTGGCATGCTGAATAAGTACAGCCATTGCTGGAGTAAGGATAACGGCAAGGACCCGTCGGATCGTATGTTCGACTGGGTCGACGAGTACAACTCGGTCAAGTTTGATAACCTGTTGGTCTGGGAAGCTTACTGTGCCCAGTACGGTCGTTCTCTTGGTCACGATGCTTATGATTGTATGGCTTAACTTAAAAGGAACTCGCCATGTTGTTTAAATCCTCAGATGTTCGTCTCAAAGACTTCTACTACGATGAAGGTCGTAATGTCATTGTGTCTACTAAATGCCCGAATGAAAAGGACATCAAGTGGCGCCTACCGCTACGCACCAAGGTACAGATTGCAGCACTGGGTGAAAACAACAAAGTGCTGAAGTTCGTTCGTAAAGATCGCGTCCGTGAAGTTTTTGATGTACTCATTACTGCGGCCGAACGCCAGGATATGGCATATCGCTCGTCTCCCCCAGCACGGGTCTATTCTGCGTCTACTCAGCCCGAGCAGTGTATTACCCCAGCTACGGAAAAGAAACCGAGCTACAGCGTTTTGAAGCTTCATAACGGCATGGCCGTTGTTGGTACATATGCAACCCTGAAAGCTGCACAAGATGAGGCCGAGAGTTATGCCAAACATATGCCAGGCACCAAATATGCTGTGATCCAGATCCTGGGTACGGTTGTTGCTACCGGCGTGACTTGGGAATAATTTACACATAATTCTGAGTGTAGTATAATAAACCATCTTCTCCAAATCACAAAGGAAAAATCATGGAAAAAGTCACAATGTTTGCCTACGGTCGGAATATCCTCGTGGACACCGACCAGGTTAAATTCCATGAAAAGAAGGACGAAGCCGTCCGTGTCATCACTCGGTACCATCAAGTGTACTCTGCGCTTCCCCGTGACGCCAAGGTGATCTTTGACGAACTCATCTCTGTGCAGCTCGGCATCATCTCCAAGATGTCCAAAAAGATCCGCAAGAACGTACAATTCGTCTAAGGAAAAATCATGTGTAAAGAACTGAACGACCTCATTGAAACCCAAGTTGCTGCCCAGAAAACGTTGGATCAGCTGAAGCAGATCTATTCGCTGCTTCCCTTCGGTTACCCCGGCTGTGAAAAAGCCAAGACGCTCTGCGGTCGGTTCATCGACAAACAGCTGAAGGAAGTGCTGTTGCGCAATAAGATAATCCAAAGCTTCGATTAATGTACACATAATATTCGTTGTAGTATAATTGATCCATACCGAATCACAAAGGAAAATCATGCTCACAGTCAAGGAAGTCAAGCAAGCAATCGGCCACTATGCCGACCAAGTTTCTCGTAATAAAGACGGAATGATCGTCATTCGCCGCGGTTATTTTTACACCCACGGAACCACGGCCGAAAGTTTTATGCTGCACATGACTGAACGACTGAATTCAACCGGCCTATCATACGATGTCGTAGATTACTATAATTTCAGGTCCGCATTCAATGGTGGCGCATCTTTGGCCCGGTCATCTCATTTTGGTGTTGTTATCAAAGCTAAGGAATAATCATGGAATTCAAACAAGTTGTTGTATGGCCGCACACCTCGATGGGTGAGAATACCCCAAAGGATTTTGAGAACTTCATTCTGGAAGAACTCAAGACTCATGCCAAGTTCATTGGTGTGTTTACAACCAAGCCCGACTACGATGACCCTACGTCTGGTGGTCGTTCGGATCTGTACTTCTATGTAGCCACGGAAGACATTCCCAAGTTCGCAGTTCCACGGTTTGCCTACGGTATGCGCTGGCTTGAAGATGTGTTGGATAACGAATCTCGGAGATTACAAGAATCTGGTTCGTATAAGCCGTATGACTATTCAATCTATCCAGAAGAAATGCGGAAACTCCGCTCCTGGTAATAAATAGTACACGCAACTCTAGCATAATGGTAGTGCCGAGAACTCATAATTCTTAAGGTCTGGGTTCAAGTCCCGGGGGTTGCACCAATTAATTTACACATAATGATGGATGGTGTATAATAAACCATCTTCTCCAAATCACAAAGGAAAATCATGATCACACTTACCTACGAAACCATCGAAGGCCGTAACCTGGGTACTAAAGTCCGCGCCGTTGTGACCGATGTTTCCTCGAAGAACTTCCCTATCGTTATCTGGGTTGGCGAAACTTATGTTTCCGATGTCTCTGCGACCAACCGTATGAAACGCCTTGCCCGTGCTGCTTTGAAAGAAGCCCAAAATGAATCCGTTTAAACTGCTCTGGGCCCTTGCTGTCACAGCTGTTCTCCTCCCACTTTATCTCATTCTCCGCAAATAATCATGCAAAGCACTCAAACACAACTCTGCTCTGGTCACATCGTCAAAGCTCTTGACTTCCCGGGTAACCCAGACCATTACATCGTCGCTCGTGTTCTCACAATCCAGTACGGAATTGTGACTGCCGCAGCTGTCAAACGAGTGGTGGAGGGCCAAGAAATCAAAATCCCACGAAACCAGATCTTCAAATTCCCCGAGCAAGGTGAGCACTTCATGGACTCCATCGCCACCGGCCGTGTCACAATTCTCGACTAAGGATTAAAATGTACAACCCCTATCTCATTCAACGTGCCGAAATCAAAACCCCATTAGCCCCAAAAGATACACGTCTTTCCCAAGCAGTCAATTTTGATTACATGGGTTCCGCGGAATTCGAGTTTGGTGCTCTCCCAGCATCCTTTCGCGCAATCGAAACATTCCCAGCACATGCTTGGCACTGCCGTCAAGTCCCAGAAATCACAGAAGGTGATACTCCGCTGCGGGTGTGGTCGGCATTTGATGATGCAGATTTCAAAGATTATGTAGAATTTCTGAAAAAGGCTCGTGACACACATTCGGTTATTCATACCAAAGAAGCAGTTCACTTTGAAAAAGATCGTGTGAAATCAAAATATGGAACTAATGCCGACTTTTGGTGGGACATCGATAATCACGTGATGTTCGGCTTTAAGAAAGAATTCATGAAACGCGTCGGCGACTATGTTGCTGCTAGTCTCAAGTACATGAATGAACAATAAGGTAAAATAATGTCCACGTTCGAATGCACTTGGGAAGAATTCAAAAAGTATTCTCGAGAATTTACTCTTGCAGCTCCAACTCTCAATATTGATGAATTGGATAATATGCACAAGGGGCTTGGTCTGCTGTATTTAGGAATGAAAGAAGAAATGTGGCGCCATTCGGCCGCCATTATTTTGAATATGGCATCAAGAACTTATCTTAAACGTGAATTGGAGTTATTAGAATGAATGGAATACTTATGGCTGGAATTATGACAGCAACTGGTCTCATGGGTGGATTTCCAGATGTACTGTTGCCCGAGCCAAAACCTGAACCAAATGAAGCCGACTTCGAACGACTCAAGAAGGCTCAGGAAAAACGTGACCGCAAAGCCACCAAGAATCTAGTCAATAAGAAATAATTTACACATAATTCTTATTGTGGTATAATAACTCATCTTCAACAAATCCTTAAAGGAAAAATCATGGCTCATGCAATTACAATCCGCGAAAATGGCACCGCCGAATTCGCATATGCTGGCGACAAGGCCTGGCACGGTCTCGGTCAGGAACTCACCCCTGGCGCTTCAATCGAAGATTGGATTGTTGAGGCCGGTCTGTCCTGGGAAGTCTTCCAATCGGCCGTCCAGTTCACCTCAATGGACGGTCAACACTGCTATGACGGCAAACGCGTCCTATTCCGTTCGGATACCAAGGAACCCATGTCGATCGTCGGCAAGGATTACAAGATCGTCCAACCTGCCGAAGTGATGGAATTCTTCCGTGATCTGACTCAACTGCACGGCATGAAGCTCTCGGCCGCTGGGTCGCTCTTCGGTGGGAAACGCTTCTGGGCTACTGCTGAAATCGGTAAGTCGTTCGAGGCCGTGACCAAAGATCACGTGAACGGTTACCTGCTCCTCGTGACTTCCATCGACGGCACCCTCGCTACTACGGCGAAGCTGACCTCCACTCGTACCGTGTGCAATAACACACTGACCGTCGCCCTGAACGACAACTCCAAACGTGTTGTGAAGAAATCTCACCGCATCGAATGGGATGCTACTCAGGTCAAGATGGACATGGGTCTGATCGACGAATCCTGGGAAACCTTTGCCGCTTCGATCAAGAAATTGGCTGAAGTCGAAGTTGCCGACAATTTCGTCCAAAAGTACTTTGAGAAGAAATTCTACATGAAGGATGTGTTGGCTGAAGATCAACCCACCGGCCGTATCAAGGAAGTTGCTACCCTCATGAATCTGTATAAATCCGGTGATGGTGCTCAGTACTCCAAGGGCACTGCTTGGGGTGTTGTGAATGCCGCAACCGATCTGTTCACTCACGGCAATGGTCGTAAACGTGATGAATCCCATGCCTTCTGGCAGTCACACTTCGGCCGTGCCGAAAAGGTGAAAAACGAAGTCTTGGCCGACATGCTGGCCTTGGCAGTCTAAACTTAAAAAGGAAAAGCAATCATGAAAAAGATCATCATGGTTGCTGCCCTGGCCTTAACGGCTTTGGCAGCAACGGCAGAATGTTACTCTGATGGTGTCCGTGTAGGATCCGTTCAAAAGTTCTCGTCTAAGGGGTTTGTGAATAAATCCTGGGAAGGCGAACTCGTCATGGAAGGCGAGAAGATTGCAGGCAATGCTAATGGAATCCGCGGCGGAAACATCTGGGCATTCTCTGTGTTGGATCCCAAGGTCGCCAAGGTAATCGATGAAGCAGTAATGACTGGTGGTCAGATTGCTCTCAAGTATTGCCAAGTGACTGTTGTGCAAGAACCACTTTGGCAGACTGCTACCAACACGGGCTACCGAATCGTCATGGCTGTGCCGCGCAAATGAGCTACGCCACCTGGGCTGAGGCACTCTCGAACGCAACCAAGGACCATGGTCCTTACTTGATTGAGTTTGATGGGATGAATTGTAACAATTATCTCGATGAAGACAAATCTAAATGCGGCGGCTGGGATGGAGAATCTCGGCGATGTGAATGCGGTAACCGCAGAGTCTCTTGGTCTGCATGCCAAAATTCTGATGGTACCTGGTACTCATATGCCGAAGCTTACTAAGCAACCCGTTCTTGATCTTGAAATGGAAGAAAATGATGCCGGAGCAAAAACAATCCGGCATTATTTCCAACTTCTACTTACTACTCTAGTACAAGAAAAAGAAGGCTTTTCTGGAAAACGGCCGTTTGGTAATTCTAGTTGGGAACGTGAACTTTATGTGCCGCTGATAAAAGCTCACATAATCCCAGGTGAACTTGATGAAGACGGCTATATTGCTTGGGTAGATAGTAAACTTGCCGACGAACTACTTTGTAAAGTAATCAAACTACTTTAATTTACACATAATTCTAATTGTGTTATAATAAATCATCTTCTGAAACAAAGGAAATATCATGGGTTTTGAAACGGTTGTGTTGACTCGGGTGACCGAGGTTCTTGGTTCGGCCCAGGCTGAATTTTCCTTCGGTACGCTCTTTGTGTGTGACATCACTCACCGTGAAGCCAATAAGCTGCAAGAAGCTCTGATGGGTCTGACCACCGGTGGGGTTTCCATGTGCCGTGTTGATGATGAATATTCCTACGACTTTATCGCTTAATATGTCTATTTTCAAAATCGTCGATCAGATCGCCCAGACTGCTTCCACCAACGAGAAGTTGGCGATCCTGAAAACTCATGCCTCCAACGAAACTCTGAAAAAGTGTTTCGAGTATGCATACAATCCTCGCTTCAATTTCTGGATTCGGTACACAGAAGTGCCAAAGACTACCGGCAAAAATGACATCGGTCCTTGTGTCTTTGAAGTACTTGACCGACTCATTGCCCGTAAGGTGACCGGTGATGCCGCCCGTGCTGAATTCCAGACTCTGATCGAATCACTCACTTTCCCGGCCGCAGCTATTGCTTGCCGAATCCTGCATCATGATCTGCGCTGTGGCGCGTCGGACACCTTGGCTTCCAAAGTCTGGCCCAAGCTGGTGCCCGAGTATCCCGTGATGCTCTGCGACAAGTTCAATGCCAAGACTCGCAAGTATCTCGAGAAATTTGAGAACAAATGTGGTTTCAATGTTTCCCTAAAGGAAGACGGCGGTCGCGTGTTGATCACTGTTGATCCAGATGGTACGGTAGCTTGCCGCTCTCGTAACGGCTCTGAGCTCAATGTGTACGGCCTCTTTGATGCAGACTTCAGGGATTTCCGCGGTCAAGTATTTGACGGCGAACTGATCATCAAATCTGCCGCAGGCATTCCTGACCGTAAGAAATCTAATGGTATCTATACAAAGTTGGTTCGGAACACCGCAACCGAAGCCGAAGTGGACCAGTTCACAATCGTGCTCTGGGACGTGGTTTCTCTTGAACAATATCTTGAAGGTCAAGGTGAAGCTTTCTATTCTGATCGTTGGACTACTCTGCAGAAACTTGCTCCTTACTGGTCTCGCCGGGTGCGTGTGGTCGAAGGCAAGAATGTGAAAACCATTGCCGAATGCATTGAGTTCTATGAACAAATGCGTGCTCGTAAACAAGAAGGTGCGATCATCAAAGTGTTGGATTCTGTCTGGGAAGACAAGCGCTCTAAGAACTCCGTGAAGCTGAAAGCTGAAGAATCTGCCGACCTGATCTGTGTTGGTGTCGAAAAAGGTGCCGGCAAGTATGCCAACATGATCGGCAACCTGATCTGTGAAACCTCAGACGGCCTCCTAAATACAGGTGTCGGTACTGGTCTGAAAGATGAAGACCGCTCTAAGGATGCATCCGAATTCATCGGTAAGATTATTGAAGTGGCTTACAACGAGGTGATCAGCTCAAAGGGCCGCGATACCAAGAGCCTGTTCTTGCCCGTGTACAAACAAATCCGCTTCGACAAAAATGTTGCAAACTCTTTGAAAGAACTGAAATGAGTGTTGAGTCGGATTGCGGCATCATCGTTGGTCTGCCATACGAAGACATTGTCTTCTGTGAAAATCTATGTGATCTGATTGCCGATGGTGATCTGGAACGTTCATCTTGTTACTATGATTCACCCCGAGATCAGAACATTATCGGCTTCTGGGCGCTGTATGGTGACCAAACGGAATTTGATCTAACTTCTCTTGGATATGAAATTCAAGAAGCAAAGACAAAATTTAAAGACCTTACCGGCCAAGAAGGTAAGGTCTATGTGGCATTGCATATAACTTAAAGGAAAATCAAAATGAATGATATGTGGGGCAAAACTGCCTATGTGGGTGTTACATTCGTACACCCACTTCGTCGGGGTTCATCTGTGTGGACGAACAAGTATGTGGTAGTTTCCATTGAAGAAGCTGTCGGCCGACAACCAGGAACGGTCAAAGCACGGTGTCTTAACCGAGACTCCTGGGCTTACAAAGTCTGGGATGATGAAGGCACAGGCAAATGGCACCACCGTGATATGACACCAGAAGAACGGGCCAAGGTCGATGCCAAGACTGTAACTATTTCGACATTTTCACATCGTTCAACAATTTTATAAAAGGAAAACTAAAATGAGTAAATTTACATTTCAATGCACCGACGATTTTGACGGTTCAGTAGTTACGGTAGAATTTGAAACAGAAATCTGGGTTGATGCATTCCCAAAATTCCTACAACTTTGCGCCGGCGCCGGGTTTTCTATTGCACCCGAAACTGCGCTATATGCGCCAACTGCATCTGAACATATGTTCGGTGACCGTGATTTCTTGCTCTTTGATTCGGACTTCGAAAAGTGTGAATGTATTAAAGAATCAACACCAACAAATCCATGTTGTGAAGTTAGTAAAGGTGATTTCGAGACGTGTGTTCATATGGATGAACCAGCGGGCCCACCGCATGTTGTACGCGTGCATAAACCAGGACCAGTCCCATCACAGCCAAAAACATTGGAACAATGGGTAGCTGAAGGCCATGCATTTGATTGTACTGGCGGCATTTTCGGTCAACACTCAGACTGCTATTATGGGAACAAGTAGATGGGCTCATGGCGCCTCCGGGCACCTTATAAACACCGACGGAACATATTTCTTTCGTGTGTACAACTATGACGATGGTTCGTTCGTCGATTATGCTATTTTTCATTCGGATCTTTATATCACAATAGAAGATCCGGATGCTTTTTTCTACAAAAAAGAATCTGGTCTATATCATGATGTGTTAGATCATTCTCCGTCAACTTTGGGTATTGATTCAAATGGTGAAAATTGAAGGTAAAAGTGGTATCTCTGCCACTGTAATTGCAGATTCTATTAATTCGGCTGGAAACAGACTGACTACTTTTGAGCTGATATATCCAAGATTTATACATTCTGAAGTTATGACTCACCGAATGCTCTCGAAAAACTCGGCTAGCTCTCGTGCTATTCCTATTGCACGAATGATTGAACTAATCGAAGAATCTCCTGCTGAACCTGTGTTCTGGGGAAAGAATAAAGCGGGTATGTCCGCCACTGAAGAACTTAGTGGTGATGAGAAATTGTATGCCAAAATGCTCTGGGGATCTGCTATGGTTTCAGCACTAGATCATGTAACTCGTATTGATCTAATTGGTCTACACAAGCAAATTGCCAACCGAATCTCCGAGCCGTGGCAGATGATGAAGTCTGTTGTGTCCGGAACTGAATGGGCAAACATGCTTTGGCTCCGTAACCATGATGCTGCCCAACCAGAATTTCATGAACTTGCTCGTTGTGTTGCCGAAGCGTTTGAGCAATCCGCGCCACAATTTCTATCACCCGGACAATGGCATCTGCCGTATGTCAAATCCGAACTCAGCGGTCAGTTTGTGCAGGTGTTTGAAAATGATATGACTCTTGAGGATGCTCAAAAGGTCTCGGCCTCTTGCTGTGCCCAAGTTTCCTATCGTAGGTTAGATGACTCAATCGGCAAGGCTCTGGATATCTACAACAAGTTGGTCGGAATGGATCGTGCCCATGCAAGTCCGTTTGAACATCTCGGCACCCCAATGACTGTGCCGACTCCATTTGCTCCATACGAACGCGGTGTAACTCATAAAGATGTCAAGAACAAAATGTGGTCGGCCAATTTCTGTGGGTTTATCCAATATAGAAAATTACTCCCCGATGAGGCTGTGTGGTAATATGAAGAAATTAATTGCTCTTATTCTTATTGTTTCTCTTTTAACTGCTTGTGGTCGTACAATGGATATTACCACGGCCACCGGGACAAAAGAATATTCGACATATGGATTATTCAATCAGCCAAACAAAGATGTGTGTTATAAGATTTCCGTTGGTAATGTCGTTTGGTCAATAATTCTTATTGAAACTATTGTTATGCCTGTTTATTTTGTTGGGTTTTCTCTGTTTAATCCGACTGGACCGAAAGTTAATGGAACCTGCCCGGGTATTGATTCATGATGTCCCTCGTATGTAATAAATGCGGCTGGGCTCATTTTGGTGTATCTAAAGAATATGCCCAAAAGGCCACAGATGAATTCGTTGAGTATTATCAAAGAATGTCTTATGCCGAGAGAAAACGATTTTATGGTGAAACAGAAGTAACGAAACTTAATTTACTTGCTAAATATGAGCATTGTTTCAATTGTTCTGGGACATATTCGGACTTTCATATTGAAACACCAGAAGATAAAATATCTTATGGAGTTACCATACAACCGATTATTATTGCCGATGAGCTCGCTGCTTAGATCGTCGTAGTTCGATCGTCTAGTACCACGTGAATGGTAACACACCTACCCTACTTTTTTCATTAGAAGAAAATTTACACATATTGACAGATGGTTTATAATGAATCATCTTCTGAAACTCAAAGGAAAAGTCATGGATATAGTTAACATTGTAGTTGTGGTTGCAGCAGTCATTTATGTCATCTGCGTGATCAAATTCAATATTTGATCATGGCTACACCAGTTAATTACAAAACGGCAATCTTTCCGAAGTCGCGTGGTGTTTCACGTGACGGTGAGTATTCCGATTGTGCAGTTTGTGCCGTGTCAAACGCAACCGGGTTACCATATGAAAAAGTTCACGATGTGTTCAAGTTCTATGGTCGCAGGGATCGTAAGTCTACCGAAACAAGAATCTGCATCAAAGCCTATCTGGCCTTGGGCTTATTTCCTCTAGGTACTTTTGGCACAACTTTGTCTGCCAAAGTAGAATCTTTCATTTTTGAAAATCTCGGCTGCGCTGCTCCAATTAATCCCGGAATCTCGATTAAATCATTCATGAAAAAGTATCCGACTGGTCGGTACGTTTGCGTTAGTTCAAACCATGCATTTGCAATCGTAGATGGTGCCTTAGTTGATGGCGTCGCACTCCTTCTGAATACTCGGATCACATCCGCTTACAAGGTTATATCATGAAAATTTTATTAGAAAAATTAGAAAATGGAACCGTGGTGGTGAAATTCATCACCAAAAAGAACATCGTTCGTACAATGGCTTGTACTCGTAGTCTTTCTCGGATTCCAGATTCTCAACACGAAGGTGTTAACACACCAGTTCTTAACCGCCCCGGCATCGTCTGTGTGTATGATCTTTTGATCAAAGACTGGCGCGCCTTTAGACTTGATTCTATAATCTCATATGAATAAAATTTACCTCGACATGGACGGTGTAGTCTGCAACTTTATGAAAGCATACAGTACTATAGATTTGCCAGACACACCCCGTAAGTTTCGGCATGCAGTGTCGCATCTTCGCATCTTTGAAAATCTTGAGTGGATGCCCAATGGCAAAGAACTGGTTCAGCGATTGATTGAACTTGACATCCCAGTTGAAATCTTGTCCTCTCGTGGAACACATGATGATTCCGTGGGCGAAGAAGGCATTCGTCAAAAGAATCTCTGGCTTGATCGCGAAGGGATTACCTTCCCGAGAAACTTCGTGCGGGTAGGCGAAGAAAAAAGAAACTATTCTACCCAGGGAACTCTTCTTATTGATGACACACCCAAGGTAATTGACTCATTCAACCTAGGCCAAGGTCATGCATTCTTATATGAAGATTCTAAATTCTCAGAATACATGCAAAAACTGGAGATGCATATATGGCAACTATAACTAAACTCGGCAAGATTACCCCCGGTGAATCTGAAATCTGTAATATCTTATTGGAAGAATGCGCGGAAACAATCCAAGCCGTCTCCAAGGTATTCCGCTTCGGTTGGGATTCTTGTCATCCAGATAAGCCCAATTGGACCAACAAGGACCATCTTGAAGAAGAACTTGGTGATCTGGTCTGCATGATCAAAATTCTCTGTGATAAGGGCATCATCTCTGCATCTGCTATGTCTCGTGCTGCTGAAGCAAAAATGGGCAAACTGAAACAATACTCGGATATCAAATTATGAGCTACAAACAAATTCCCGAAACTACATTTGGCAACACTCCAGCGGCAATGTATCTTTGCCGAAAGCTAAATGAGGCAAAAAATCCAATAATTCTGCGGTCATACGGCCGGCGGATCACCGGTACATTTTCACAGGTCAAACAGTTAGTTGAAGCGTATGAATGCGGTTCAATTGAACCAAAGACTATGGCGAATTGCCTTCGACTCTTGCGTGAAGAAGTTTCGGCTCATCGGTTCGCAGTCACCATTGAAGAACAATTATGCCGTAACGTTCAAATTGGCCATATCAAACGCGCACTAAGATTGGCCCAGGTAGCCCGTAAGGCCGCACGAGTCATGACTTCTCCAGAAAACAAATCTCTTGGGTCGATATTGACTCCGGGTGATGGTGGAGTAATGGTAGATTATTTCTTCAGAGATTCTGAATCTGGACTCAGGTTCAAAGCTGGTTCTGTTTATACAGTTTTTGATGCAGATACTCAAGTCCCCGAAGACTTTACGATTGTACACCGACCAGCACAAGAAAGTGTAGATCACATTACTCCCGAGGTGCTCCATGCACGCTCAATCCGTCGTTGCATTCGACTTAAGAAACCACATGTTACAGCCAATAACTAAAGCAGAACGAAGAGCAGGGATTCTGAAAAAGAATTCAGCTGCTCTTGCCAGAATTGTGAAAGATTCAAAGGGTTACATTTTGAATCAAGGATGTGGTTGCTACATCGAAGACTATGGAGTCGACTATGTTGATACCAAGCGGAAGATTAGAGATTCCATTGGAGTACTAGTTCCATTTTATTCAAATGGCAAGCTGCGACGGCATTATGGCCTTATCTCAGAAGAATCTCAAAAACCGATAGTCCGAAAAATCCAAAAAACTTATCACATCAACATCGATGTCCCAAGTGAGTACAATAGGTTTATCCGGATACTCCAAGAACTTCAGTATGCTCACGATGAAGCATTTGATGATGGTAAAAATGACATGCAAAAATTTGTAGATGCATGTTCTAAATTAGAAGGAAGCATATGTTAGAACGCGACGAATCGGGTCATTTGAACCCAGTTGAAGAAATTGACGGGCTCTGGTACTTCTGGGATGAAACATGGGCCAACAATTATGGACCATTTAAAAGTTCAGTAGAGGCAAATCTTGCCTTGCTGGAATACTGTGAGAATTTTCTTAAATCTGCCGAGGAGCACATTGAACCATGACTGAATTTATCGTACTTGTAGCATTAATGCTTGGTGTGGGATTTATTGGATCCAAAACGGGAGAAGAAAATGGGAAGATTGCCCTCTGTGCGGAACAATTCAAAGGTGAAATGCACAACGGCAAATGTGTGACCGTAACAAGAGAGACTGTAAAGTGAAGATTGAATACAATTACGAGCTGATACAACCAGCACCAAATGAGTTGTACACACGGATCGAATGTCCTCAATGCGGTTTTGAAGGTTCTCGAGAAATCTCCGTGAAGGACGAAGACATTATGCTTCTGAAGCTTGAGAATGCTAGGCTTCGTAAAGCACTGTATGAAATTTCCCTGTGTGCTAACAACAGCATGAGCTCCAGAGGCGAATGTGGTTCTATTGCTCATAAAGCATTGATGGGTACCACATGAGTAATAGAACAAAAGACTTGATATTCATGCTTATCATCATTGCTGTGACATTTACCCCGCTGATCTATTTCTTTAACAAACAGCATACCGAAGGTAGAGAAAAATGTGATGCTGTACAAGGGGTGTGGTTTGACCGAGAAATGAAGTGCATAGTCGGTACAGATCTGAGGGAAGTGAAATGATCACCAATGACAGAGAATTAGCTACTCTCGAGAAGGCAGTTTCATATATTGCCACACTTGAAGCTGAGAATGAGCGGCTGAAAGAATCTGATGCCAGGCACAAAAACACCTATGTAACAAAGGCATGGGAGAGTTTAGAGGCCGAGCGAGATGCCGATGAAGTCCTGTTGCGTTCCTGCTACGAAATTTTGGGATCAGGCTATGGTAACCTGAGTGAAAAGTTGGAAGAAAGGCTAGGGCTATGAAAAACGAATGGCAAGAAGCCATCATTGACGCGCTGGTCATTCGGCACATCTACAAGTACGAGCACGAGAATAACCCTCGGAAGGCTCTAAACGACATACTCAACTGGGAAGTGATGGTTGCCCTTGATCCACTAGTATCTAGCGAAGCTCAGGCATTGTACCAGTTGGGTATCCAGAAAGGTCTCGACATGTCCCGCTGGGCATAGATAATTTACACATAATACTAGTTGTAGTATAATAAACCATCTTCTCCAAATCTCAAAGGAAAATCATGACTGTAGCCGAATTAGTTGCCAAACTTCAAAGAATGCCCCAAGAATGGCAAGTTGAAGTAAATGATAATCGTGGTGGAAATGTGTTTGAAATTGATTCTATTGACATGTTCCCAGTACTCGAAAAAGAAGACGGCTATGCAGTAGTTGTAATTCAGGTTAACGTGGAGTAAATTTACACATATTCTCTGGTGTAGTATAATAAACCATCTTCTGAACCAAAGGAAAATCATGTTTGAAGTTACTCAACGCGGCGAAACGATCACAGTCAAAACGGAATTTGACACATGGAAAGTCAAGTACAACCAAACTCGTCGTTTGTATCAGATCTTCAAGGCTCCATCAAAAGCGATTTATGCCGAAAGCTACCATGGTTTCCAAGGTGCGCTGGATATGATTGCTCGTAAGGGAGAACACTAAAATGGCCGGCCCTCTCTCAAAAGCTTCGATGAACAAGATTCATCACCTCGTTAACGCTCAACGGTCGATTCAGAACGCCATGGTCGAAATCCGCCTGGCCCTCGGTGACTCAGATGTTACCGATTCCTACGAAAAAGATCTGACCGAACTGATCAAAGAACTTGAAACCGACCTCGACGAGGCTTGGGCTGACCGCGGTTAATTTACACATAATCCCTCTTGGGTTATAATAAACCATCTTCTGAAACAAAGGAATTAACATGGTCTCCAAGGAACAAATCGTCTCTCTGCTCGCAACCAAAGATAAGGCTGTTGCTCGCGCCTTAGTGGTTCTGAATGATCGTCAGACCGCAGACGAACAGGATTCTCAAGCTACTCGTCTCGATAACGGCATGGGTTTCAAACCCTGTCACGCTCGCATGGGCACCTCGATGGCCGAATTCTACCAAAAGTACGGCTACCTGAGTCCCAAACAAATTGCCTACTGGCGCAAAGTTGATGCCAAGGGTACCATGCGCATTGCCTGCTACTGGAAACAGTTGATGGAAGTTGCTGCTGAAAAGGCCGCGACCAAACCTCTGCCGAAGTTCCTGGTTCCGTCTATTGCATCTGAATTAATGAATGAAAAGCTTGAATTGGAAGAACTGTTGGCTGCATATAATGAAGGTGCCTATGGCGACCCTTCCGATCAAGCATATGACGCGGTTTTTACCCGGCTGAACCAAATCGCTGAGGCTCTGGAAGAAATCAACCGCTGCGAATACAAGATGCGCCGTGATGGAATGATGGCATGAAACTCCGGCAAATTCGGAAACACTCCGGCACCATTTTCTACGGGTACACATTTGAGACACCTGTGCTTTACTGGTCAATGAAACTTTATGAAGGCTTTGAGTCTGCCCAATTGACCGAAGTACTTTACAAAAACAGATACGACAATTCTAACTTTAGGATCCTGCTATGACTACCTTTTTTGAAGTCCAACTGCGCAAGGCCGGACAAAATCTGGTCAACAACATGGGCCTCTCTGATGCTCAGTTTGATTACTTCTATGAGTATTACTCAAACAACGGTCAGATGCCCTATGGTGTTGCCAAGGCCCGTACTGGTGATCCATACGACTGGGTTGATGCTCAGATCACCAAAGAATACGAGATGCTTACCAAATGAAATTGCCCTTCGTCAACGAACATCTCGTCGAAGACTTGATTCGACTCAGGAATGAAATTGGTGCCCAAGCTTTTCCTCCAGATCAGGGTTGCGCCGATCCGAAATTGGCCGAGATTGTTTTCAAAATTAATAGTTGCCTGTATACAGGCTATCCAGAAAGGAATAGAAATGAAGAAATTCTCTGAACAAGAACTTGCCGATTGGTACAAAAAGATGGGTATCAAATGAAAAAATTTACCGACCAAGAGATTGCCCAATGGCTCAAATATGAAGCAGTTCGTGCTTCAGGCAAATACAATATGTTTGATCCGCGTGCCAGGGCCGCAGCAGGCCTGTCCTCGTCTGAATGTACTTTTGTGATGAAGAATTATTCAGAACTGGCCGAAATTGCCAAGAGTACAAAATGAACTATTCAGGACACCAGAAGTACAAGTTGCTTGTCAAACGTTTCGAAGTCGAAGTCGGAACCATTTGCTACATTTTCGATGGGCACGACTTCGGTTGCGCTCGTGAGGATTCATACTACACTCGTATACCTCACACCTCAGTTACCCTTGATCCCAAGGGCGACTATCCCTTCTTTACCGTACCCTCAGACCACTTGGAGATTATCAAATGAACACCATCACCGAACTCAACACTTTACTTAAAGATACCGTGGTGACCGTAAAGTTCACCAAGCAATCGGATGGTTCTGAACGGACTATGATCTGTACCAAGAACTTGGCTCTCATTCCCCGTGCCGACTATCCGGTGCAGGACAAAATGCCTTCTACTGTGAATGAAGAAATCGTAAAAGTGTACGATATGGAAAAATGTGCCTGGAGGAGTTTCCGCAAGGATTCTGTTACTTACTATGGGATATAAAATGGAACTTACCAAAGAGATGGTTGAACTGCGCCAGCGCAATGAAGAACGACTGAAGGCTGCTAAAGAACAATTGGGTATCAAATGGATTCTTCACCCAGTACATCAAGTTCAACGGAAGCCGGTAGAATTTAAATGATTGCGACTCCAGAACTGCGTTGGGTTCAACGCTGGAAGCCAGTGAATGGCTATCAGGAAGTTGTTACTACGGTCCATGTGCTCCAACAAAAATGGTGCCAACAATCCCCAAGATACAGTTGGTATGACTGCGGATCAGATCCGGATGTCTTTGAATGGCGCGATGTGCCAATTGAATTAGAATAACATGAAAACTCAATTGCCAGATTGTTCGAGAATTGATTAAATAATTTTTATAGCTACATTTTGAGTATTTGCCTCACAAGTTACATACTCGAGCTCTGCTTGTGGAATAGTCTTATAGTAAGTGGCAAGACTATGCTCAAAATGTAGCTATAATCTAATGGGTGTAAACTCAGATTGTGAAATGATTGTGACACCCGGGTGCAAGTCCCGGCAGCTCCACCAAAAGTACTCTAAATCTTGTAGTAATACTTGATCAGGTTTGGCATCCCAGGTAAACTCTCCAGCAATGGACTCGCCCATATACGCCATGAGTACTTTTGATGGGGCTGACATAGCGATCGACCACGAAAAGAGTATCTTTTTGGGCACCTCGTCACAGATAGACGTTAAAAGTAAAACTCTCTAACTGCAAACGACGAGAAATTTGCTCTGGCTGCTTAAGCCAAGCTGAGGATTAGAAATTGTTCCTTATCATCCAAACAAAACTTTGATGGGCCGAAAGGCCCATCTTAGTAATCCCGGTGAGATGAGTGGAAATCAGATCGAGGGATTGGGTTATGGGTACGTGTTGAACATGCTCAGGTCAGGGTGCTTCACCTGATACGGGACACTGGTTGCGGGGTCGATACCACCGAGCGCAGTCATAACTGCATTGATTTCTGGAACCATATATGTAAATTGTCGACTACCACCAAGTTGCCATTGACACGTTAGTAGAACAGCTTTTCCGTTGATTGGAAGAAAAACGGGAGAGTTACTATCCCCGCCAGTAACACTGCTCGACCATGCGTTATAATTTACATTCGAATAATTTGGGTAAGCTGAAAATATACCATACGGAAAAATACCTATTGAAGTATTTGCATATTGAGATGCCGCAGTTATTCTTGCCACCCTCATTCTTGTTCCATTTACATGGTGTTTGGAAAGTGCGGGTATTCCAACCATGTTGTCCGAATTGTAATGTAAAGATGGAATGTAGCTCAGTAAATTTTCAGGAACAATTGTTAAAGGCTCAATAGTTGTTATCGGAGCACTTAATTTTCCAATTGCAAACCCACTATAATCGAAAGTGGTATCTGATAAAAATTGTTTAACCCCTACAGGAAGAACGCTAGTAATTGTACGAGTTATGTAAGTTCCTGTACTATCTTTGAAAACGATGTTTCCACCAGCAACCGGGAACATGTGACTTGTTATTACATGCAGCGGGGAAATCAGCACCGCCTCAAACACGCCATTGTCCATGCTGCAACTGGTTGCCTCCATGCCCAATCCGCCAGTGAATAGGTTAGGGTTCCTGACGTAGTTCGGTGCAGCAGTACCACCACTTTCGGATGTATAAATAAATAAATTTCCACCCGGTGCAGTGCTAGGCGTCTTTCCGAAAACCATCGCTTTAATAGCATCGTCAACATGCTTCGTTAAAGAATTTATTTTCCAACTATCTATAATGGTATATCCTGTTAAATTTCTGTTAATAGTATGAGCACAAAATCCATTACTCATTTGAAGAGAAAGGTTACTTTCCGATAGTCTTAAGATATTTCCTTCAGGATCAAAAGTTACATCTCCACTAAGTAATTGAAAAGCAATAGTGTGCTGGTTCACACCCTGAATGGGCGTGACTTTAAAATTACTACTTGTCCCCGAAGTATAAACTCGTGCGTCTAGTCTGTCTAGTTTGTTTATTAAGACATTTGGTGTTGATAATTCTGAAATTGTATAGGTAAAATTATCTGCATCGGTGCTTCCTGTTACCTGCATATTGCCTGCACCGTATTGAAAATCCATTTAGTGCTGCCAGTTAAGCAGTTAAAAGGCCAAGAGCTTTTAGAGCCGTAACTATGTCGCCTAACGTGTACGCACTAGCTCCACTAGCTCCTGCTGACTTAAATCCAGTTAAAACTGCCGCACCAGCCCCATTAGTGAAGTTGGCATTAGCCACTGCCGTTGGTTTGACAACAGGAGTGGCACCGAAGAATCCAAGACTTCCATTATTGTTAACGCTAACTGTTGGAGAACCGCTAGCGTTATTTAAATTAACGCTACCGGGGGTTACTCCTGTTCCGGGGGTTAAATTAACGCTGCCGCCAATGCTATTGGGACTTGAGCCAGCAATAAATAAGATAGTTCCTCCATCCCCGCCTGCGCCGTTGCCACCAGTACCACTACCAAAAGTTAGCCCCCCTCCCGGGTTTGTTGCAGTGTCAGAATTTGCAGCATAAAAACTCAGTCCTACAGGAGTTAAGTGACTTTGTGTTGCCGTTTCTGCAAAAGACGTATAGCCCACCAAAGCTCCCGTATTATCTGTCGGGCCAGTTGGACAAATAATAGTCCCCGGTTGAACAGGAGCAAATGCCGTAGCCGTTCCAGCAGACAAAACTACCAACGCAGGTTTGGTTCCTAGGCCAAGGCCATTAATACCAGTAGCATTTGGTGAAGTAGTAGCAACGGCAATTGAGTTGTTTCCTGTGGTCAGAGAGGAAATTGTTGCCCACGAACCAGTCTGCGGAATGATATTGGCTTTGACAGCAGCAACAGCCGTTCCTGCCGAATCTTTCAATACGCCATCGTTTGTGTTCGATGCGGTATTAATAAGCCCAACAGGGACGAAGCCGGTCGCTGTGCTGAGTGGGTTTAGAGTGGTACCACCGGTACCACCATATGATCCAGGATTAGCTAGTACTTCGGCGGGATAATTTCCAATACCGGTCTTTTGTAGTTGTTCTTTGAAAGATAGTGCCATTTAGTTCCCCTGTTGTTTTATTCTATTTAATCGTAACTTACATCCGACAAAAGCCAATTCTGTAACGGATCTCTAGTAGGGCCAGAAGAATGAATCATGTTGAAATCCATTATAGAATCTTCTAGACCATCTGAAACTTCTCCAAATGGTGACATGTTTTCCATGATGTAAGCTTCGTTCTTTTGAGCCAACAAATGTCTAATGTTGATGTTTGTGATATCTGAAAACATGGGTTGTTTACTGAGCCAAGCAAAAAGCCAAAGGCACGTAGTCAAGTCATCATTGATGTTAGTATCCGATGCCTGATACGAAGCACCTTTTTGTTCAAAGACATTCAACTCTTGAATGATGTCGAAAGAATTAAGTAGTAGTACCTCGCCTTCTACTAGTTCTTTAAGCACCGCACAACCGATAGATTTTACACGTTTGGTAGTTCGCACACCAGGATAACCGTTACCCTCGGTAACATTTTCTTTTACTGTGAAATAGACATTCGCATACTCAAATTCGTAAAATAGCGTATTAGCAATTTCCTGGCCAGCGTCATTGATTTCAATCAGACAATATGCATCGTTGTACTGCTTCACGGTGTTCATAATCATGAACGGATACGTAGTCAGTCCAATTGTGTTGTCTTTGAACGTAGCTACGACTCGGTACGGTGTAGTACTGATGTCGAATATGATAAACGCAGAGAAGTCTAAATGCTGACCACGCGAGGTATCTACTGTGCAAGCATACGAATGACCCTTGACTGGTGCTTCATACATCTTCAAACCACCAGAAATAAATTTGGGATCAAAGAATGGTACTGTAGCCATTTTCTGACCAGAAATCAAAGTTTTAGATGATCCGTAGAATGTACAATCAACTTCCTGGGCCGCCTTTACTGTACCAAGATTTTTAACCTGTTCATCATACCAAGCCTTATCTCGGGCTGGGTGAGCAGACCATGGGATGTTTACAGGCACAAAGCCGTTCCGTCCTGCATTAGCCTCTACCCAGATCTTGTAGAACATGTTCATGCCCTTAGGCGTAGAAGATATAAAGATCTTTGTCGTTTCACCAGAAGAAAGTACTGGGAAAACCGATGTCATGAACTCTTCGGCTATATTGTTTGGAATGAATGCAATTTCATCTACATACACATGGGTACAAGCTTGCCCCCGAATAGCATTGGGAGACGTAGCAGCCGTGAAGATCTTAGAGTTATTATCTAATTCGATAGAACCTTTGTTCCACACAACTACACCTTGCTGGATCCAAAACGGTAGATTTTCATAGCCGAACTGGATACGAGATAAAATTTCCCGTGCCATGGCCGCCTTATTAGCAAGGATAGCAATGTTCTTATCGGAATTGAATAGTATCACCCAAAGAAAATACGCGGCCGTAGTAATGGTTTTACCCATCTGCCGAGCAGTAAGAATTACAGCTTTTCTATTGTTGTGATAAGTCCGTATGATGTCTTCTTGGAAGTCATACAACTCAAAAGGCACAGTTCCACGGTCAACGTGGATTACCTTGACATACTTCTTGATAAAGTAAATTGGATCTTTAGAACACTTTATCCATTCATCTACCTGTTCGGCAGTGAATTCAATTTGAACACCAGAAGCCTTTAGGTTAAGTTGGCCATTGTAGCATTCTGGTCTCTTAGTTGCCATTTAGTACTTCTAGACGAAGCGGACTAGGCCCGTAGTTGCATTATTCGTTGGCATCGTAAGAGTCAAAGTGCCATTGGTAATAGTCTGAGCAGTAAAAGTATGAACAGACACTGCTTTATTACCCTGAGTAGAATTATAAATCAGTACTGCATCAAATGATGGGCCCAGAGTACCTGTGATAGTCCAAGAAATAGATGCTGCCAGCGTGGTGAATGCAGTTCCTGCAGCAGCCGAGACTGGTGAACTTGATGGTGCAAGCCATGTCACAGCAGTGCCACCGGCGACATAACCAGTAACTGTAGTAACTTCATTAGTTGCTGAATAAACGGTGGTAGTTGCATCTACGGTAGCTGTTGCTTGATACAGAGCTGCTTTGAACACATCGGCTGTATTCAATGTCCGTGCTGGATTAGTTGCGGTAAGAACATGTTGACCGGTCAATAGTTCGGTTTTAAATGATGTGCATAGTGCCTGGGTATTTGCAATTTTAGGTGCCTCTTTTCTTAATTATTGAGTATATTTAATCAACCAGCAATTGAATTCCCAAACACACCTTGTTTGAGATGCATCTGTACATCGCGTTTGACTAGTTCTTCTCCAAGCCAATATTCTTGCCAATGGATAATTTCGTTATCGTTTTCTGAGTTACCTTCTTTGTAAGTGCAATCATCAGAGTTGATGGGACCAGTGGGTGTATTAATTATCATAATGTAAAATCCTAAATTAGCCGCCTGCAAAAACATTTCTAGATCCGGCCGCAGACACATCTCCGCAATCTATATCATCGCCAATTCTGTGAACTGGTTTGCCTTCAAAAAATACCGTAGAGGATCCAGACGATGCATTACCATCATGAGAAGATGATCCCTGCGTATGCACTGGGTAATGAGCACCTACTACTGTACCAAGTATACTATTTATAAACACAGTTGACTGACCGGCAGAATCTGGTGGTCTTGGTGGAAATCCATGGCCAGCAGAATTATCTACGCCTACTCTGGTAATAGCTGGCATTATGCAATCTCCCTCTTTACTGCATCTTTCAGAGCAGCATTTGAAACGGTATAGTTGTAATTGAATTTTAATTCGTTTACAATAGTTTTAGTTTCTAGTGTCAGTTCGTCGTAGTAATCAACAATGACATAGAAGTTCTTTATAGATTCTGCTGGTGCAACATACTTGGTGATACCATAGTATTTATTTGGAAGGTCGACAAATCTACTGACAGATTGGTTGTTAAGTTCAGTGTCGACATATTCTATAGTTCGTTCAAAGATGTCATCACCACGGCCTGTAGCATATACGGTATTTCCTATTGCATATAAATCTACACCTGGTATCATCTTTGAGAATGCATAAGAAGTTACTGGATATGGAGCAACCCAAGAAGCAGTAAATGCAACGAATTCTGTAGCTTCTTGTATAGTTCCAGTAACCTCTGGGAAATCACCAATAACATGTGGTGATCCAGAAATACCAGAACTTTGAACACCAGATAGTCCGACTGCTGTTTCTGGACTTATGAAACCTAACTGGGCCAGAGTAGAAACACCAGAAAGACCGATCGGCGTAATTACACCCACTGGGACTGGAATACCAGCTTGACCGGTTGTAGAAACCGAACTTAGTGCGCGGGTACTGGTAGAAGTAGTAGTTATACTTCCAGAAGAAGTATTTGTCTGAACACCCGTTAATAGTTGCTGGATATTCTTAAGAACAAGACCAACGGATGCAGAAGTACTTACTCCAGATAGAGCAAATATATTAGATTTAGTAAGAGAATTAGCTACAGCTGTAGTAGTTACACCTGTAAGAGCAGTAGAAGTTGCTTGTGTAGTTGCAAGAGAACCTGCAGCACCGGTAGTCGTAGCACTAGTAAGAGCAGTAGAAGTTGCTTGTGTAGTTGCAAGAGAACCTGTAGCATTAGTAGAAGTTGTACCGGTAAGTGCTTTAGATACAGCTTGTACAGAAGTCTGAGTACCTGCTACACCGGTTGTAGTAACACCCGAGATAGTTCTAGATACAGCTTGAGCAGTTGTGAGAGACCCTGGTGCGGCAGTAGTAGTATTGCCCGTAAGAGCAATAATAGAACCCTGAAGCGTAGTAATAGATCCAGGTGCTGTTGTTGTAGTAACACCCGAGATAGTTCTAGATACAGCTTGAAGAGTGCCTAAAGAACCAAGAGAACCAGTAGTGCTACTACTTGTAAGAGCAGTAGAAGTTGCTTGAGATGCTGTAAGGGAATCTGGACTAGATGTGGTCGCAACACCGGTAAGTGCTTTAGATACAGCTTGTGCAGAAGTCTGAGTACCTGCTACACCAGTTGTAGTAACACCCGAGATAGTTCTAGATACGACCTGGCTTGTTGTTAGTGTCCCTACAGAAGAAGTTGTAGTAACACTAGTAAGAGCAGTAGAAGTTGCTTGTGTTACTGTAAGAGAATTAACTGCGGTGGTAGAAGTTGTACCGGTAAGTGCTTTAGATACAGCTTGGGTTGTAGTAATTGTTCCTATAGAAACAGTAGTAGTTGTACTAGTAAGTGGCTTACTGTTTACAAGAGCAATTGATCCAGCTTGAGAAGATGTTTGGTTGCCAGAAAGTGCTAATGTAACATCACCAGATGCTACTACTGTACCACCTAAAGAATAACTACCTAATGAACCAGAACCAAAAGACATTTGGGACTACCTATGATAGATTATAGTTCGGCCGAAAACATCAGTTTTGCAGTTGTAGCATTATTATTTGCAGCTAGAGAAACAATCGAAAATAGAGGCAATATAGCAGCACAACCTACTTGAATCTCTACAGTTGTAGTATTACTTCCAAACAATGATAAGGAAGTTGCAACTGTTGGAGAACCCGTTCCATTATATAAGATTGCTAAGTCAGACAATGCTGAATACGATACACTAACATTTGCACGTTTCTTAACCTGAAAGTCCAAAGAAAATGTACCCATACTAGTAGTATTTGCTGCGCCCCAGGCAAGATTCATATAACCAGTACTGCCACCTATATTTGATCTTTCTTCATAATATCTCTGACACAAAGCCAACTCCATCCCATAAGGTCTTTGCTCGAATGGTGTGGCTACTGAGCCGAGTTCGAGTTGGAAATCACTAACAAGAATATTTGACGCAGTCAAAGACCCAGCTATCACCATAGTTACATAAACCTGTAAGCCTAAGTCTGCGTCTGTTGACGCCAGTGTTGTAGTCCATTGAATAATTGTTTCTACGCCCGATGATACAGAAACTGTAGAAGACTGCGCAGCTATTGATGTAGTTCCAAAATTGTCCAGTACAGTCGGTTTATCTAGGCGCAGCTTGAAAAGCTGCGCTACACCACTATCTTGGTAAATCCTAGCACTTACTACCACCTGTTTCCCACTCATATCAGAAACAGATGAAGATTCCAAACGCGTGGTGCAATAGATTTCGCCAACACCAGTCGATGAATGTCCAGTTATTCCAACAAATTTACGTGCTGTTCTGGTAACTTGAGTTACTTGTCCGGATATAACAGCCAATGCACCTTGGAATACAACCATACGATCGACTGCACTATATACGATACCCCCAGTTAACAAGGCTGTTCCGCCTCGTTGCGCAACACGCATCCCACCATTAATAATCCGATTCCTGAATCCAGCGAGTTGTCCACCATTGATAGAAGAAACATTAGTGACTGCCATCCCTGCTGTCGCCCCGGTCAATGTTGTAGGACCGGACACTGTACCAGTTAACCCGGCAAGGCTTGTAATATCGGTATTAGCTCCCGCGGCAGCTAGTGTGACTGCAGTACTTGGAATAGTTACTGTAACATTTGACGTAGTATCAACAGGAGTTAAAGTAACTGATCCGCCTGAAGGTGTATTTAGTTTTAGTGGCATATTATTTCTTTATAGTTCTGCTGATGCAGTCCAGCTATTATTTGCAGACCCCTGACCAGTACCTGAGTTATTAGTAATTGCCTTAAACCCATCTACTGAAATAAGGGAAGTGGTAACAGTAGTCACAGAGCCAGCCGCTGTTCCTCCCAAAGAGGTTAAAGTAGGCACTGCCCTCATAGAATTTTTAAATGAGACAAAACAATCGTTTGACCATCCTGCAACAGTTGGGCCTCCAAAATAAACAGTTGCGGTTGTGTAATATCTCTGACACAAAGCCAACTCAAGGCCATAAGGTCGCTGCTCGAATGGTGTGGCTATTGAGCCTGCTTCGAGTTGGACTCCTGTAAATCCAAATACACCAGAGGTACAGTTCGGAAAACTGATAAGCACTCGCAAACCTCGTTGAATAGCCGCCGCATTTGCAATTGCATTTGCTGCTGAATAAGAAAATGTTGTTGTAACCCAACCCGTACCGGGATGGCTGAATGTAGTTGAGCCTGATGGTAGATTTGTCGTAGTCGCACCAAACGTGTCTTTGGTTGTTGTGGGGGTAGAAAATCCTATGGTTATGGTTTTTACGGTATTTGCGTATATTTTCACGCTCAGCGTAAATCCAGTCTGTGACAAATCAAAACAGTTAGCAGACTCAATACACTGAAAGAGTGTTACTTCTGTATTGGATGCAACCCCGCTGAACGCCAGAGCATAGGGGAAAGTTGCGCTATCCCCCGTTCCTTGAGATATTGCTGCTGCTGCTCCTGTTTGGTAACATGCCCAGCGATCAAGCGTGTATGTAGTTAACGATCCAAGACCGGGAGTAACATTGCCTCTCTGCGCTACCTGCATCCCACCATTAATAATCCGATTCCTGAATCCAGCGAGTTGTCCACCATTTAGACTATTGATGATCACACTATTATTAGCATCAACAATTATTACACTACCTAAAGTTCCAGCCGAACCTCTAGCAAGTTTAGCAGTACCATCGGTATTTGTCTGTAGTATAAAATTCTGAGAATCTGTGACAGAATCTCCGAGTTGTACTGCATTGACTTTTAAATTACCGCCCATGATGAATTCCTGTTATAATGATGAACCAAGCAACCATAAAGCATCAAGTTCAGCAGATGTTTTACCCAATGCAGTACCCATTGCAATCACTTCGGGATTTAGACGTTCAAAAGAAGTTGAATATTCCCACCAATCTTTTAAATCTTGAGTTCCAGCTGCAATTGCTGCTTCGACACTCTGTCTTAAATTGGTTGCAGTTAATGCTTGTCTAATTTGTCTTGGAGAAATTGGCTGAATTACTACTTGAACTGGATTAATCACATGTGCTTCCAATTCAGCAATCATTGTTTCTATTTCTGTCTCTGACTGGACAACCACAAAAATAGATTTCTTTCTAATTCCAAGGCTTTCATAATCAACCAAATATTGATTACCCTCAAGATGTTCTGTATTATGTATCATGCTGCAGATCTCGTTCTAACAGTAAAAATGCCAAAGTTGGCGGTTGAACCATAAGCGTTTGTTGCTCTATACCCACCAATAGCAGATACAAAACTCATTGTCATTGCTGGTCCAGTGCCGATTGTAGAAACTGTAGTTGGAGCGCCACCGCCACCACAAATATAGACACCAATCCAGCCGTTGGTGTGGTTATTAATTACAATTAATCCAGAAAAAGTTGGGAAATCTATTGATGCTCCATTAGCAACTGTATAAGCTGTAGAAGAATCTATAGAATAATTTCCCGTTGTAGTTAATGCTACACTTGATCTAATAGATTTATTAACATTTAGCTGGTTTTCTACTGTGACACTTGTTGTATCAACGGCAAGGCCACTACCATTTGCCAGCAGCCCATCTGCATAACAATTACGAACATAGAAGGTAGGTCCTGTAGTAAGAAATCCTATCTGACCAGTTCCTTGGCCCGGATTTTGCATACCTAATGATACTTGTGCAGATGCACCGTTCTGTAACCAAAGTTTTGAACCATAGCCGGCAACAGCACCAAGTCCAACGTTTCCTGTAGTAGGAGAAATATCTAACCATGTTGTTCCATCGGCTTCAGATGGGATGACTTTTACATTAGCAGTTGTGTCCTGGATTAGATAATGGCCAGCTGCATTCACACGAGTCAACCATGTCTTTCTAACACCCGAGTTATTTGTGCGAAGTTCGAATGCAGCTTCAGACAATCCCGCACGAATTCGCATTAATCCAGAATCAAACAAAAAGTATTGGGTCGATGCACCCCAATCTGGAACGGTAGCTGTAGCAGCAAGTGGAGCAAATTCCATAGACCAAAAGTTTTGACCTGATGAGCCCTCGGCCATATCAATCCGCATTGCCGCACAACCACTAGCAGTAGTGTTAAAAACATCACGTGCCGCAAAAGTCGGTGGATAAACTGTATAAGGATCTAGCTTGGTATTGTAGGTCATACCCCAACCCCATTCTGCTACATTGTGGTATTGTCTCCAGGGGCCAAACTTAGTTTCGCCACCAGTATATTCAGATGGAGCTGTAGCTGTATATGTAACATCAGGAACAACCCCACCGGCTGGCACTGGTGACTTATGAATCGCAGAATAATAACCTGTTATTTTTGCAGCTGTACCAGAAAAATCTAATGTGTTGACACCAGTAACCGGTCCACTCCCATCAATCGTAATTGTCATAATTATCCTCTAAATGATTGCCCATATAGCACCAGCTGGAATAGTCACGGTGACACCAGAGTTGATTGTGACCGGTCCTGTGCTCATGGCATTCTTGCCAGCAGTTAGGGTATAACTAGTAGTAACGGTCTGATTCGTTTCAATAAATGCTGGATTACCAGATATGTCCGATACCATGGCCACAGTACCATCTTTGTCTGGTAAAGTATAAGTGCGATTGACTGTATTAGCTGCTGTTAGTTTACTATCAAAGCCACCCTGTGTCAATGAGAGTGAACCATTTACTGAAACTTGACCCAAAGCAGCAGTAGATACTAAACCAAGACCAATTCTTCGTGTACCTGCAGCCCACGAAACAGCTGCATTAGCATTTGAAGATGCATAGATAGTCGTCCGAGTTAGAATATTGCCGGTACCCCATGTGCCAAGCCCCGTCTCCCAACCACCTAGAGGACGCCCAGAGACATCTATATCCTCGGCATAATAGGTAAATGTATCTCCATTAGCACAGACTGTAGACGCCGCTCTATACCCAGTAGTAGCGCCAAGAAGGGTGAGAGCGCCAGCACCTACTGTAGTACTAGTTTCCTGAACTCTGTCTGCAACGATTAGTGCCATATCTTATTGTTTCTTTGATTCTAAATACTTAGTAAAAGCATTGGCGCCGGCCCAGGTTAGCATATAGCCAGTAAATAACCATTCTGCTAGAGCACCGGTACGAGTTTGATAGATGATAACCCAAGTAGAAGTTAGCATTGAAACTAACTGTCCAAATTTTGAAAGTGAAAAGGTACCATCTGGGTTAGTGATAATCTGTGAAGCATCAAATGCTCCTTCTTTCATGTGCCATCTTATAAGTGTGATGACTAGGCCCAAAGCAGCAATTAAAAGAATAATTGTTTCTAGATTTAAGTTTTGTAAGAAGTTCATTTTGTTCCTATTATTTTTATTTTCTTCAATTACTATTTAATTCATGTCATTTATAAAAGAAATGCCAATGATGTTCCAACTGGTTTCGAAAGTCTTCCTGTCTCTAATTCATACCGAATTTTTTCTTTGTAAGTTCCTGTAAATTCTACTCCGGTCGGGCCGTATACAACACCAAAAGCAACTTGGGCCGGATCTGGGTAGACACTTGCTCCAGCAACAGTTCCTTTTGCCTTAGCTAGACCTATTGCCGAAGTTCCAAAAACACCATCAATAAACTTGGCGGCTTCGGCACTATATGTCGTAATCCCTGTGTTTGCTGTACTTGATGTTCCAGAGATGCTAGTAGATGCGGAAGCACTTTCGGTCGTTGTGCCGATAGTTATAGTTCCAGAAACTCCAGAGATTGTGACTCTTGCATCAGCGCTAGATAGAATTATGCCTACGATTGATGCTGCAGCTGTGCCGGCAATCGCTATATTAGCTGTAGTTGTGTTAGTTGGACTACCAGATTGGCCTGACGCCGCAACACCCAATATTGCTGTGGTACTATCTACTCTAACTACAACGGAATTTGCAGAACCAGAACCAGCAACACCACTTATAGTAATGCTAGCATCTACCCGAGTCGTAACAGAACCAACGGCTGCTGTACTTGCTACTGAGGCAAGATTAACTGTGGCATTTGGTGAGTTACCTGTAGCTAATACAGCAGTTGCCAATGCTGTGGCCGATGCCGTAGTAATTAAATTGTTGGCAGTACCGGTAGTAAGTGCCGAGTACTGTAGTTTACCAGGCGGAGTGCATGTTACTGGGTACCGCGCTACTCCTGCGGTAATCCGTAGATCATTGATTGAACCCGAGAAGTTTGCAACACCTACGTCTTGAGCACCTACGAATATTGTTGCATCATTAACAAAAGTGAAAAAGTCGAATGTGCCTGTATTGGAATTTGACGTGGCTCTAACGCCATTGATATACAGTCGCGGGGCCGTTTGTCCTACCGACCGAGAAACCGCCACATGATGCCACTGACCAAGTGTAACGGTTCCTATTGATGATTCAAGGACAGAAGCTCCCAGGCCGTTATCTGGCATAACCAATACCGCATTGCCAGCATTTATTTCTACCCTTAGTAGAGTTCCAAACAAATTGGTGTCGGTAATACTGAACAGTACACCAGCCGCTGCGGTGGGTTTGAACCAGAACTCAATAGTGAAGTCCGAAGACCCCATATTGGCAGGGATCGTATTGAACCCGCGAGAAATAGCGACAAATCCACCACCGAAAGATGCAGCTAAATCACCAAAATTCCCAGGAGCAGTTAGACTTCCACCTGCTAAATTCAAGGTCGCTATAGTACCTTTTAGATCAATTGCCGAACCATCGAATGGGAGTTGATAAAGTACATTTCCCCAGTACGGATCCGTCGATGTATAATCAAGTCGTTCTGTACCGGCCGTAGCTGAAACACCAGTAATCGCTTTAGTCGTATCAACTCTTGGGACTAGAACCCCAACCTGGCCTGCACCGGATACTGCTGGGAGATAAACCGACGGAGTTCCGGTGACATATCCGGATACATCGAATGGTGCAGTTGAAGGGGTAAAGTTACTTGTATACCGAGCAACACTCTTGGTGACACGAACTTCATCTATGTAACCAAATAACCCTGATGCTATAGATACTGTCTGTACACCGGCTAATAGGTCACCAGAACCTGTAGAAGAGGTAATAGCCGAAACACCATTCACATAGACTGTGAAAGTATTTCCCAAACGAACTAAAGCAATATGAGAGAATGCAGCTGCATACGGGAAAGCAACAGACCCAGACCACGTTGATCCATTTTGACCACGCGCTGAGAATGAAAGTGTCTGATTCCAGGCATCAATGCCCAAAGTTACCGGTCTATACCCTATCCGATCATATAAAGCAAAAATATCCTGATTAACTAGAACATCAGAGCCGATGTAATTGACCCATGCTTCAATAGTGAATGGTTTGTCGGCAAAGTCAAAATCAGATGTTGGAGGAGTGAGTAAGACACCATTACCATCGTTATAAAATGATCCGGCCCCAATATAGGTTGGAGTCGAAGTTACATAGTCATGCAGCGCAACCGCACCGGTTATTACCTTAGGTCGTAAACTAGAGTCAGTTATTACAAGAGGTGTTGATATAGTATCGAAGTGCAGCAGCAAAGATACCTGTTCACGATCGCGATCAAAGACAGCAACTTGGCCAGAAGCATATGCATTAGTAATGGCAACCGTGGCAGATAGTCCTGCAATTACCGTTCCTGAGACAGCTGAACCTGAAACACCAGTGATTGTAGCATTGCCATTTACTACGGTTGATCCAGATGCACTTAAAGTACCAACTGAACCAGTTCCAGGAACACCAGTAATAGTTGTATTTGCTGTGCCTTGAGCAACCGAAAGGCCGGCCGCTGCCGCACCAAGAACACCTATGACACTAGTGGTAACATCGGCCTTTGCTGTGATGACACCAACTGAACCGGTTCCTAGAATACCAGTAATAGATCTATTTGCAGATCCAGAGGTAGTAGTCGTACCAACTAAAGCACTACCAGGAACACCGGTGATTGTAGCATTGCTATTTACTACTGTTGATCCAGATGCACTTAAAGTACCAACTGAACCAGTTCCAGAAACTGTTACTATAGATGTATTCGCAAATCCAAAAGTAGTAGTCGTACCAACTAAAGCAGAACCAGAAACACCCGTAATAGATCTATTTGCAGATCCTGTAGTTGTAACTGTTCCAACTAAAGCACTACTGGGGACTCCTGTCACACTTGTAGCTACATCGGCTTTTGCGCTTAAAGTACCAACTGAACCAGTTCCAGAAACTGTTACTATAGATGTATTTGCAAATCCAGAGGTAGTAGTCGTACCAACTGAACCAGTTCCAGAAACTGTTACTATAGATGTATTTGCAAATCCAGAGGTAGTAGTCGTACCAACTGAACCAGATCCAGAAACACCCGTAATAGATCTATTTGCAGATCCTGTACTGGTAACTGCAGAAGATGTGGCTGCGGTTGAAACACCTGTGATTGTAGCATTTCCATTAACTACTGATGATCCAGATGCACTTAAAGTACCAACTGAACCAGAACCGGAAACACCAGTAGTAGTTGTATTTGCGGATCCTATAGTTGTAACTGTTCCCGAAGCACCCACCGAAGACACAGATGGAGAAGCTATTGATGCGGAACCAGAAGTAGAAATGGAAGCGGCCGCTGCTGCGGCCGATGTACCCGTAATTGTGATATTAGCATTAACTGCACCAGCAGTGCCAGCAGCAGAAACCATTCCTACTGAGCCGGTGCCTGGTACACCGATAATGTTTACTGTTGCATTTGGGCTAGCCGTGGCCGCTACAGGTAGAGCCGCAGCCGGTGTACCTGCAATTGGGCTAAAGCCAAGCATTTAACTTACCAGCAAGTGAAGATTGCGAATGCTGCCCCACCAAGTCCTGGGAATCCCGGTATCGAACCAGTATAAGCACCTCCGGATCCGCCACCACCACAACCAAGAGCACCATTGCCACCTGAAGCTTGGTCAAGACCAGTAGTAGTAGCAACAGAATACGATCCCCCACCGCCAGTTCCACCGTATCCAAATCGAAGACCCATAACTGGATACGAACCTGAAGCTCCATCAGTAGGAGCTACGGCCGCGGCCGTACCGCCAGTGCCACCGCCAGATGTAAGGAAAGCACCAAGCCCGGTTATATCTCCACCTTTTAGTCCAACACCAGCAGTGGTAGGACATCCACCACCACCAGTACCACCGGTGACAAGGAGACCGGTCACAGGAAGTGTCAGATTACCGCCTGCAGTTCCAGTTGTAGTACCAACACCACCAGCCGTACCAGCTGAACCAACAAGAGCACCAGTTGTGTTAGAACCTACCCAACCCCAGCCAAGTGGCATAAGAGCTGCTGTGGCTACAATACCGGCCGCACCAAGAGCGCCAGCGCCAGTTGTGGCTGAGTTACCACCAACTGTACCACCAGTACCTATTGCTAGAGTATTATTAGCCACTACGGTTGACCCAGATACTGGGGGACAAATGCATACATAAGAATGTGCAGCAGTAGCAGCGCCTTGGCCAACAAGTGATAAGTAAAGAATATCTGGTAGTAATGCAAGCGGCATTGTAAGATGCACTTGGCCGCCAGAACCGCCACCGCCACCGCCGCCGCCAGCAGCACCTACAGTTCCAGTACCACCATTGCCACCTTTACCGACAATGATAAGATCGAGCATTGTTTTTCCACGAGGCTTAATCCACGGTATCCACTCAGAACCTTGAGCTTGACCGTTGCCAACAAAAAACTGTACGTCAGATGCGGCAGTTCCAGTTGGTATATGTCCAAAATCTAACATTAGTAAACTCCACCAATACCAGTCACGACCCAGCCAGCTGCAACGGCAGTTGCAATACCAACGTAACATTCGTAACCAGGTGGCATAGCTAAATTCATTGGATAGTCAATATCTGCAAAACCTGCGGTAGCAGATGCAGCCGAGATTAATGGAAGAGAAACTTCACCATAAAGAAATTGATTTCCCACAGTTGGATCATCGAATATACCGATTTCTCCAATCATGCTTGTCTGAGAGTAACTGTTTGTAGCAGATTCAACATAACGGGTTGCATATGTTGCATAAGTCGTAGCAGTTGACCATGGAGAAATATATAGTCTATATTTAGTAGCGCCAGGAATAGCTGTCCATGTCCATGAAATAGAACCCGTTGGACCCGTGACGGCCACGACGGTTGAATATGCACCAATAACGGATTGTGAACCACCGGGACCGATAGCAATAACCACACCGTAGTAGTTACCAGTAAGCATTGTTCCACCAGCGGCCGACGGGGTTCCAGCTGGAGCAGTTGGAGCCACAGCAAAGTTTGTGTTGATGCCACCACGGTTTATATAGACACGAGCAACAGTGGCAACGTTCGCGCCAAGTGCTTTAAAACGAAGCCGTTGTAGATAACCACCATTAGTAGCATCTCCAGCCCATACTTCACGAACATAAGGCGAAACGCCAGTATAATCGGCTGTGGCAGCAGCCTTCAAAATCATTGACTGACCTATAGCACCTACTCGTGAGTAGATTGGATCATTATTTGGTAAAGCCATTTCTTATCCTTTCAAGGCATATCCATGCCGCGTATTTTGTGTAGCATTGCTCCGTTATCAGCATCTTCTAACCAATGAGAAGTTACAGTGCAAAATACATCCTTAGTACCTGCTGTGAAGTTTACTAGTACACCCGGCCCACTAGAACCATCCATCACGGCCGTATCACGGACAAATGTTGTTGCTGCACTTAAGTATCCAGTACCAGTTTCCCACAGGCCAGATGTATTATCTACGATACAATAAAGAAATTTTGTACCAAGACCAAATGCCGTAAGAAATGTCTGATAACCAGTAGGAGCAGTTCCAGAAAGTGTGAAATTACTAGTCCCTATGCTAGTACTAGTATCTTTCACTCTGTCACGAAAGACTGGCATTATGCTAGTCGAACAACAGCAGTTGCAGCTGCTGGAAGTGGTAGAGTCACAGTGAATGTGCCAGCTGTACTGGAGACAAGACCACCGAAGTCATGTAAAGAAACTCCAGGCTTACCGGCTACTGTATCATTATAGATTACTGCACCTACTGCGCCGATAGTGGCCAGGGTCCAGTTCGGATCGGTAGTCCAATCAATCCATGCTGTGTTTGAAGCACTGTCGTTACCTGCTGTATAACCAATCATCGTAAAACCGCCAGCTGCGTAGGAACCGGATGCAGTTACTTCATCAGTGCCGATATTACTAGTAGTAGGAGCTCCGGTACCTGGCGTACCAGCAGCCACAAATGTCTTATCATAGACACCGGTGTGACCGGTCTTGATCAATGCCATTTTATAGGCATTACTAGCAAGGTGAACTCCAGCTAGAAAGTTTGCTTTTGCCGCTGTAGGCATTACTGTTGTTAGGGCCATGATTTACTCCTTTATATTGTGACGTCACCAATTGAGGCTGCGCCGATTAAAACTTTAATGTGTGTCGATTGTTTAACAACTTCATCATCTAACAAGTAAGATTCGATGAAGATTATTTGTTCTGGTGACACGCGCCACTCGACTTTGTGCTGCAATCCCACAATTGGGATGTTGCCTTTAGTTGTGTAGATCAATGGTGCATCAGACATATAATTTCCTTGTTCTCATAATATTTATTCCTTATCAAATTGTATTACTATTTATAACGATTTTACATAGCTTGTAAGCCCAACAACGACTGCGCCAAGTATAAAAGATACTACCCATTTAATGATGTCTTTAGTCATTGATACTTTGTATTCTTGAACTACTTTTTCATTGTCAATCATTAGTTTATGGTCTTTTCTGTGACCATCATAATCTGGAGTATCTAGATCATCTTTCAGAAATGCTCTTTTAAGCAAATCTTGATCTACTTTTAGTTCATTAATTCTAGTATGAGCTAAACCTGCTAAATGCCATGCATCTTGTGTACTTGGTTCTTTTCCTTCTTCTGTAAAATCAGTTGTTCGTTTATAAGTTTTGTTTTCATCTGATCCCTGCACGATAAAGTCCCTCTGCTAAAAGATATGGTCGAATCCATATCCATACTGCGCCAAACATTAAGGCAATTTCACCTGCAACCCCGGCAACCGGTGGATATGCGTCGACAATAATTGAAAACACCAAATACATCCAAAGGAATGCATTAAACATAGCAAAAGCTTTTGCAAAAAATGTGTTATAGTTCTCATATAGCACTATAAGAAATTGAATAAGTCCAGAAATTAGAAATACAAGGCCCCAACCATTTTCTGGTAACAACCAGATCATATGAGACCGACCATCCGTGCCATGGGCAAGAGTATCTCCGGGAAGAAATAACATAAATGACCAAATGAATTCTGCGGTGGCCAGGATCAATCTACCTGCCACAAGATCACTATCCCAAATCAGTCGTGAAATTGCATACCAAATATTTTTTGTTTCTATAGGCGGGATAATGTCAGTTGATCTCATGGCGATCTCGGTTCTCAGGAATAGGTATATGTAAGTCGGTCTGTCCAAACTTTATCATATAGAGCTGTGCCGGAAGCCCAAGTTTCTGATACGTCATTGTCGGCAGCAATGGTGATTTTACGAATCCGCCAAAGTGGGGCTGATTCGGATGCACCAACTACTGCTTCTGCTTTATACAGTTCTGCGTCGGTTATAAAATCAATCCGTTTAGAATATGGCATTTCTTCGTCTGTTGTGGTTGGTACTGTGAATACAATCTTATTTAATGCTGCACTATAAGTCATGACAGCACCATCTTTAAGACCAGATTTATCTACGTCATCCATCCGAAGAACTCTAACTTCACCAGATCCTGCAGTACCAAGCATATTGGGTGTAGACTTAGCGACAATTTGTTTCTTCAGATTAGAAATGTCATCTTGAAGTTGTTTAACAATTCTAACTAATTTCTTCTCAGAGTTGTCTGTGAGAGCATCTAACTTTTCAGTTAAAATTTCTTCTACTGTGCCCTGAGTGATTAATTTAGCCTCAAGTTCATCTACTTTATCGACGACATTCTGGCGCTTTTGTTCTACTACTTTTGCCTTAGATACAGTTTTAAACAACTCACCTAGCATTGGGCCAAATTCTGATTTTTTCCGCTCTTGTTCTTGAAGATCTTTAAGTCTCTTGTCTTCTTTACCCCTTCGGATCAATTCTGCGAACGAATTCAAATCTGCCATAATTTATTCCTAAATGCTTATCATTTTCTCTTTGATCAAGTTCTCATAGAGTATTTGTGGTGTGACTATTGGATCTAGGCCGACAAGAGCAGCACAGACGTATGAACAGAATTTCTTATCATCTGATGTCCAGTTTACACCAAACAATGACATAATAGCACCAGACCAATCATATTTTTCGCCTGCATGTTTTAGAAACCAATCATGTATCAGTGTTTCGTGTTCTTTTGAGATTTCAGAACCGTCTAAATTCTTTAGATCATAGATGTCCCATTTAAAATCTTGCTCGATGTATTTAAGACGTAGACCACCATCTCTAGCAGAAGAACTTCCAAATTCACCATCTGAAAAAACAAGTTCACAATGAGAATATTTAGAAACAGTAAAGAAAGAAATTAGTTTATCTAACCACATGCCATTTTCCGCTATATAAAATGCTATTTTCATTAGTTGTCCTTTAAGAATATTTAATCAATAAAAAGGGGGCTCTAGAAGCCCCCAATCTTTAGACTGAGCAATACTAAATATTAAACAATCGTTACAGTTTTCCAAAGAACACCGGTGGAATAGCAAAGTGCATAAGGAGCGGCCGCGCCAAATGAACCAAGTACGCCTGGGTTAGATGCTGCTGGATATGCTGCTTCCATAGCCACTAGAGAAGTAGCAATTGGAGGTGCAGAAAGAAGTGCAGAAAGAGGTTTGTGAACACCAACGGCTCTTAGTTCCGTTTCGCGAGTAGATAATGCCATAGTAATTTTCCTTTATAATCCGTTGTCAACGTCGACATACTATTTAATCGAACTTAAAATCATCAAACCCTGCTTTTATGGGGTTTATTGTATGCAGAACATCTAAGTTGAACATATTATGCTCATTCATACTGTCATTGGCAGTTTCTATTTTTGGTTTTACCTTTTCTCCACCATTCCTAGTTCCCGAGTTGAAACTAATCTTAGATGCAGATTCTTCTAATTCAAACAGACGCATTTTGGCATAGTCGACACCAGATAGAAACTTATTTGGTTCATCAAGATTCTTGTACCGATTCTTCAGCTGTTTGAACATGATCTGCTTAAGCTGCTTGAGTTCTTCTGTATTGATGATAGCACACATCCAATCAGCAATAGCAGGAACACCAAATGATTCGGAAGTTTGAGACATATCGACGTCGGAATTACCGACACCAGCACGAGTAGTCTGAACGGCAGAGATACAGGCAAAATTGTTCACAATTGCCAGAGCTCTAAGTTCGGCACCTATGGACTTTACAATAGTGTAAGAATTTGCACCACCACCAGCTTTATGCCGTTCGGACAAACAAATAGACATGTAATCAACTACTACAAGATCTGGTACAAAATTCTGTTTGGTCTTGTACTCTTCCAGTAATGCTCGGAAGTGTCCTGCATGAGCACCCTCAGTTGGATATTCCTTGATCCTAAGCTTGCCCTTAGACATGGCAGCAACTTGGGAGAATTTGTTATCAAACACCGGCTTAGAAATCGACTCAAGCGTATCAAAGTCAATGTCCATAAGGTTAACGTCAATACGTTTGGCAATTTCAAACTCGGCCATTTCCATCGTTATGTACAGCACATTATAGCCGGCCTTAAGTGCGCCAGCTGCAAAGTTTGTCATAATGAGAGACTTACCACCGTGGGGTGGAGCTAGTAGAACATTCAGCGTCTTACGAGGGAAACCACCACGAGTAATATCATCAAAGATCTTGAAACCAGTAGGAATACGAGCCTCGTTCAAATGGTAGTAATCATACCTATCATCTGCTTCTTCAATGTAATCGTGACCCACAGAAGTATTGAAGCAGATAGAAAGTGCTTCCTGTAGAATATTGGGAATAGCCTCTGGAGTTTTCGTCTTATCCTGGCCATCGACAATTAACACAGATTCACGGAGAGCATTGAAAATTGCTCTCTGCTTACAGAATTTTTCTGTTTCCTCTACCAAAAAATCTAAGCCTTCGACAAATACCTCGGTAGAATCTAACACCGAGACTAGTGCATCATATACAGGCTTTGATCCCTTGAGATTATCAATCTCAATTCTCATTGCTTGTTTTGATGGAACTTTATTGTACTTGTGAAAATATCGTGTATAGATTTTGAATAGATTCTTGTCTTCTGGCGAAGAGAAATATTCTTCTTTTAGATGCGGGATAACTTTTCTAACGTACTCTTCGTTGAGAAGTAATTGTGAGAAAATTAGTTGTTCTGGTTTCATGTATTAAAGCTAAAAGGCCGACATGATCTATTATATCACATCGGCCCGAGAAGTACAATCTTATTCGGCAGCTATTTCTTCTTCGAGAGCAGCCTGTTCCTCAGCAAACATTGACCCAGATGACACTTCATATGTTGTACGAACAAATTCATCAAATGTTGGATCATTCAAGATTGATGTCCAGAATGCATCTGAGTTCGTATCTGCCAGGCGCCAGTTCTTAGTATCAAGTTCTCCAGTCTCTGGATTACATTTGCAATACCAACCGTTCTTTGGTTTCACTACATGCTTAGATTCAAGTGCAATATCCATGAGAGCAGAGTACTTGTTCATACCCGAGCCATGAAGAACCTGCACTGGGATCTTGGATTTTTCACGGACCATACGGGATTTTTCAACGTTGATGATGAAGTTGTATCCAACGAGGTCCGAACCGTCCTTCTCTTGTTGACGACCAAGAATAAAGATAGCAGTAGCAGAGTAATAGATACCAGTGCCGCCAGATACCACGGCCTTCGAGAACATCTCTTGAGTCATGTAAGTGTGGTTCACAACGACCATAGGAAGTTGCTTCAGAGTCAAGTGCGGAGTTACCATACGGAAGAGTGACTTGAGTTGCTTGGCACGAGTCATATCAGCGACAGATTTTCCATCCAGCGCGTCATCAACTTCCTTCTTGGAGGCAATGTTGCCGGCAGAATCCAAGGCGATAAAGACCTTGTCACCACGTTTTATTTCTTCCAATTGCTTCATAATGTCGAACTTGAGTTCTTCAATAGTGGTCACAGGAGTATGAACGACACGAGTCATGTCGATGCCGACCGAATCGAAGTATGCCTGAGGTGTACCAAATTCTGAGTCATAGAATAGACAAATAGCATCTGGGTAAGTATCCAAGTACGATTTCATCATGAGCAGAGTGAACATCGTCTTGAAGTGTTTTGATGGGCCCGCCCAGATGATAAGACCTGATCCAAAGCCGCCATAGATAGATCCCGAGAGGGCAATATTAATTGCCGGAATAGCCGTACGAACATTGTCCGTAGCATCAAAGAATGTTGAATCTGCTAGAACTGCAGTTTCCTTGATAGTTGAGTTCTTTTTGATTCTGTCTAATAGTGAGTTATTTGCCATTTCGTTTTCCTTTGGTTAAAATGTTGGGGTGCCAATTTTTAGCACATAAAAATCTTCCGCGAATATATTTTGAGTTTTCAGCTCCGTTAGTAACTCCGCGAAATTATTATCATGTTCCTTTTTAGCGAAACTATATTCGTCAACTAAAAACACTGAATATTTCAGGCCACCGAGCCTTCGGCCGCGGTTGAATCTAGCGACTGAGAACATTTCTTCGAATGTGATGATATTTGATCGGTCCACCACATGGCCGGACCTGCAGCAATAATCAGCCATTGCTTGACTGTGTACGAACATTACAGATGATACCTTATCCTTTAAGGCTAGCATGTACTTTGTCTTACCAGATTGCCGCGGCACACCTAGAGTAATAGTTCTAAATTCTTTAACGTATGTCGAGAAGGATATACTGTCAATATATTGCCGAGAATTTTCCTTATTTTTAAGAAATACCATTGCTGCTTTGTGCAGATTTTCTATATCATAATCCATATTGTTTCCTTAAGCAAAAAAGTCGTCGAGGGAGTTTTCCTCTTCTAGTTT